GTCCATGCATTATAACATCTTTTTTCAATTCCTCATTACTTCCGTAGTAAGTTTGCCAGTCTGAGGAAACTTTGAAACGTTTCTTCTTACCTTTTACTTGTTTCGTCTTTGAGGAGTAGAAAAATTTCTTACCAATGTATTTTTTATTTGTTACATTGTTGGTTATAAGATACACAAATCCATAATTGTCACCAATCAATTCTTCCGTAAAGTCTTTATTTTTATATGTCCAATTCAGTCCCATTTATCATCATCATCAAGTTCATCATCCTCTATATATTCATCTTCGGATAATGAATCAATGGGTTCACCACAAAAAGGGCAAAACTCTGGTAAATCTTCTGATACTAGTTCTTCCATATAAATTACATCGTAGCTGGATTCACAACTACTGCACTCCGCTGTTATTGTTCTTGTTGACATATTTTTCCTTTAATGTGCCCACACATCACCCCAATCTCCAGACAATGCACCCTTGGCATAATCGGTTGCACGGTTCTCAAAGAAGTTGGTGTGTGTTGGTGCGTTAATCATTTCCTCAACCCATGGTAGTGGGTTCTTCTTTACTTTAAAAATACCCTTAAGGCCAAGAGATATAAGACGCCTATCAGCAATATAACGGATATACTTTTTGACATCTTCACTAGAAAGACCGTCCATAGCGCCCATAGAAAAGGCGAGGTCAATAAACTTATCTTCCAGTTCGACCATTTTTTCGGCGATGGTGTAGATTCGTGATTTGAGTTCGTCATTCCATATCTCTTTATTTTCTTCTATGTAGGTACGAAACAATTTAATCATTGATTCAGCGTGCATAGTTTCATCAACGATAGACCAAGTAACGATTTGTCCCATACCTTTCATTTTACCCATGCGAGGGAAGTTTAATAACATAATGAAAGAACTGAACAACTGCATCCCTTCAGTGAAAGCACTGAACACGGCGATGTGGGTTGCAGTTGAAGCGGCATCACCATTCTTAGAAGAAATATCCAACACATAATCATGTTTGTCTTTCATTTCTTGGTAATCTAAGAATTGGTTATATGTTGTTTCTGGTAGACCAAGTGTTTCGATTAAATGTGAATAAGCAGCAACGTGTAATGCTTCACGAGCAGCAAAACCTAACAACATCATACGAACTTCTGGTTGAGGAAAGTATGGAAGATAATTCTTCACATAACCACCAGCAACGTCAATATCACCTTGTGTGAAGAAACGGAAGATGTGTGTAAGAAATTGTTTTTCTTCTTTAGTTAGTTTTTTCTTCCAATCTTTAACGTCTTCCATCATTGGAACTTCTGTGTGGAGCCAATGCGACTGTTCATGTTTTAGCCAAGCATCATATGCCCATGGATAGTTGAAAGGTTTGAAACTGTTTCTTTCATCTGTAAGTCTAGAATCGACTTTCTTAATCATGTTGTTGCCCATTCTTTTAATTCTGTGACAGTCTTAGAACCAACTAAGCGTTTAATTTCAACTGTGCCATCAGTCAACACCAAGGTTGGTACACCACGAATACCATACTCAACTGCAATATCAGATTGAACATCAATATCAACCACCTCAATTGGTAGTGATAAGTTTGCTTCTTCTAAATTCTTTGCCAATGATTTGCATGGTTGGCACCATGATGCGGTAAATCTTAATATCTTCATTTATCTCTCCATTAATTCGTTTACAAAATTTAATAATAATTTGTGTTGTTTGCCATCATGATAGTGGCCTTTCATCCAACTATAAGACTCATACCAATGTGGTTGACTTTCAGGATGACAACCAATTAATCCCACTCTATTTTGAATAATAGCCATTGGATCATCATTCATATACTTTGCAATTATATCATACTGACCTGGACCAAAAGCACAACCATCATAAAAGAACATTTTTTCTTCTTTACCTAGCCACTCAACCTTTAAGTTTTTTGCATGAGGCCTACGTGTGTCTGTATTTGGTCTTGTTATGTATTGTTCAACACTCACATTATCCAAAAAATTAAAATAGTGATTGCCAGCCCAATAAGCACCCATACAAATTCCCAGGTAACGACCGCCATTATGAAAAAAATCAGAAATGCGGTTACAATTATCTTTAAACAAATAATCAAAACTATCGCTGTCACCCAAACCGCCAGGAAAAGCAACAATATCGACATTATCAAAGAAGTCATTTTCCAGTTCGTGTCTTGTGAATATTTTAAAATTATAATGTGATTCTAGTGCTTTAATTATTCCGTTGCCAGATTGCACTGAACATTTTGGTTGGTGTAAGAATAAAGCGATTGTAGGTTTCATTTGTCATTTCTTTTTAGTATCATTCCGACATATGTTCCAAAAAATGCTCCTGCCATTGCAGGTAACATTAACCAATTATTTTGCGTATAATTAATAACAGCAATACTACCTAAGACATAACAAGCAACAGCCCATAAACTTGCAGCCATTGCTTGATTGTTTTGCACACATCTTAAGTAGTACGTATAAACAACATCCAAAATTGCGATTGCTAAAAATGTTACGATATAATCTAACATTTTATCCTTCACATGCGATACAATCATTTCCTTGTGCTACTTGGACCATGTCCAATTCTTTAATCACTTGACGTTCAATTTTCTTGGAAACTTTGTCGGCCTTACCAATTTTTTCTGAACGGCAATAGTAAAGAGTTTTTAATCCTTTTTTCCATGCCATGAAATGAATGGCGTGAATGTATTTAATGTGTGCATCTGGACGGAAGAACAAATTCAATGATTGTGCTTGGTCAATATAGTGTTGGCGGTCAGCAGCCAACTCAATAACCCAACGTTGGTCGATTTCCATGGATGTTTTGAATACTGCTCTCTCATTTTCATCCAACCATTCTAAATGTTGTGCAGAACCATCATTTGCAATGATACTACTCCATACTTCATCTGCCCATCCTTCGGGATGAATCTCAGCGTGTTTCTGAATGATTTTGTCTAGATACTTATTCTTGTTTAGAAAAGCTCCCGAAAGAGTATCTTGACGGTACGCATTAGCACGATAAGGCTCAACGCTAGGGCTAGTATTTCCCATAATGATAGACGAAGAAGCATTTGGAGCAATAGCCATAAGGTGACTGAACCGCTGGCCAGTGCCAGCAGCATCAGGAGCCTCACCTCTAGTTTTTCCGAGATATTGATTGGCATCATTTAGCCTTTCTCTGATGTGTTTAAAAATTTGATTGTTGGCAACCTTGGCCATCACACCTTCAAATGCAATATTGTTTTTCTGTAAATATGCATGGAATCCTAAGGCACCAATGCCAATAGAACGCTCACGGCTAGCAGAGTATATAGCCCTGGAAATGGTATCAGGTGCATTAGTAATAAAAAACTCCAGAACGTTATCGAGCATTTCAGCAACATCCCTAAGGAATAAAGAGTCATTCTTCCATTCATCATAGTACTCCAAATTTAAAGATGATAGGCAACATACAGCTGTTCTTTCTTCATTTGTTGGTAAAATAATTTCAGAACAAAGATTTGATTGATGAATTTTCAATCCTTTATCTTTTAAGAATTGTGGTAACATATTGTTACTGGTATCAATGAAGTGAATGTAAGGTTCACCTGTGTGCATACGCAATTCCAAGATTTGTTGCCATAGATGTTTGGCAGAAACTGTTTCTCTTACTTCTCCCGACTTTGGATCAATCAAAGGCCATGAATCATCGGCTTCTGGATCCAACATACAGTTTTCAATCAAGTGCATAAAATTATCAGTGATGTTAATACCATGATGTAGATTCAGACAACGCACGTTGGGGTCACCTGTTGGTTTACGCATTTCTAAAAATGGTATAATATCGGGATGACTGATATCAAGATAAGCAGCATAACTTCCACGGCGAGTACGACCCTGACGATAAGCAAGAGATGAAGCATCGTAAATTTTGAGGTGCGGCATAACGCCAGTACTCTTGTCGTCTGCACTACGTATACCAAAGCCAATACCAACACCACCGCCAAGCATAGAAAGCCAATTAGTTTCGCTAAGATTATCAACTAGACCCTCCGCAGTGTCTTCAATATAGTTAAGAAAGCATGAAATAGGCATCCCACGCTTAGAACGACCGTAGCTAAGAATTGGAGTACTATAACTAAGCCAATGATTAGAGGCGTAATTGTAAAGGCGCTGAGAATGTTCAGTATTACTTCCAAATGACGATGATACATATGCAAACCTCTGTTGTGGTGATGTTTCATCATCACGCATATAAGATTCTTGTAATCTTTTGATTCCTAATTCATCAAATAGTTTATCTTTTTCTAAGTCTATTTTGACACCCATGTATTCCATATTTTTACTTTCTTATAATTGCTTTAATATTAGGTGGCGTCCAACCTTCTGGTTTTAACACTTTGCCATCTTCTCTTTTTAATACTTTTCCACCTTCAGAAATTTTGGCCAAATTGCTACGTGCAACTTCGTCCCAAACTTCTTGTTGTGGAATGTTGAGTGTGTGTTCAAGGCCTTCAATGACCCATTTTAAATCCGCAGTTGCGTCTGCAATTTCTACAAGGTTCCGACTGCCATAAGCAGTAACGAGTTCCTTAAATTCTTCCATAATCAAGTCCATGTAGAGTTCTGCTTGTGGACCGAAATCTCTTGCTTTTTGGTCACATGCATCCATAAAGATTCTTACATCATTCTTACTGTCCATTGGTGTACTCCTTAATCATAGGGAAAATTGGCTCAATGGCATCAGCACAGGCTAATGCAACATCTTGATGTTCTTTCTGTGTTCCGTTTGCGCTACGGAGTTGTATATAGTGAACCCAACTACGAAGCGTTCCGTTCATATACAAACGTGAACCGGTCATACCTTCCGGTAGAACTGCTCTCGCTTGTTCTTTAGCAATACCATTCGTTAATGCCCATTCATAAGCATTTTTACATTCTTCAATAACTCTCTTTTGGCGTTCTTCCCACCAGGCCTGTAATGCAAGATTATCAGTAGCAATACTATTCTGACGATTCTTTAAGTCTTGTAGTCTTGCTTCTTTCATTTCAAATCCTAATTGGGACGCATCAGCATACCGCTGACTAAATTCCTGAAAGGAAAAAGAACGATGCCTTAAAATCTGTCTTGCAATATCTCTTGTAGTGTCTATCTCTAAACAAATACTCACCATTTCTAGTGGTGACCAATGTTGATTTTTGATAAGATACCGAACTAACTTTTCAGATGTTTCGGTATTATTTTGATTGGCAGGATTTGAGACTCTGGCTGCAAAAGCAACCTGTTCTAACAAATTCTTACCGTCTGTTCCCTGTGTGTATGATATTAATTTTACCTGCATAACAAAATCTCCATTTCAAGTTTTTTTCCAATTAATAAATTCCATCTTTGCTCTCAAATTCACAAAGGTATGTTTACTTATGATATCTTGAATTTCATCTGGTGAGAATCCATTCAAAACCATGTCATTTATATCTTTTTCTTCAATCATTTCTGGCCAGATTACCACGTTGTAGTGTTCCTCGATAGCCTTGTCCATCTGTTTATGTAGTTCTTTGTTCCGTGGTTCATTATCATACACCAAGACAATTTTAGACTTATCAAAGTGTTTGGATGCAGCCATCAGATTAGAATCCGCAGTCGCTACGGCATTCTCCAAGAACATAGAGTCAATAGGACCTTCCACAACATAAATCATCTGTTCCGTGTCGATCCGGTCAGTCCCGAATAACTTGTGATTATCTTTGTCTGTCTTTACGGTGATATATCTTAGTTTAGATTCACCTAAAGCACGACCTTGAAATGCCACAAGGTTCTTATCTTCGTCATAGAAAGGAATTACAAGCCGTGGATCATCCTCTTTGAGTCCTTCTTTTTCAATTTTGAGCGATTCCACGAAACTCTTGAAATCTTCTGCAAAGTATAAATCCGAATGAAATCTCTCGGGTATTTTGCGTGACTTAACATACACTTTAGCATAATGTTCTTCTGGTAGAGAGTGGACCGATGGGATTCCCAAAGACCTCTTAAATTTAGGTACTTCCGTGTGAAGTTCCTCGAAAGTCGGTTTGACGTAGTTATCACGGCCTTGCTCACCATTTTTATACCTCTCAAGTGCATATTCTTTAACTAGGGTTGAATCTACCTTCTCCAGGAAATTGTAAAAGGAAGTGGATGCACCACAATTGTGGCACATATAGAAATAGTTGTTCTTTTTTTCGTAAACATAACCACGGGCTTTGGTTTTGTTCTTGCTTGAATCGCCACAGAGTGGACACCTGAAATTATACAGGTTATCTTTCTTCTGTGTGAATTTTTGAAGCTTCGGGGATACCCTCAGCAAAAAGGTTCTATCAATAAAAACGGACATAACAAAATAGTGTGGAGTTTACAAGAAACTAGATTATACACTAATTATCATAAAAATGCAAGTATCTCTTTCAAGTGACCAGAAAGTATTCCGAGTACCGCAACGGCACCGGCAACCATCCAGACAATCTTTTGTCTGACTTTTTCCAGTTCACCAAGCTTTTTGGCAAGTTCGGCATGTTGGGCACATGATGCACCATACATTTCATCCAATTTTTCCAGTAAACCGTCCCTTGTTTTATCAAGGCAATCATGCATCTCTTTAACATCAACCTTTAATTCATCCATTTTTTCACTAAGGTTCTCTACCTTAGTTTCAACGATGCCGATTCTTTCTACTGTGGTTGCCATTTATTTCTTTCTTATACACTAAAACTGCTGCCACATCCACAGGTAGATTTGGCATTTGGATTGTTTACAACAAAATTTGCACCCATAAGTTCCACCTTATAGTCAATTGTTGCACCGGTTAAATATTGCATACTCATAGAATCTACAATTAGATGTTCTGACAACTGAAAATCATCCTCATTCACCACATCATCCAACATGAATCCATAATTGAAGCCAGAACAACCACCGCCTTCTACAAAGGCTCTAACATACTTTGATTGTTCTCCCAACAGAATTTCTTTTATCTGTTCGTTGGCGGCCTCAGTTACTGTTAACATTATTTTTTCTCAGGTACTTTCGTGCCATCAAGTTTTTTATGGACTTTCATTTCTTTGCAATTTTGTTTCACATTACCTTTTTTGTCCTTAACAACTTGACCTGCTTTGTCTTTAACATCAACACACACTTTAGTTGTTTCTGCTGAATGTGCAAACAATGATACACATAGGCCAACGGCCAATAAAATCTTTTTCATTTTTAATCCTTTTTGGTAAATTTTTCCGAAGCTGTAAAACCCAAACCCGCAATCACAATATACATCATTGAATCAAAAGTTTCTCGTTTCACATCAAGCCCATATATAAGTTCACAAACAAATGCTAAAGCACACAATAAGAAAGCTGATAGTGTAACTACTCTTTTGCTTGAAATGGTGCCATTGACACCATCCGTTAACATACTTGTTAAGAAGTTCATTTATTTAGATTTCTGGTTGTGGGGCTGGTGCAGGTGCTGGTTTGCCGCCAAAGCCTGTGATGACTTGTGCTGTTGGTGCAGCTGCTGCTTGTGGTGTTGTTGCATTTGGCGTTGACGTTCCAAATGTAACATTGTTGCTTGGTGTATTTGTTGAAGGCGCATTTGGTGGTGGTCCTGAAACTACTGGAGGTTTATTGGCTGCTTCTAGTGCTTTTGCTCTCAGGTCTTTATCGTTACCAGCCAACATAATACCAGATAAAGTACCAGTTAAAAATGTTGCAATCGGAATAATTAACTCAAAAAACTTTTGGTCAATTGGACTGATAGCATTTAATGGTTGAGTTACAAAGATGATGGAGTATAACACAACAAATACAATACCTGTCAATGTTAATGCCAAACAAATACCAATAAAGAATTTCAGTCGAGCCATCAACTGTTCTTCGGTGTACATGAAATTATTATTATTTTCCACAATTCGCTCCTTGTGTTGGTGTAGTACATTGTGCTGGTGTCGCAATCTTAGGTACATCTGGTCCTAATCTTGGATCACGTTGTCCTTTAAAAATGTGTTCAGGACAAGTTCTTGTCACATCACACTTCGGCATTTTACAAAACTCTTTGTCCCAATTATCTGGATCCTGGCATGGATAACGGAATCTATCACCACCAAAAAAGGCTAATGATAATGGTAAAAGCAGCATTGCAACTGCTACATATAATAGTTTTCTATCAGACATGATTACACTCCAAAAACGTGAAGTGCATGTTCATAATGTTTAATACGATCCTCAAGTCCAATGGTACCACCATTGATGCGTTTTGTTAATGTAACGATATCACCTTTGTCTGCCCATTGGTTCAAGTTATTTGTTTCCCAAAACCAACATGCTGATTGTGCTGCACCTTCAAATGTTTGTAGATACTCAGATGCTTCCTCAACAGAGATGCCTAGTGAACCTGCAAAAAAAGTATAGTTGTCACGACCAGTCAATTGAATCAAACCACGACCACAAAACTTGTAACCATCACCAGAAGATTCATCACCATTACCCATACGTGATGCATAGATGCGGTTTGCAATTGCTTCTTGTTTGTTTGGTTTTGATGCATATTGTTGTGCAAGTTCATCTGTTGGAAAATACTTACCAAATAACTTGCGTAGTGATGCTGCTTTGTAATTTAGATTCTCTTTGAGAACCATGAAACCACCAGACTCATGAGCACATTGTGCTATGAAAGCCGCCATTCTCTGAGGTGTATTGATTTCATAATCAGGTAATAAAATTGACAAGGCATGGTGCCAGTGGTCAATGTATGGGTTTTTTGGAAGTAATTGTTTTAATTGTTCTTTTGTTAATTCCATTTTCAGTCCTTATAATGTTATCGGTAACCATAACAAAGCACCTTGAGTCATCAACAATACTGCAAAAACACCGAGGCCGATGCCGATCCAATACATTCTCTTACTCAATGTCAACATAGATGCAGCTAATATAACAATTGCAATTTGATAGAAAGCATTTGAGTATGTGTACCACGGACTTCTTAGTTCCGCTTCTGCTCTCTCTGCTTCAATTGCACGAGCCTTTTCCAACAATTCCTTTTTACCTTCACCAGTTGAAGGTTCTGATTCATAACGTGCAATTTTGGCTTTCATAACTTCAGCCTTTTTCTTGTCACCATTACGAACTGCATTATCATATGATATTTCAGCTAACGATTGTTTAATACTTTTTGCTTGATAGAACGACCAAACATTGTTTGCTTCGATTGTATTATCCAAAATTTGTGATGAATTACCACCATCTAAAAGTGATGTGATGGCCAGTAGTGCAGCCAAAAATGTGATAATCCAACCAGTGCGTTCTTTTGTAACTTCTTGTTCTTCTGTCATTTTACACCTTCAAAAATACGTTTTTGTATTTGATACCATTCAATCCATGCATCTGTTTTTACAGCACATTCATAGTATGTACCATAGTTTACAGACACAGTTTTACTAATATCACTTAACTTGGCATCTTCATTTAATTTTTGTAATTGTGGACAAGCAGTCATTGCCACATTACCTGGTGCATCAGGAAACTTTGCTGTAACTGGAACAGTAGTTGAACAACCAGCCAATAGTAATATGATAAACAAATATTTCATTTTGGTGCCTCTGCTGCATCATTATGTGCTTTGATAAACTCTTTAGGTATCTCACAGACACCTCCAGGTGCAAATTTTGTGTCGTATTTGACCACTTCTCTATCTACATATTTAACAATGTCTTGACCACGGGTCTTGACTATTTGTACTTTGTTTACCACTTTCTCAACTATCTTAATATTTTCTTCTTTTGATTGTGCTTCTGCTGCGGCAACTTTTTCTTCCATTTCACGAACTTTTGCTTCCCACGATTCATTATCATGTATAGCACCGGCCATGAAAGTGCCGATTGCAATTGCTGCAATAGAAATGAGTTGTATGGGAGTCTTATAGACGTAAAGGAAAGGAATAAAACTTAAGAATCGAATTAGATACGTAACAACCAAACCAAAAACGCCGGCTAATAAGACGGCGTAGAAAATCCAATTAGGCAACCATTCCAATATCCACATATTACATCTTTTGCTGTTTACGTTTGAAGAATGACATTACTGGATTTCTTTTCTTAGAAACTCCAGGTTCTCCGCCAGCTCCGCCTGAACCAGCAATGTTTCCACCACCCACAGCATTTGCTGGTGCACCGGCCATACCATCTTCTTTCACACAGCTGCCGTCAGAATATGGTTTTTTACCAGGAACAGGTTTGTAACCAGTCCAACATCTACCCTTTTCTGTAATAAATTCTTTGAATGTTACCATTAGCAATTCCACTTACGTAGAGACTTATTGATACGTGAATCTGGATCATTAGCAGTTTTTGCTGAAGTTAATCTTTTCTTCATACCAGACATTCTAGCACAGAATGATTTACGGCGATTTGCAGCAGCAGAACCTGGTTTTAATTTTGATGGTTTAGTTGTGACAGCTGTTTTTAGTTTAGAACCTGGATTCTCTCTACGATAACTTGCAACACCTTTGGCATTCAAACCACCAGATTCACTCTTACCTTCTTTGCGTTGCCATGCAGCAGTTTCTTCTAGGTCAACTTCTTCGTTTTTACTAGACATATAACCAGCAACAGTTTCGATGTAATCTGCTGCTAATGTAACTTTAGACTGAACCCATGCAGGTACTTGCATGTTTGGATCCTTAACGACTCCACGCAACATGTTGATGGAACGTTCCATTTGATCCAACTGATTCATAATCATACTACCTTCATCATCCATCTCTTTACCCATGGCGATGGCAATATGGTTTTCGTCTATTTCAACTTCTTCCGGAACACAATTAGGAACGGTTCTACCGTTTTTCTTTTTTGTACCGACAGCAGTATAACCAGTCCAACAAGCCTTTTTTAAGTCACCTGTTGGTTCTTTTACTTCGTTGATGTATTCGTTGAATTTTTTCATATGTTTCTTAATATCTCTGCGACATTCATATCTAGTGGTAAATCGGATGATGATATAGTTTTTCCATTAATTCCATAAACAAAGTCGGGCATAATGTCAAGGTAATCTAAAAAAGTTTTTAGAATATCATAATCTCGTTCATCAGTCTTATAGAACAATATTCTTGCGGTTGCTTCCGTACCAAAAACATTATTCAATAAAATGATATGGTTTAGAATTAGTCGTTCTTTGAGGGATTTAGTTACCTTGTATCTACGAAACAACCTTTTCAGGTATTTTGTTCTTTTGATATCTCCCTCAAATTCCGACATAATACAATGTGGTGACGTATAGCATTTCATAGCATACATCATAAAATTGTCTTCATTCAAATCATCAAACATATTAAAGAGGGGCCGAAGCCCCTTCTATCAGGTTATAGTGATAGTTGCGTTTGCAGATGTTGCTGACACACCTTGGTCTGCAGCAGTAACGGTAACACGATATACTGTTCCTGTATTTGCTGTAGTCTTTGGTCTTGCGAACAATGTTGCTGACGTTGCGCCGTTGTACTGAATTGGCACTGTGTTTGCAGGAATGTTTGCCCAACCTGAACCTGCATTGTATTGCCACTGATATGTCAATGTTGCAGCGGTGTTTCCGTCCAATGTAGGTGTTACACTGAATGATACCAAGTTTGCGTAGTCTGTATTTGCAACAATTGATGCACTAGATGGGCCAGACAATGTGATTGTTACGTTAGCGTAAGCTTGTGCATCACCATCAACACCATCAGCAGACAAACCACTTAATGCTACCAAAACTTCTTCTTGTACACGGTTGGCACGGCCGCCAGAACCAGTAGTTCTTAGTACCCAACCAGAATGTACTCTATTTGTTGCTGAAGCTTCTTGTGTATCAACAGCAAACAAACCAATAGTTTGACCTGTTGTATAAACATCAGCAGTTGTATTACCATAAAGTAATTCAACGTTTGCTGCGGTAGGCGCAGCTGCAACTGCTTTTACGTCAGCTGCATTGACTATTGTTGAGTTAACGGCCCAATATGGTGCGTTAGCTGCGTTATCGTTATTTCCCCAAGATGACATGTTTTTCTCCTTTTAACCGAGGGTTATCTTTGTATTTATCTTTTTCCAGAAATTGGTTTACGCATCTTCATCATAGGGTCGATTTCGATGGTATCACGCTTTTCACCAGTCATGGTGGTACCGCCTGTTAGGACCGCTGCGGCTTTTGGTTCCTCTAAACTTGTACTAACCTGTTGCATTTTTGGTTTTTTACCATATGTTGCAACAGATTTGTCTTCCTTTTCATGGTCGTAAGTTTCCTCTTTCATACCTTTCTTTTTGTAAAGGTTTTTAATAATTCGAGCAGACTTGGACATTTGAATCAATTTTTTATTCTTATCTTTTGGTTCCACATCATCAGGACTGTTTGCACAATCACAAGGCATTGACGAAGCGGCCATTGGGTCTTGGTAATTTTCGTTCTTAGGTGTACCGTCTGACTTCTTGTGAGACTTGTAACCTTTGTTCTTCATAGACCATGCAAGTGCCCAAGGATTATCAATACCCTTGTATTTCTTCATGGCTTTAACAGTGCCTTCAAAACCTGGAGGTGCAACTTCCGAAACAGTTTCTTCTTTATTCAAAGACTTCTTGATATCAGCAGTTGTTTTATCAATCTGTTTACCGGTGGCTTTCATAATGTTACCCCAACGGTTTGTAGATTTTCTATATTGACCTTTTGCTGACAATTCATCAGCAGACTTCTTAGCCTTTTCTTTGTAACTATCTAAAGTTGCACTACTGATTTCGGAAATAACATTTGTGTCATCTGAATACTGAACAGAGTCACCAGTATATTCACCTGGTTTCTTGGATGCATAGTATGCCTGTGGAGAACTCATGCTACTTGGTTTGTGTTCTATAGGTTTTTGTGGACCAGAATTGGCCTTCTTCATATCAGCATGTGTCCTGTCACTTAGTCTTTTAAGACCTCTGTTGCGAGCATCAAGTTTTGTTTTTGCTTCCTTGTCTTTACCCATACTAGACATGACTTTAACAGCAGCATCATTTCTGCTCTTAATAGCAGCTGCGTGATAACCAGTAGTTGTTATTTCAACAATCTGTTCAACTTCTTCTTCTGAATATTCTTCTTTGACAATTCTACCATATTCTTTCATGGTCAATGTGCCTTTACCACGAATATTCAATAATCTTTCAACCATCTTGTGTAGGTTGATATCAGACTTCAAATCTTCTCTAGTAAATTCCAAAACACGAATCAATAAGGGAATATCAAAAGTGATAGTGTCTTTTCTATCCACAGCTTCCGACATATGGTCTCTTTTCCATTTTAGGAACTGACCCATCTTAGAATGTGCAACCTTTTGGTCTTTAGTGACATGTTTTGGATTGATACCTCTAGAAGTCAAATATTGATCCAAAGCAGCATCTTCCGCAATGTTTGCTTTTGCGGACCATGGATCCCAAGGATTGGTTCCAAAGGTTGACTTTTCTGCGCCACCCTTTTTGATTATAGATTTTAATGTTTGTGCTTTGCTCATTATTGTGCCTTATTTGTTCATCATATCTTTTTGAACTTTATCTAACGATTGTTTGGCTAAGTACCTTGCGTGGTTCAATGGCTTTAAATCGTGTGTATCGTTGATACTAGAGACAAAAGGACCGTCCTCTTGACTGGTTGGTCCCTTTGCCTCATTTACTTTTTTTCGTCAGTATCCTTTTCAGGTACATCTTTTTGTTTGGAACCACCATAACGTGTGCCTTGTTTTACACCTGAACCACCGTTTGGTGTTGGTTCTGGTTTCTTTTTCCAGTCAAATGCATTTTCTTTGAATTGTTTCAATGTTTTTGGCATGACTTCTTCCTTTGTTAATCGTTCAACTGCTTGGCCAATGCCTGCCTGACGCTTTTTGGCTATGTCATTGAATCTTTTGGAAATACTAGAATTTGCTGTCTTTGAGCTAGCATTTCTAGACTTATCTGCCTTATTCTCAAAGTCAGCACTAAGTTTACGAGAAACACCAACATCTCTTGCTGCACCTTTTACATAAGAACCTAAAGTTGATTTTGATAGTTCATCAATCTGTTCAACTTCTTCTTTTTGAGTTGGTTTCTGACCAGTTTGTGGTAGACCCATCTTACGTTGTAGGTCTTTACGTTGGTCTTCGTCTGAACCACCAGTCAAAGCTTTGAATGCTTTCTTAGCAATGTCTTTGATGCCTTCTTCAACAGTTTCTTCTTTACGAAGAATTTTGAAATCTTCTGCATCAATCTTATTGTTTTTATTCTTGTCAATCTTATGTTGATTGCCTTTCAGAGCTTCATCAACATTTTCTTCTTTGCGTAGAAGTTTAAAGTCTTCCGCATCAATTTTGTTATTCTTGTTTTTATCAATTTTATGTTGATTGCCCTTTAGTGCCTCTTGTTGTAAAATTTCTTTTACTGCATCAGCAATAGGATCTTGTTTTTTTAAGTTAATCATTTATGCTCCTTTGATATTTTTTGCAGCTGCAGCCATAGTTTCACCTTTAGCTTGTGCGGCGCCGCCGTGACCGAATTGTTTTTCTCTATCAGCTTGGTCACCATACTCTTTTGCTTTATCCATCAAATGTTTCTTTTGACGTTTGATTTCTTGAGCATCGTGGTGTGCCGTTTCTGGTGTGGATTCTTTTACAAATTCTGTGAATTTTTTCATTTCTTTTTCTTCTTTATTGAACTAGAACCAAATTTATCTTTTGGGTTTTCCATCGGTTCTTTATTTGAAGAACCACCTAAAACACCATAAACACCCATTTCTGAATCAGAAGGATCATTATGTGATTCCCTAAAATTCTTAAAATCTACATGTTCTCTATATGTTACATCGCCTAGACCAGACATAGGGTATACTGTTCCCTGTTGGCGTGTATCGAATTCTGGACCAACTGTCGATATGTTTCTCATACGTTGATTAACAGTTGGTGAGTCGGTAAAACGATTACGCTTTACTTTTTCTTTGTCCTTGGAGAAGTTGCTTTCTTTGGGGATTGGGCTGACTTTGAGGCTGGGGCCTTCTTCACTGTAGGTTTTGAAGGTGTAACTTCCTCGCTTACTGTTTCTGTCCCACTTGATGTTGTCTGCGTTGGAGTCTCCTGCACGATTATCTGGGGTGCTGTCTCCTGGACCGTCTGCTCTTGGACCGGTGCCGGTGTTGAGACTTGGACTTCCGCTGGTGCGCTTGGTTTTGTAACTTTCAAAAAATCTAGAATTTTTCTTAACATTTTCATTTTCCTTAAATAATGATGTGATACTAATTTTACCACGACTTGACAACCAAGAGAACGCAATTTCATTGTAATTTTTGTCCTCGATGAACCTATTTATTTTTCCATAAGTATCACTAATATCCTCTTGAATTTCTTCAAAAGATGAACTATTATTGAAATCTATAAAGTTGGAAAAATTCTGACGATATGCTTCTTTTGAAGTTTGTGCTAATTGCCACTTGTCATATCTAACTGATTCTGAAATTGACTTGGTCAACTTCTCATTGCGTTCTTTACTGGCTTCGTTAGTTGTATCAACAAACACCATTACAGTTTCATAACCAAATTCTTCTAGTTCTTCTCTGATGGTAATAATTCTTGTGTGGTCATCAGCAGGACCGTTAATGATTAGTGGACTACGATTACGAATAGCTTCTCTACGATAGTCGGTTGTTTTTTCGGACAATTTTTGTTTGTCCATTAATAAGTCAAATGCTTGTACTGAGTTTAGTTCAACTGCTTTACTTTCAGCAATTGCTTCACGGATGATAACATCTTTACCTGAACCTGGTCCACCAGTCACAAATATTGCTTTGAATAGACCACGGTTATAATCTTCATTTAGTCCCATGCCTTTACGAACATCACGGAACAATTCTCTCGCATGTTTTTCTGGAACATGTGATGGAACACCTTGTCTGAAGGAGTTAAAATCACCACTCTTTGCGTGTTCACGCATCTTAGAAGCAGACATACCTTCCGCACCTTCAGCATCAGGGTCACGTTGGCCAGCAGACTTGACTTCAATTTTCTTGAAGTTGAATAGTTTACCTGGACCTTCGCCATTGTATTGGTTTAGTTTTTGTTCATATTCTGGTATACGATCCGAACCTGCAACCATTATCAAGTGGTCGTGACCTGCTTGATGTAATGCAGCTGCGTGTTGTAGAAATGTTGGTTTCTCTTTACTTGAACCAGTAATGTTTGCACCAGGAAAGAATCTTTTTGCGTGTTTGATTTTACTTGCAAGTTCCAATGGATTCTTCTTTGCGTCCATAGAATGTGACACAATAATGTGATGTGGTGCTTTATAGTCTTTGGCCAATTGTTTTACTCTATCAACCAATTTTTCATGGCCAATAGTTGGTGGATTCATGCGACCAAATGCCATCACCACAGGTGTGTGGGTCTGTGCATCTTCGTGTAATTTTTCTAAAAACTTTTTCATATGTTTCTTATTCCAGCAAAATTTCTACGTGAGAATTCCGCACGATTAACAAATTTATCAGATTCTTTACCGTGATGGAAAACATATCCTTCAGGATTCGCAGATTCGCCGCCATGTGTGTGTTGGAATTCTTGGTGTTGATTCATAACACCAATGAGTGTATCTTTGGCTTTTTGTAATTCACCATGCATTTTGAAAAGATTATTGTAATGTTTCTTGTTACGTTCAATCTTGCCTAGTTCATCTTTAAGTTCGGCTTGTTTTGTTTTTCTATTCTTTTCAACTTTAAGTTTATCAATATCTTTATTCTTTTTGGTTTCCAACCAATTCTTAAAGTTTTTGTGATTTGCTTCTTCACCTGTACGTACAGTGTGATTCATATATGTTTCTAATGAACCGCCAATTCCGTGGTGTGCGCTGGTACCAGCATACATATCATCACCATGAGTATCGTGTACTGCTTGAGCTGCTGTAATATGTTTGTTGAATTTCTTCTGTTCTTCTGGACTGAAATGTACTTTTGATGTGTCCATTCTTGGGTCAACAGAGAATACATCCGAATGTTTATTGAAGTTTTCGTGGTCGACTTCATGTGACGCATTTAGACTTGCTGCATCTTTACCATGGTAGGATAAGTGTGTCACAACACCAATCTTTGCTTTTTTAACAGAACCTTCGTGAGTTCCATGTGCAGTGTATGTTAGACCGGATGGATTAGGATGAAATGATGTACCACCACCCTTTTCACTTTTCTTATCTTCTTTGTCTGTACCAAACATCATATCACCTTGATAAACACCCTTTTTAGGTGCAATCTTAGGTAAATGTGTCAGTGCATCTTTTAGTTTTGCGGCCAGACCAGGTGCATGGCCATGATTCATATCTACATCTTTTGGTGTGTAGTTAATCTTTGGTGTTTTGTTGAAAGCAGATTTAGATGCAACAAAGAACTTACCTGTCTTTGGGTGGTGACCATAAACAAGTGCGGGTGAGCCATCATATTTTGTGGTCAGTTCAGAGGATTTATTACCAGACTTGATGTGTTCTGCTGCGGCCGATAATGAAGCAATAGCGTGCTTTGCACCTTTTTCACCTGTTTGGAGAGGACGGTCTTCCACATGCGTCAAGTGTTTAATCTGACGACTGGCGCCTTCTTCAGGATCCTCTTGCTCTGTTAAAAACGATTTGAAAGATAACATTGTCTACCTATTGAAATACAACACACTTTGGTTGTCCGTAGGGTTATTTATAATGGATTATACCACAGATTCACAAAACTGTCAAATCTTGGCTTCGATATATAGTGAACTAAATTAGTCAAATTTCCATTCACCGGTAGATGCCACTTGGCCCCGACAATGCACTTTGTCAAATTCTACCACTTTTTCTTTATCTAAAACAGTGAAGTATGCGTGTTCCAGGTCGATTGGACCTAATAGGGGAAACACTTTTTCTAGTGCTTGCGTGTGAGTTTCAATCAAGGATGTACACATTGACCACAGTCTAGTATCAAAAACGTGTGTTGCACCATAAATTGGTTCAGTCATCCAAGTTGGTATACGTTTCTTAAATACATATTTACCATTAAGTCCTTCATACTCTTTCACATCAAAACCATCATCAAGTTGCAGTCGACCAGTTATTTTAAAAATGCGGTCAACACCTTCCAATAATTGTGTATTTTGTTTTAGGTAGTTCAATACAACATGCATCATAGCACATTCACCTTGGCTTTTCATTCCATTTTTAGTGAAGTGTAATAGATAATCAACTTGATTCAAATTTAAGAATAGGTCCACTTTAGAAATCAACTCTCCATATATTTCTATCAGTGGTTCTATTGATATATCAGACAATATGATGAATGAATCTGGAGATTTTTTTCTAATGGAATCAATAGTTTCTAATGTTTGTTTCAAACGTTCATCAGGACTAAAGACACCGATTGCTGGTCGCAAACATGAAGTTACGATAAAAATGGATTTCATTTTTTATACCAGTACCAAACATCACATTCAGTTGTAAGAACTTTGTCAGTTTTGGTTGGTGCAAACTCTTTTACTGCTCGATTCACACCAGGAATAACCTCATAGTCGTGACCAGAGAAGATTCCACCAACTTTAACTTTAGAATAGTAGTTGTGACAATCTTTTGTTAATTGTTCGTAGGTGTGCAATCCATCAATAAAGATAAAGTCAAATTCGCCATCCTCAAAACGGCCAAAAACATTGTCCGAGAAATCTCTAATCAAAATAAACCTATCACCATAGACAGCCATTTCTTTTGTAACACGTTCAAAGAACTCTTGTCTATCATTCAATACATTACCGTTCCAATCTGTATATAGAACATATGGGTCGATTGAATATAGTGTCAATTCTGGATTAGTATCAAGTAGAAACTTTGATGTGTGAGCTTCAGAACATCCAATTTCTAAACCACGTTTCATACCTTTTGTCAATTCACCAAGTCCGTAACCGGAACACTTGGCTACTGCACGTTGCACACCAAATGCTTGTGTTTCAGTATTAAATTTAATTACATCACTCATATTATACCTCTTTATTAAAGTCACTAAAAATAACAAACGGATCAAGACCGAGTTGGTGGTCTGGAATCTTGTGTAGTTCAAACAATTCTGGATATCTAATTGTTGACATTAACATAAGTGTCTGGTCGTCATCAATTAAACCGTTCGTGCCCAAGTCAACCAAATTCTCTTTCATTGCAGATTCAAATTTAGGCCATGCTGTTACACCACCAACAATCTTTGCACCAAGAATATAAACATCGTTTGTTGCAATTATCTCATGTATCGGTTTACCATCATATTCTTTGTAATTGAATAAGTGCATTTTATTAACATCAAAATCATAAGACCATTTTTTACTTGCGGGAACTTTATCTGCTGTACGACAGTAACCAAAATCCAACCAAGAAACCAATTCATTACTAACCATATTGTGTCTGATTGCTAAATTTACAAACACAGACTTGAGAAAGTTGACAACAACATAGTGTGCATTCCAATATTCAGGATTTGCTCGTTGTTGTGGAATGATTAGATTCTGAAATGCATCAGTCTTTTGAATGTTGTGTACATCTCTAATCAAATCTTTATACTTATCAAATATATCAAATGAAACAAATTTTGTTGGTCTATCACCACGCAAAGGTTTCAGTTTCTCAATAATATCCGGTGTAGAGAATACAACCATTTCGTTTTCCATCTGAGCCATATGTGAAAAACGCTCGATGTATGTATCAGTAGTTCTCTGTAGATAATGTGGCAGTCCCTTATCTGGTGTCCATTCACCACGGCCAATGTCATAAAAAGCAGTAACGATAGTAATCATTATATTGTCCTAAAAGTAATTAATTCTTCAACCTTATACTTATCATGATAAAATTTCTTCAATTCTGGATCACGGTCATATTGGTGTACAATGTAGTATGGTTGACCATCACCGGTTTTCATCACACCATCCTCAAAGATTGGATGTTTTTCCGTAATAAATGGTGCGAAGTGTTCTTTCTCAACTGGTTTGTTAGTAACGTGTAAGTTGCAACAGAAACCATCATTCAAACCACTGATATAAATTTTGTCAATGTATGGATACCAACTTGTCAATACATTATATGCAGCTTGGTCAGCAACCCAATCTGCTCTATTCATGGATAACTGATATAACATACCACACAAATCACAAACAACATGAGAAAGACCGGCCAATGTACCAACATTTAAAACTTCATAGTCTTTAATATCTTCATAAAAATATTGACCAAAACACTTTAAAATGTTATCACGGTTCCAATGTTCATCTTTAATTTTGATACACTCCGAAACACCAATCAATTCATAACCAGAATTTCTGGTAATGATATGTGACAAATATTCCATAGGGTCTTTTTGAAAGATTACATCACGCACATCCGTACTAACAACATAACGATATTCATCACGATGTTTTTTCAGATAGTCATAGATGTGAATGAAACGTTCCATATGAAACATTGCACCAGACATAGATTTTGCTGATATAGCAATGAATCCGGCTTGTGTAATCTTGTTGATTGTTTCTTGTGTTGCGTCAATTGCAATCAGTACTTTATCGCCTTTGAAACCACACTCATTGATTGATTCAATCCAAGGCTTGACTTGTTCGTAGTTATAGTTTTTAAATGCGCCTATGATTAGGTCTTTTTGTTCCATGGTAAATCTCCATTATATTTTTCAAGCATCTTCTTATTTCCTTGTAAGAAGAATTCAGATTGTACAGACAAATGGGTGTTGCCTGTACGATAGTTCAAACTGTAATTTGCATTAGTGTCGTATTTCAAGTTGTTGTTTCTCAATACGTGAGTCAACATTCTATCAACTTCTGGTACTCCTGGTTCTCTTGCCTTACGGTACCAGATTGGACTTGTTTGAATTGCAATCATCTTTGGTAAAAAGAAACAACCAACGTCAACAAAATAATCACCAATGCAAGATTCCCATTTACCTAATGATTCACAATCATCCAAACAGACATGATTACCATCTTTGTCTACAATCTTACGTAAAGAATAAGCCCAATCATTACCTCTTTGAATTACATCCACAAGAGATTCAATATGTGTGTAATCATAGTAGTTATCTTCATCCAAGAAACAAACCAAGTCACCTTTTGCAAGGTAGACTGATGCACCATAGATTCGGTGTCCGTTGAACCGGTCGGTTCCTGTTGGGTATGGGAGGTCGATTACATCAAGGTGTGGATATTCTCTAGCAATCACACGACCTTTTGGTTGTCCATCTACAACAACTAAGTGTTGAATGTTATCATAAGTTTGATTTTTAACCGACTCTATCGCTTGGCGTAGATACGGTGCACCTGTTGTAGGTGTAATCACAGTCACTAACGGCTTCATAATTTATCATCCTCTAGTTAATTTTAAAATTGCCTCAATCTGTTTTTCAATTGCTGGTTTACGATTAGGCCAGTAGATATATTCTTTATCTCCTGTACTATGTAGTTTCTTTAGGAAAGGGATAATCATCTTCTCCACTTCAGCCAAACGTCTTTCCGTTTCAGACAAATTGACTTTGTAATTCTCAACAGTCTGCACACTCTCTTTGATTGTAGAGTTGTATTCATGTTCAGATATAGCGGAGAAACCGAAATCATTTTCAGTATCTTCGTAACTTTTTAAAATTTTATCGAAATCAGTTAGTGCCATTTTAAATGTAAGAGTAGTCACACATCATACGGGTAGGATAACCATCACCACCTTGTGTATCACGTATGTTTAGTTTAAGAATGTAATGACCTGTTTCTATTTCCATGTCAATACGCTTACCTGTTCCCGATTTACCACCATAGTAGACGTTGCACGATTTAGGTGTTGCAGCCTCCATCATATACTTTTTGTCAATCTCATACACTTCAGTTTTACCCGTCAGTTTATGTACAATCGTATATCCATGGCCAACACCAGAAATCAAAAAGTTTTTCAATTCACTTTTTTGTTTTGCTGACATTGTTTTCCAAACATCTTCAACATAACCTTGTTTAAGTTTACCATTAAAAATGTCACAAAACAAAGCATCATTAATATTAAACATATTAAGTATTTTCAAACCATCCTTGTTGGCAATTCTTCCGGTTTTGATTTCGGCCGGAGAAAGAACAGTCCTAACACCCGAGTTGAAAAATGTAACAGTACCACCAGTTTTCAAACTTAGATAGATTTCTTTTTTATCGCAAATCAATGTAATGTCGGTAACAACTGGCCCCAAATTATTATCATGTACAGGAATTTTTGACGAAATGAGAACTTGTGGTGAGAAGATGAAAGGTCTTTTGTTGTTGAGTTCACCAACCTCTTTGACTTCTAGGCTTTTACATTTTTTTAAATCATGAAGTTTAACTACATCATCTACTGCTTGCAACAATTTTGGATCAGTTATTTTTTCACCTTTCCACCATTGTCTCAATGCGTCTGCAAGTTGTCCTTCATATGCATTACCTTTGTTCTGTACACCTCGGCCGCCAGATGATCCAGAACCATATTTCATGGTAATTTTTGTAACTTTGGCTTCTCTTTTTATCTTTGCAAGGTCAATATCAGTTTGTAAATCTCTTGTAACATTAATCTTAGCAATTGCTGCAGGATCAACATTGATTGGAGTTTCGACTTTTGGAAATTTTGATTTCAAATAAGCAAAGACATTGATAATATCATCTATCTTTGCTTTGTCGCCTTTTAAAGTTTGTTTGATTTCGGTTGCTGTTTTTGGAAAAAATGTATAGGCCATAATAACCCTCAAAAAAAGTATTTATCTTATAATTTGGATCTCCTTTCCGGAAGTCCAAATTTCAAGTTCATTCTTCAAACGGTTTTCATTATACAATGTTTCATACCGATTACAAGCCTTTTTCCTCCACCATTCAATCAAGTTTACCAGATTGTGTTTCTCATAATTTTCACCAGGAATAAGCACGTCCGTCTTACAATTTACATAGTCGACCATGTTACTGAAACCATAATCACTAATGTAATATCTTTTTTGTTCTGTCAACCCCTTGGCCTTCTCAATCGTTGCTAAGAATGTATCCCCTTCAGGTGTACCTTTAAGTGCTGCTTTAGTAAGTGATATAATCTTCATGGAGATTTTTAGTTTCTTACTAGAAGCATCATCTTCAACCAAAGGTCCGACTTTATCCTGCACGAAATCACGTAGGTCTGAATAAGGTTTACCGTGCATCATCGGCAGAAAATCAGAATCTGTCAGACCTTTATATCTGATATATGGTTTCATACCATCATATTGAGATACAGTCTTAGAACTACCATACAAACTGGTAGTCTCAAACAAACATAAATTCATACCATACTTCTTATTCACAATCTCACGTACTTCATGTGACGTACAGATTGCAGCCAGAAGTTTACCACCAAGATAATTATAACCAAATGGTTGTGCAGGTACGATAACAAAACCCATCATTGCAGAGTTGTTGAATCGTTTACCCCACTCAGGTTTTTGTGTAAACACTTGTCCAAGCAATTCATTACGAGGTTTACAGTTGATTACAGGTGAACCAAGACGGATGAAACCTACGTACTTTCCTGTGTTCTTCTCACGTACTGCCACTTTGACATTACGACCAACTGGTGGAATATTCACATGTGATGAAGTGATGTTCAATAGATTGGTCCATGTTTCGGTATCAATCTCAACAACTTCAAAATCCATATCTTCCGGTTTCATTGTGAAGTCTTGAAATAACTCATCTTCAATTGGAAACAATGGATTGGCTGGAAGTTCAGCCAGAGAATTCAACTTCTGGTCACGCATATATTCATCAATACGGTCAAAGTTACCAAAGTAATCTTCAAATACTTTGGCACAATGTACTGCATCATTAAATTCTAATTTCATACTTTAAATCCATCAAATGATTTCTTCTGTGGTTTCTCTCTGTTACCAAATGTGTTGAGTGGTTTATCTTGGCCAGAATCTGTAATGCCATCTTGACCCGATTGTTCAACATCAAATAGTCTCATCTTTGCTCTATCTATGCCTAGTGTAAAACGTTTGAAATATGTTGGATCATTATAACGATTCTTCAACTGTTTCACCATAATCTGTCCCATTTCTTCTAGTTCTTCGGAAGAAATAAGAGCAAACATCAAGTCAGCTGTAGCGGGCAAACCAAAAGACTCACTTGTGTCTTCGAGTCCGGGATCGGAAGAAGTAAATCCACCTCTAGTTGTTTGTGTCGCAGAAACAATAGGTACTCCGAACTCAACGGCAAGACCTCGCAGCTCTTCTGCAATGGACTTGACGTAGGTGTAGGAGTTGATGTTAGCTCCGGCCTTGATCCTCGATGAGCAACAAATATTGAGATAATCAATAAAAATAATATCAGGAACAAAAGACTTTTTAAGATTGAGCTCATTGAGTAAGGTCCGAAAGTGTGTGCTGCTTGCAGACGCTGTTGGATATTCTTTAATGATAAGTTTTCCAACAGTCTTTTCACGAAGTCTTTCAATCTTTTTATCATACATATCTTTCGGTAAATTCACAAGGTCATCTACTGTGACGTTCAATAAGTTGGCATCAATACGTTCAGCAATCTTTTCTTCACTCATTTCCATGGTGATATAAAGAACATTCTTGCCTTGTACCATAGCACCTGCGGCCACGTGACACATGAACAATGATTTACCAACACCAGTACCCGCAAGAGCAATGTTAAGTGTTTTGTTAGGCAAACCACCTTTTGTAATCTTGTTGAAGAATTCTAGGTCAAAAGGAATTCTTTCTTCATGTCTGTGGTAGAATTCATATCGTTCATCGGAGTTTTCCAAGTAATCGTGACCGACCGAACTATCAAAAGAAATTGCTAACGCATCGGAAAGTAATTTAGGTATAGACCCTTTATCTTGGGTCTTGTCTTTTCCGTCAAGGATGGAAATAGACCCCAATACAGCATTGTATATGGCCTTCTCTTGGCAGAATTTTTCGGTTTTATCAACCAGCCAGTCAATCTTGGAGATTTCTTCTTTAGATTTAACAATCTCTTGTAGACTAGTCTCGCACTTCTCCACTTCATCATCTGTGAGATTTCGCCTCTCTTTGACGGCCAATTCAAGTGCTTCAATCGTTGGTGGAGAATTGTAAGATTCTGTGAACTTGGAAATCTCAATGAAGATTGCTCTGTCGGTCCTATCCGGGAAGTAATCCTCTTTGATGAACGGGAGTACCTTACGTAAGTATTCTTCATTGTAAATTAAATTCTTGAGAATCGTTTGTTCCAGTCTCATCAATCACTTCCTGTTCCATGTTAGATGACATTATTTCTACCAATAAGTCACCAATATAATTTTTAAAGTCACTATCTTTTTCCAGCTTGGCTGGCTTCTTGACTGGTGATTCTAACACATCATAAGCAAAAAGTAAATAGACCTGTTCGTTTTCTTCCTTAAATTTAACTTTACCATATTTGAAGATGGTATCTTTGTAAGGACCTTCCAAAAATTTAATGTTGACTGCTGTTTTATCATCCTTTGGATAGATGAAGCAGTAATCTATTCCTTCTACCATCATGCACCATTCATAGTTTCAATGTCAAATGTTTCATCGACATTACTTGTCATAATTTCTCCGGCGGCCACACGGTATTTGTTCTCAATGAAATCACGGAAAGATTTCTGTTTAAGAATAGGCATCCAGAACTCTTTGGAATCGGTGTCCTTCTCACGGTAATTCTTTTCTTCAATCACACCATCAGCGTCAACACGTTGATACCAACCATTTTTTGGTTTAACCACATGCTTGGATTCCAAAGCAAGGTCCAACAAACCAGACCAAGTGCTAATACCACCGTCAAAAGATACAGACACAGGTATTTTAGATTTTTCTTTGACATATCTACTTTTCTCTACGTTAATTATGAAATTGTAACCGGTAACTTCTGTACCGTCTTTTTCTTGTTGTCTACCAATAATAAAGATATTATCCGCTGAGTAGTATGAACCAGTACCACCACCAACAATATCTTTCGGGAACATACCAATCTCTTTGTATGTATGGTTAACAACAATCATTGGAATGTCTTTCAAAGACAAGTGTGGTGTTACCATACGAAACAAACTCTTAACTTGTTTTGCACGTGACATATCAGCAACTGATTTTTCCGCCAATGCATCTTCAACTTCTTTCTTTGATGCTAAGTTGCCAATAGAATCAATGACGATAATTAATTTATCACCACGTTCCAATTGTGTCAACTGTGCCATCACATCGAATTTGAGTTGTTCAATATCTGTAAGAGGAGTATGGAGCACCCTGTTAGTGTCGATGCCAAAAGAATCAAAGTAAGACTGCGGAGTACCAAACTCCGAATCGTAGAATAATAGTGCTGCATCTTCATATTTGTCCAAGTAAGATTTGGCCATCAATAAGGAAAATGCTGTCTTAAAGTGTTTGGATGGACCTGCCCACATTGTAAGACCTGGTGTTAGACCACCGTCTAATTTACCAGAAAGTGCCACGTTAATAATCGGCACTGCTGTTGGAATCATATCCTTCTCATTGAAGAATTTTGATTTAGCTAAGATAGCAGAATCTTTGATACTACTATTCTTTTTAATTTTATCTAATATACTCATATTTCATCCTTTAAAATTTACCAGCATCACGAACTTCTTTTTCTTTGAACGAATAAGGTTCTTCATAATCATACTTAGGTTCAAGTGTTTTAATAGGTACATGATGTTCTTCATGCATTCCTGGTGCCACATGAACCTCGACTTTTTCATGTGTAATTGGTGGTATTGTTTCACCAGTCACATCATCAATTACAATCATGTTATCTTTTTTAATTTCAACAGTATCTTGTTTTGGTTGTTCAACAGGTATTGCTTCAGGTATTTGTTTAACTGGTGCAACCATTGGTTTCAAATTCTCAAAGTGTTTAAATGGTTTCTTTAAGTATGCATGTGGATCAACACGATTATCAACTTTTTCATTTAATTCTTGAAGTGCTTTCACCATGTGAGCCATAACCAATTCACTATTGACAGACACAGTTTCAGGTTCTTCTTCTATTACCGCTTCAGGTATCACAGATGCAATCTCTTGTGCTACAAAACCTTTTTTAGATTCTTCATCCAATTCTTTGGCAGTTTCTCTAGCACGTTTAAAGAATGTCTCAACATCATTGTAACCTTCTTTTTCTTTCATTGACATGTTGTATGCAATCAACAATAAAATTGCCAATGGATCAAACACAACAATAATCAATAGAATAACAAGTCTTACTGCTTTGTCGATAATATCTGTAGAAGCCTCTGTACCATACGCCAAGGCTGCAATGTATTTGATTGGTCCGATATCCGCTTCGACCTTTTTAAGCTCTGTAGATAGAGGCGCACGTTCCTCGGAGTATTTGGCAATGGCGGCTTGCGACTGTTGAATTTCTTGTAGTATTCTAGTCCTATCTTTCTGTTGGGAACGCCGTATTGCTTGCGCTGTTGCGGCACCTTTTTCATCAGTTGAGCGACCCATAGTTTGGTCCACAACCTCATCATACTGTTTAATTGCCTTGCGGTTTGCTTCGACATTTTCTTTCTCCGTTTTAATCTTTTCATCCAGTAATGCAATTTTATCCACAAGTGGTGCATTATCTGATGAATGTTCCAGATGGGCCTTTGATAAGAAACCAAAGATACCCATGGAAGTAATCAACATCAAAATCGTTACGGCAACTGACAAATAGGATTTGATTAATATTGGACATTTTTTCCAGTTCCTATACAACCAAGATACAGTTACTAGTTTCGATGCTTCAAGTATCGAACCCATAATAATGACTGGCCAGAAAGAACCTGGAAAGATTTCTGCTAAACCAATAACAGAATAGTAACCAGCAACGGCCGATAATGCTATTGCTGTTAGTAAGGTTAAAAATATCATCCGAAAAAGTCCTCTAAAGAATTAGTTTTTTCCGCAGACCAATTCATACACTTTAAAATAACACCAATTGGTTCCAGAAACGCTTTGTCGAATTGTACATCATAATCAATATAGTTGTCAAGTTCGAATTCTTTAGGTATTCTACCAGGGAAAGAAACCACATCATTCTTAAAATGATTTGGCATTTTCAGATAGGTAAATTTAAGTTTTTCACCCTCTTGAATAAGTGGATATTTCTTAGTTAGACCTAGTTGTTTTAGATTGTGGTTGTATACGATTGCACCACGAACATGAATAGGTGTTCCTTTTTTGAACAACATCACTGGATCGGAATAAGTATTTAGCCCATTTAGACCACGTGGAAAAGATATTTCTTCCGCAGGCAATGTTCTAAATTCTTTCCTGAAGTTGGCAATAAAGTCTTGTACTTGTTGTTCTGTACCGGTCATCATCAACTTGATGGCAGCCTTCATCTTCTCACGGATAGCAGATGGTGTGGAAGACTTAATCATTTCCAAACCCATCACTTTCATGTGTGGTTCGGCATACTGAACACCTTCGTTGTTATACACATTTAGAATATAACGTTTCTTGGCAGTCCATACACCTTTGTCGGAAAGACCTTCACGTTTCATTTGCATCTTCTGTGCATATGCGTGGACATAATCGGCCAACTCTTGGTATGACTTGTCGATATATGGTTGAATCTTTTCTTCACAGATTTTATCCATGACAGAAATGACTTTCTGTTTATCTGTTTGGTCTTTAACAAACTTATCCATCAACTCACTCATACGGAGATAGATAGAATCGGTATCAGAAGCAATAACATAATCATTTTCTGTACCGAGAAGTTTGTTCATATATTGATTTATCTTAGCTTCAATCCACCGAATAGACAACTGGCCAGCAGTAGTGACGCCAAGAGCCATTCGTAAATCATAAAAGCGGAAATACTGGCTACCAAGAGCACCATAAGCAGAGTTAAGAGAAACCTTCTTTGCAAGTTGTAGGTTGTTATATCTTGCAACTCGTTTTTCGATTTCATATTTTTTAGATTCATCTTTCTCATTTTCATACTCTTGTTGTGCCTGCAACATCATCTTTTTGAATTTCTTACGGTCATCATACATTTCGACCATCATCTTAGGTAAGAAACCTTGCATGTCTGTACGAAAGAATTGACCATTAGGTGTTAATGTGGCACCTTCTAAACTTGACATGTCAATTTGTCTTTTCAAGAGTTTATCAACAGTAACACCTTGTGAAAGAATGTCACGCATTTCTTGTGTGTAGTTTTCCGGTTCAATCAACGTTTCTGGTGAAATGTTATATTGCATCATCAAGTGTGGATACAAACTGTTCAAGTCAAACGATGCAACCCAATTGTGTAGACCAACTTGTGGTTCTTTGACATATGCACCTTCGAACGCAGCATCTTTGTCTTGCACTTCTTTTGGTGGAACAATAATGTCTTTACCCAGCAAATAGGAATATGTCAGAGAATCCCACATACGTGTCTGTGCAAATACATCTTCATAGTTACACTTGGTATCATATGCAAGAGTTAAGGCCAGTTCCAATAACTTCAATTTATCTTCAAGTTTGATAATCAACGCAACGTCTTTAATGTTGTATTCAATAAACAGTTGATAATTCAATCGGTAAAGTTGGTGTAAGTTTTCATACTCATCATAAGAAATCTTGCCTTCACCAAGTTCCACTTGTGCAATATTATCCAAACGATAAGATTCTTGTGACTTACCACCTGGCGCATACCATTTGTATAGTTCAATGTAGTCGAGTGATTCGATACCAACAAAACTGTATGCAATCAACAAACGACCATTGATATTGGTTTTACGTTCACTGATATAGTTCCATGGTGATAACATCTTGGCCTTATCTTCACCAAGAATCTTGCGAAAACGATTGACAAGATATGGTATATCAAAGAACTTGGTGTTCCAGCCAGTGATAACATCTGGATACATTCTAGACCACAACTCAAGAAACTTATTGCAAAGACTGTATTCATCTTTACATTTAATGTATGTTACTGTATCTGGATTGTCATTACGAAAATCACCACAACCAAACACATAGGTGTGGCCATTTAAGAATGTCAATGCGATGGCGGTGATAGGTTCATTTGCAAGATATGGATCAGGGAAACCATTTTCCGAACCAACCTCAATGTCGATAATTGCAATGCTGATTTTATCTTGTTCCCAATCAACCATATCTGGATGTTGTTCGGCGATAAATGCATATTCAAATCTGGTATTACCATAGATTTTTGGTGCACCTGGAAGACCATCATATTGTTTGACGTATTCTCTGGCTTCACGAATGCCATCAAATCGTTTTGGAACAAGGTCTAAACCATCAAGTGATTTGTGTGTACCTTTGCCACTACGTGCAGGAAGATACAACTGTGGTTCATAATCAATCTTTAGTTTGATTTTTTTACCGTCTTTGACACCACGGTAAAGAATTCTACCACCTAGAGATTGAACATTTGTGTAAAAAGTTGACATTAACCTGTAATAATTTGTTGTTGACCTGGAAGAATGATGCCTACACCAAAAATTTGGTCGTAGTTCTTAACAAAATCTTCTGCTGGAACATAGTAGTATACAATATGTTCACGCCTCAAGTCAATGGTTGAGTCTGATTTTTGTTCTGCGTGGATTGGAAATGGTGCAAAACCTACGTTTGGTTGACCATCTTTACCACGTACAATCGCAATACCCAATGGGTTTTTAATTACCATTCCATCAGCATATTCCGATTCAACTTCACCAATGAGTTCTTCACCGGTTACTAATTTCATTGCATATATTTTCATAATAGTCCTGTCCTAAATAATTATAGTTGATTTGGATCAAACATTATATCATTTTTTTAGTATGCTGTCAATAGAAAAAATGGTATAAAATGGATCCGTTCACACTTTTCGCCTTGGCCAACGGTGCAGTTGCCGCTGTCAAAAAAGGTTGTCAATTATACAAAGATATTAAAGGTGCCGCTGGGGATGTTAAAGCAGTCCTCAAGGATTTGGACGACCAGTTCCACAAAAAATATGAAGGTAAACCTGTACCTCCTGCAGCTGCGAAACAGTTACAGGAAGAAAAAACACGTATTAAAGAATTGAATAAACGTAGCGAAGAAAGCACCAATATTTATACAGAGATAGGTGATTACCTTGGGCAATATTATGACAATTACTACAAATGTTTGGCAGTATTAGAACAAGAAGAAAAGCGTAGTAAAACCGAAGTCTATACCGGTGGCGACAGTTTAGCAAAACGTGCTTTGCAACGTGTTCTAATGAAAAAACAATTAGAACAAATGGGTACAGAATTGCGTGAACTAATGATATATCAAAGTCCACCTGAACTTGGTGCTTTGTATACTGATGTTGAGAATATGACAAAGGAGTTGGGTGCTCAACAAAAAATTCTTGTTGCTAAACAAATGGAAGAAGAAGCCAAAAAAGCAAAAAGAAGAGCACAAAGAATTGAACACTATAAGATGGAATTTGGTATGATTGGTGCATTTCTTATTTTGTTTGTTTTCATGGGTTTATTTTGGACTTGGTTATACTATGATTCAAGAGAAAGACATCCAGAATTATGGAGTGGAACCTATCGAAATGAATTGGAGAAACAAAAAAGATATGAAGCTCAAAAAATTAAAGATGCAATAAGATATCTGGATGAACAAAACTACGAAAGTAATAAGAGGTTAATAACAAATCAAGAATGAAAAACAATAGATACACATTTTTAGAATGGGTATTTGATGACTTAGGATTAGCTAAATTTTTATTATTCTTTTATCTTTTACTGTTATTGGCTGGTGCTGGTGTACTAACATTTGTTTGGTGGTATACTAAAAGATGAAAACAAATTACCAATCAGCACTCATAGTTGCTGGTCTACTGCTCTCACCAGTTTTTATTATTTTACTGGTAGATTTCATAAACATAATTATTGTAATTGTTACATTTAGTTTATGTTTTTCATTAGTTGCTTATTATTTGTATATTGATATTAAAGAAGAATTGGATCGGAAGAATAAACAAATTGAAGATTTGACGCACGACTTTGATGCCGAAAAAATGCGTTTCTTTAAATTTTTCATGGACTTTTTTAACAAATGAAAAATAAACTTCTATTCACATTGTTGACAACTAGTGCCACATTAATTGTTACACATCCGACCATCAATATAAATTTGATGCCGGATGCTGTCATATATACAAAAAGCACTTATCAAAGTTCCGAATACTGTAAACTGGACAGAACTTTTACCGATTCGAAAGGATTACAAGTGTGTGAATATAAATGTCCATCAACAAGAGGTGGAAATAAAGTTGTACATACGACTTCCATAAACAATGCTAGAGCATGTAAATCTAGGGTGGAGGCACCATGATGTATAATCCCTACGGAGCATTCGATTGTTATATAGAATTTTTACTATACTGTTATTTTTTACCTTACTTCTTGGCCAACAAACAGTCCAAGCAGGATTCTTTACGGCCAAATCCTGGCTTGTGTCGGATTTAAATGGTACCATAATAGATGGCGAAGATGTTGATAAGGTTAGGTCAATCGCTAGTATAACAAAATTGTTAACTGTTATGGTTGTGATGGACACAAAACCTGATATGAACCAAATGTTGACAATGACTACAAAATTGCGTGATAGGTTACCAGTAAAGAACCAATTAGTGAGTAGGTCAAATTTAATTTTGATGACAATAGTACATAGCAACAACAGAGCTGCGTATACTTTATGTGAAAATTATCCTGGTGGTATGACGGCCTGTGTAAAGGCAATGAATGACAAGTTGAAGAAATTAAACATGGAAAAATCCATAGTATATGAACCAACTGGTCTGGATGAAAGAAATGTTAGTACGGCAAGAGAACTTATAACATTAACAAAGGCAGCGGCTGAATATGAAAGTATTGTCTATGCTAGCCGTAGGTCTGAAATAAAAATACAAGTGAAGAAAAAATGGTTTGTTTTCCGCAATACAAACCCTATGATTGGTCATTACCAAAATATCATAGTTAGTAAAACTGGATTTATAAATGAATCGGGTGGATGTATCACCCTTCTATTAGATACAAGTGAAGGTGATAGAATTGTTGTGGTTCTTGGTAGTAAGAACACTAAGACTAGAATTCCTGAAGCGGAATTTATATATGAAGTGTATAAAGATTAGTGGTTGCGGACCACGGAGTTGCACCGGAACTGAGGATTATGAGCCCACTGTGATACTATTTCACCAATCCGCATCAATCTTTGTATAAGCCCAATCTTTCATTTTCATGGACCATGGCTTCTAAAGCCTTTTGACGTAAACGATTTTCTTCTAAGATTCTATCGAATTCTTCTTGTTCGTACTTATCTTGTTCTACTTCTTTTTGTGATGGTTTTCTAAAAATATTGTCGTAGTTATTACCAAATGTTTCTTGTGAAACACTGAACGGTCTTGGACTAGAACCTTTACCACCATCTGACATTTTTACTCTCCGGAATTGAGTATGTATGAGATATAAATTGCCAAAGCACCAATCGTTCCTAAACTAAACGACACACCTAACAGTAAAATTCCTATTTCCATTTTTACTCTCCGTAGATATAAGCAATATCTTCAATCTTCACTACGAAATATTCTTGCACTGCTGCAGCTTTACCCCAATCTGGTTGAACTACATCACCAACCTGCACCTCAGTAACTAATGGACCAACTGCAAGTACTCTTGCTCTATCAGGTTCTTCGGAGTGTCTTAGGATGATACCTGAAGCGGTCTCTTTGATGTTCTCAAGCCGTTCAATCAATACTTTATCGTGCAATGGTTTAATATTCATAGTGTCCTCAAAGTGGAGCGGCAAGACTGATTTCCACAGCCGTCACAAGAAGGGCATTCCTGTGATGTTATTACGTTTGCCGCATTAAATGGAGCGGGATATCAGAATCGAACTGATGACGAAAGATTGGAAATCTCTAGTTTTGCCATTAAACTAATCCCGCATATATCTATATATACATCATTTTAAAACACACTCACGGACATGGCTTGTTGGATGCAGCCTGCCTAACCGAACCAACTTCGGCAGTGTGTTTTAAAATGAGGACTCTTTCGAGTCCCCATACCATCACAATACTTTGTAACGGTCATCCATGATGGTTTTAAGCATCACAGATTCTGGTGTAAAGGTTTCTAGGTCACCAGCCAACAGTGGTTTTACGACTGCTGGTGAGAAACCAGATACCAATGCAGTACCAGAAGTATCGAACTTTACTGGAGCGTTGCCGTATGCGGCATTCAAGTTCCAGAATACAACTTTTGGCAAATCATATCCTGCTTCTTTGTACTTACGTGCAATCATCTGCATAGCAGAGTCATCATGTCTAACGCAAGCGTTAAATTGCATGTCTGACAGAATCAATACCATCGCTGGCATTTCTTCTTGTGGCACGCCACCTTTTACTGCTACATCAAGGATTCTTTCAAACGCCTTGTGTAGGTTAGTAGACATACCCCAATCAGATTTAACCATTTGGTCAATCTTTTGGTTAATGTTACCTTTCAAGTGCAACAATTCTGGTTTGTCAGAGAAAGTTAGGAAGGTGTCCTTGAACTTGCCTTCATTCTTATCTGCCAAGTATAGTCCCAAAGAGACTGCTACTTCCAAACAGGTTAGACCTGATTTGGAACCATAACCACCTGCAGCGCAGGTCATTGAACCTGAAACATCCACCAAAGGTAGAATGTTTGCGTCACCAACAAAGTTAGGCAAAGCCTCCCATTGTTTTTGCACCAAGTCCAATTCGGTCTTGTCGAATTTAATGTAACCACCGATACGGCCTTTCAGCACATCGTATGGGAACACAGCACCTGCATTAACCTTAACTTCAGGGTTATCACCCTTAACCAACGAAGCAACATAAGCTGCATAAGTTGGAGTGTTACGATTAAAAGCCTTCTTGTAACGGGATGCCGCTACGGAAGGTACGTGTGAGAAATTAATGGAATCCCAATCTTTCGCACACATTTGAGTTTCAACTACTTTGGTCATTTCAACCAAAGACTTACGGTAAAACTTTGGGGACATACCAAAGAACTGACGGATTTCAGCCGCTAGTTTACCTTGGCGAGGAGTCCACTTTGCAGCTAATCCATTCTTCGCACGAAGCGCATCACCCAACATAGTGAATGCTGCTGACTTCATAACGTCAGAATCAAATACAAAAATGTCGTCCCAACGGCCCAATTCAGGAACCTTTGTCAACAATGCTTTTGCGGCTTCTACGTCATTCTTTTCCAAATAACGCAAGATAGTACGGAACGATTCACGTTCACCGGCACCACCACGAGCATCACGCAACCAAGCAGCAACACGCAAAGCGAGTTCACGGTTTTCTGCCATTGCAGCTGCAAAAGCAGGCACAATGTTTTTACCACGTGAAGCACCTGCATTGTAGAACAAATCTACAACTGCATTAGCAGTGGACTTACGAGCCTTCATACCGTTTGCGGTACGGGCATCTTGATTAACAACGGCATCTACAAAAGTTGACATAACTTACTCCTCATAAAAAAACAACAGAATACATTTTTTAGCGCACTACCAATTGTGCTATTCACGCATGAAGCGTAAAACAGGATTCGAACCTGTAACCTCTCCGTTATAAGCGGAAAAATTGTTTGCTGTGAGTATTCTAAAAACAACAGGTTAGCTTTCTACTTTTTGTTTACAGTGAGAAAATCGAAACTCACCTTTGTTAGGACTATTTCAATAAACACCTTCAAAGGTCGAAACCTCCAGCATTTACCATAGTTACCTAACAGTCCAGTATTAATGAATAATGCTGTAACTAACCTAAAACCTTTTCAATCTTTCAATACTGTGTAGTATAACACAAAAATTTGTTGTAGTCAAGCGGTATGTTGTAAATATACCACAATGTTTGGTGCCCCACGACAGAATCGAACTGCCATCACAGGATTACAAAACCAGTGTAATGCCATTATACTAGTAGGGCGAAAATTGGAGCGGGCGGCGGGAATCGAACCCGCAACTTGACCTTGGCAAGGTTACGTGTTACCACTAGCACCACGCCCGCATCATGTGTGTATTATATATGCTTTTCAATCTCTTGGCAAGCATATTTTTAAAAAATATTTGGTACGAGTAACCGGAGTCGAACCGGTACGCACAAGGCGGCAGATTTTAAGTCTGCTGGGTCTACCAATTCCCCCATACTCGCATCACATGGCAGGTCCGTTTCCATTACGGAAACCGACCTCACCACCTTCTTCTTTGATTCGTTTCATAACATCCTCAAAAAGAATCGGTCTGAAATCTGTTTGTTCAACACAAACACAATGGTATCTGGTGTCGATTACACTTCTATATCCATTTCCCATAGTCACACGGTTAGCATGAAGATGTCCATGAATGTTGACACCAAAACGACCAAGACTTTCTGTATGAATTGGAATATGAGACAGAATCATTCCGTTCATTACATGATAAGCACGTAGCTCACGGAAGTGTTGTCTATAATCCTCATCTTTGAAGATATCATGGTTACCACGAATCAGAACTTTATCACCGTTAAGTCTATGCATAATGCTAAGTGCTTTGCGGTTGATAACAACATCACCAAGATGATATACTTTATCATTTGGCCCGACTGTTTCGTTCCAACGCTTCACCATTTCTTCATCCATTTCTTCTGGATTATCCCATGGCCTAAGCTTTGTCACACCGTCATCACGGAGAAATCTACACACACCAGCGTGACCAAAGTGTGTGTCACTTGTAAGAAATACTGATGGCATATTAAACTCCTCAAAAAATGGTCCGGCGTGCAGGAATCGAACCCACATTCACGGTGTAGAAGACCGCTGTATTATCCATTATACTAACGCCGGAATGTTTGGTGCCCCAGAGGAGACTCGAACTCCTAAAATTTGGCTTCTAAGACCAACACGTATACCAATTCCGTCACCGGGGCAATAAATACTCATATGATACCTTACGAACAAAAACCTACAGTACAAATATTTTATAAACTATTCGCACACCAAAAATATGTGCCTCATGCTTATTACTGTATTGAATCTGATTTCATCGAATCATATGTTACTGAGAAAAAATCTTTCATAGATGATGAATTATATATTCAACAAGAAAAAGAGTTTGTCTTAACAACATTAAAACAAGTTGGTGCTCCTACTAAGAATCGAACTTAGAATACATCCTTACCATGGATGTGGTATGCCATTTACCTATAAGAGCATGATTGGTGGGTCGTCAGAGAATCAAACTCTGTTCTTCCGGTTAAGAGCCGGTTGCTTCATCACTTAAGCTTACAACCCATATGGTACCCAAGGTGGGATTCGAGCCCACATAACCTTGTGTTTGAGACAAGTACGTATACCAATTCCGTCACTTGGGTATATACAACAGGATAGTTTTTTTACAGTGGGAATTGAACCCACAAGGTTTGCTTAAAAGGCAAATTGCGAACCATTCGCATGTGAATTTTTTGCTGAACCTATCCTAAAACTTGGTGCTGCCTAGTAGAATCGAACTACTTTCCGAGGTTCTTCAGACCCCTGCTATGACCACATCAGCTAAAGCAGCATAATGAATTTGTAAGTAATGAGACCTCGCTTATTTCTCACCATTTTAACAGTATTTTCTTTGAAGCGGCCGACTGTATAGAGGTACGTAGTAATAGTTGATACTTGGCATCGGCAAAGCACTATCCTCATTCTTGTATGCCTACAAAAACTTTCTCAACATCTACACTTACAAAACTTGGTACCTCGTGACAGGATTGAACTGCCGACCTTCTCCGTGTAAAAGAGTTACTCTACCGCTGAGTTAACGAGGCATAAAATTTACTTTGGGGAGATATATGAGAATCGAACTCATGATAACGGAATCACAACCCGTGGTTTTGCCACTAAACTAATATCTCCCCAAAGTAAACTTTGGAATTTTTAACCGTGTTTATTCACGGGGGTCTGTTAGACCTGCAAAGCTTCTTGTTCTGCCAAGATTCTTTTCAATCTGTCAGCACAGAAACTTGCAGCTGGTGCGTCTGGTTTAACCATAGGTGTCATGTTACATGTACCCTTGATATAACCAATCGCTTGTTGTACAACACATGAACTTCCGTACAAGTCATCTTTGTTTAAGTCCAAATGAACTTCAACATGGAAATCTTCTAATACATCAGCCAAGTCTTGGAACAATTCTGAAACCTTATACACTTCGGTCATTAACCGCATTGCAGGTTTACTTTTCTTGTGGTCATAGTCCAACTCACGTTGAACGAAACCAAAAATCTTACAACCATGGCGGCCATCAATATGAACTACGACAGCCAAAGCATAGTCTGCATACCATACACCGTTTACACGGATACGTTCTGAGTCAGCACCCAAATATACTTTCGTATCTGGTCCTTGACTTGCAAGGAATTGCTTAACTTCTTGTATGTCGAACTTTTTCATATCAATCACCTTTCTTTTTTTACTAACACTGGCATCCCGACAGGGACTCGAACCCCGACCAACAGTTTTGGAGACTGGTATGCTGCCATTACACTATCGAGATATAATACAACAGGATAGATTTTACTTTTCAAGTTACAAGTTTGAAGTATTTTAGTTGCTGTTACTATCCTAAAAATGGTTCCCAGAGCAAGAATCGAACTTGCGATGACCGGTTATCAGCCGATTGTTATGCCATTTAACTATCCGGGAAAATCATGGAGGGTCTTGAGGGATTCAAACCCCCGACCTCTTGGTTCGTAGCCAAGAGCTCTGTTCACTGAGCTAAAGACCCATAATCTGGTGGTTCAGGTGAGAATCGAACTCACACAAGGCACCGTATGAAGATGCTGCACTGCCACTATGCTACTGAACCAAATTTGGTGGACCGAGGGGGAATCGAACCCCCAACTGTGACTTGCAAGGCCACTGTGTTCCCAATTATACCATCAGCCCAAAAATACTGGTCTCGGTGGCAAGAATCGAACTTGCGCTACATGCTCCCAAAGCACGGGTGATACCATTTCACTACACCGAGAAAATACAACAGGATCGTTTTTGTCGCTAGACATCCAAAGTTAGCTTGTTTATTGCTGAACCGATCCTAAAAATGGCTCCACAGGCAGGGATCGAACCTACGACCAATTGATTAACAGTCAACTGCACTACCGCTGTGCTACTGTGGAATAAAATCTTGAAAGTTCCGATATCACCCATCGTCACTTACAACCGTTGGACTAGGTACCTAGCCATTTGCTCTGGCGATCCTGCGGGGAATCGAACCCCGATATCCGACTAGACAGGCCGGTATAATAGCCACTATATGACAGGACCAAATTTGGTGGAGACGGTGTGACTTGAACACACAATGCACAGGGGCGGCGGATTTACAGTCCACTGGGGTTACCAATTTTCCTACATCTCCAAATTTTTTGGTAGGGGCACAGAGAATCGAACTCTGATTTCCTGGTTAAAAGCCAGATACTTTAGCCGTTAAGTTATACCCCCATATCTTACCATTTGTTTTGCTGACGCACTATTTGCTATGCTCAACGGGATTGCTAGCTAGAACTGACCGTTTATATACATAGTTACTCAGCATTGAACGTTTCTGCTGTGGCTTACATCAGCAAAACAAATGGTACACCTAAGGAGAATCGAACTCCTCTTTCCGCCTTGAAAGGGCAGCGTCCTAACCGATAGACGATAGGTGCAAAAAACTACAACAAATTTTTAAAGAACATTTGATTGATTTCTCAATTCATAGATGAAGTATAACACAACCATGAATCATTGTCAACCAGTGTGTTGTATTTCTACAACGTGTTTGGAGTAGGTGACAGGAATCGAACCTGCATAAAACGGGGTTGCAATCCGTTCCCTAGCCTTTCGGGTCACACCTACATTAATTTCTTCCTTGAACTACGGTGTGTTTCATCACGCCGCATAGTCCAATCGTATGTTCCACCATCTGGTAAAACTTTTTCTTCTACTGCATCAACACCAAACTTACCTACAATCTCTGTAGTGCCATCGGTGATGGTTACAAACTTGTTGTAACCTTTTGCAAACTTCATTGCATCGTCCAAAGTTGGACTTGCATTTAATATCATTCCATTTTCAATTTTAATATTCCACATAACTTCTCTTTCATTTGGTACCAGCGGTGAGACTCGAACTCACTCAAGAACGCTAATCTGGCGCTAAAAGGTGTATAAGACCTCTCTGACTACCCAGTCTCGCTGGCATTTACTGGCAGAAGGTATCGGATTCGAACCGATGCGCCGCTTTCGCAACGACAGTTTAGCAAACTGCTCCCTTAACCACTCGGGCAACCTTCTATGTTTGGCGGAAGACGGAGGAGTCGAACCCCATCCCATTTCTGAGAACCTGGTTTTCAAGGCCAGTCGCAGGACCATCCCCGCTGCATCATCTTCCATTAACCATATAGAAACACACTACCTAGTTTTAACTTCTAGCGTAGGACTTTCGCCTGCTATTGTAGCAGTGTGTTTTTATATGGCAGGGGTTATCAGATTCGAACTGATGATGACGATTTCAAAGACCGTTGCCTTAGGCCACTAGGCGAAACCCCAACATAAACTACAACAAATTTTTAAAGAACAGTGTGTATTGTAACAGAACCAAAGATTCTGGCAACCACTACGTTGTATTGAAACAACAAACAAAAAACCCTAGATTTTTTAGGTCTAGGGTTTTGTGTTTGGAGTCTTTTTTAGAACTTCTGTATTAGTTCTCCATCTTTACACAAAACCCGGTCGTAATCGCCCATGAGCTATCAGCGCAATTAAATGTGCGATACTCCGGCTGCAACGATAAGGATATGTGTTTAATATTTTTCATAGTGTTATTATATAGGAACTTTTAAGCCTCGGCAAGCGGTTTTTTGAAATTATTTTTTATATTTTTGTATTAAGTCTTGGATTGTATCATAATTTGGTTCAGCACACAAGACCGGAACGATTAACTTTACCACATCAACATCTAAATCCCACCATTTTAATTCCATTAATGCATCAACAATATGTTGTTCGAATCTAAGTTTGATTGGCTTTGCTGGATTTCCACCAACAAGAGTATAAGGTGCAACATCTTTAACAACATGAGAATGTGCAGCAACGACAGCACCATCACCAATTGTTATACCAGACATTAAGACACATCCTGTTCCTAACCAAACATCATTGCCAATAATGATATCACCATTTGTACCTGGATGTCCATCTACTTTAGATACATTGATTTCGCTTGTGCTTATGTGACCAAAAGGAAACGTTGTTATCCAATCAACTCTGTGATTACCACCAAGAAAAGCTTGAACATCTGCTGCAACTGAACAATATTTTCCTAACTTGACTTTTTTTCCTGGAAAATTTGTAACAATCTTTATGTTACCTTGGCCGTAAGTAAATCTATCCGCTTCAACTGACATTCTTTAATTTCCATGCAATAGGATAACAATTTATTGGACCGGAAGGATCAACAAAATCATCAAATACTTCCCACAAATGTTCCGATATTGCAAACTTTGTAAGTAATCCTGGTTCACGACCATAAGCATCTATCTCCCATGGCTGAACCCAATAATCAATTTTGTCTGGATCAACTCTCTTACCTCTCCATCTGGTCAATTCATCATTGGTTTCACCTTCGATGTATTGTTTCACATGAACCATTTCATGTGCCAGTGTTTCCAGTATTCTTCTTGAACCAAGGTTGGGATGAATCTCTATTAAGAATTTTCGAGGTTGTTTTCTGGTATTGTAATCTTCAATACTTGCAAAACCATATTCATTAATCTTTGTACAGAACTTTATTTCTGTTGTACAGTTGTTTCTTATGCGTGTATTGGGTATTAGTTCCTTGGCGTAAAACTGTGCTGCCCTTTCTATAAAGGGTTTGAAGTCTCTATCCGGACAGTTAACCACACGAATAATCATCCTGGTCTCCTAAGGGCGACATTACCCTTAGTTATTTAGATGATTAGATTTTTTCCACAGTGACTAAGGCTTTTTCCAAAAACTTGATACCATCATCACTCCGATAAGAGTTCCGGTATAAAACATGGTTAATACCACTTTGGTAGATAAGTTTGGCACAGTCCAAACATGGAGCATGGGTAATAAACATAGTAGCACCCATACCAGATTCGTTAGATTTAGCCAACTTGGCAATCGCATTTGTTTCAGCATGTAACACCTCAGGTTTAGTTTTTAAATAATAACCACCTAACTCATCACCTTCTTCATACTCACAGTTGTTATCCCAACCTGAGGGCATACCATTGTAACCAATTGAAATAATTCTGTCATCTTTGACTACAATGGCACCAACATGAAGTCTAACAGCCGAGGACAATTCTGCGAATGTCTCAGCCACTTTCATATACGCATCACGAAATTTTTGTTTCACAGGACCTCGTAATCTTCTTTACCACATCCACATTCAGGACAAATAAAGTCATCAGGCAATGTGTTCCATGCACCTTCTGTTGCTTCATCATGTTCATGTCCACAAACTACGCACACATGTATTTCACTCATTATAGTTCTCCCAATTTTTGTTGATATGCTTCTGCATGGCGTTTTTCAATCTTAGTCAAAGCAGCGAAACGTTTTTCTGCCTTAGCAAGTACTGCACGGAATTCTTCAGCGTGAGTTTGTGATTCTGCAATTTGATGTGCAGCTTCACGAACAGCTTCCTGATTTCCTTCTAACTCTGCTTCTGCTTTCATATTTGGATACATCTGTGTGAACTCATATGTTTCACCTTCAATTGCTTTCTCCAAACATTCTTTGGTTGATGGTTTACCAATCAACAACTCCAAATGACCCCATGCATGAAGCAATTCTTGGTCAGCTGTGTGTTCAAAGTGTTTTGCAATTTCTTCGTGACCTTCTTCACGAGCAATCTTAGCAAAGTAACGATATTTGATATGTGCCTGACTTTCTCCAGCCAATGCACTCTCAAGATTTTTAATTGTAATCGACATGATACTCCTTAATAAAAATGGTGGGCCCACTAGGAATTGAACCTAGACTCAATGAATTATGAGTTCACTGCTTTACCATTAAGCTATAGGCCCTTATTTGACGTATTCTAATGATTCTTTCCTCATTAGTTTAGGTGTTTCCCTAATACCAATGTTCTTAATTACGTAAACGAATTGAACACCATCAATCTCTTTAGTCTCTGGTGAACACACGTAGTAATTCTCCAACGTGGTTTTAACACGAACTTTTTTGATGTATTGTTTTTCAGTTTTCATAGTGATATTATACAGGTAAAAAAAGAGGTTGTCAAGCAACCTCTTTACTATTACCGGAACTTTTCTGGATAATTCAGTTGTTCCCACTCCTCATCGGAGACAGGCCACCAATTCATTCGCTGTCCTTAATAGTAATTTTCTTAACGGCATCTTGAACTTTGACCATGTTTTCTAACCAAATTTTAAGCATGCCATTCATCATTTCTGCATCTTTGATTTCTACTTTATCTGCGAGAGTAAAGGTGCGTTCAAATGCACGGTTGGCAATACCTTTGTATAGATATTCCTCAGAATCATCTTCTTTAGATGCAGCTTTAATTACAAGTTTATTTCCTTCCAAAGTCATCTCAATATCGGACTTAGCAAAACCAGCAACTGCCATTTCAATGACGTACTTGTTTTCTTTTACCTGTTTGATGTTGTATGGAGGATATGCTACGGCTTTAGATGCAGCGGCCGCTGCTGCTTCACGCATAAGTTCCAACGTGTCGTTGAATCCTACACTGAATGGTTGAATTTGGCTGAACATTTTGTCGGCCGTGAAAAAATCTTTCATAAGATTTGTCATGTGTTTCTCCTAAAAGCGAGATTAAAAAATTGATACCCCGAAGGCGTATCGGTTGAGGTACTGGTTACGTTCTCCAGTGACAATACGTTTGCCCGTTTTAGTACGCTCCTAAGGTAGGTGGAGCACCTTTTTTCCCATCCCGAATGGGACTATTATATCAGTATTTATACTAGTTGTCAAGAACCGTTCGGTTTTTTACCAATATTATACTTTGGTGTAAGTTGCCAGTCATTCTTTTCTTTGTGTGACAATATTTTAATCTGTGACAAGAAGATAGGTGGTGGCACCTCGGTTTGTTTTTTGTTGACAATCTTTACCAAACCCCAATCTTCCAATAGGTTTGCAATGGCATTCCTACGTGATAGGTCGTTTTCGGTAATGTCGGTTGGTTTGCCATCTAAGGCAAATAGTTCTTTGAAATGTACCACATAGTATTGTCCACGCTTGTGGAGAATGTGGCAAGATTGGTACAGTGTCTGGTCTTTCTTAGAGGCAACACCAATACGGGTCAGTGTCTCACGTACCTTTAAAAAATCATCTTTGTCATCCAACGTCACTTCAACTAAGTCTTTAATTTCTATCATTATTCTTCACTCCGCCTGTATCTATTTTTGTTTTTATATCAGCGATTTGTTCATCGGTGAGGATACGTAGGGCTTCTTTAGCCTTGGAGTTTGAATACCCAAAATAGGTTTTCACGCACTCAATATCCTTCTCAGAATCGGCCTTTTGCCATGGAACGAACTTACGTTTCATAGGCCTGATACTATTTAGAAGATACTGGTATTGCATGTCCTTGTCGATTCCTGGCCAGAGGTTCATGTCGTTGGCGTACAAGACACAATCTAAATGGTTGGACAAAGACCTATTGATTAGAAAAGGTGCATAATCTTTGAAGTCCAATTCACCATCCGGCACCTTCTTTCTCAGGATGTAATCGGCATAATCGAACGGACTCATTTGAATTCACATTCGACCATAATTTCTGTCAGACAGGCAATCAAATTGATTTCATGGTCTGCAACAAAGGCTGATTGATATTGATACTTTGCCAAGATTAGTACCATTTGTGGCACAGAATTTGGTTTCAACTTCTCATACAAACCATCATAGATATTTCTAAAGATTCTGGTGATATCATTATCAAGGTTGTTTGTGACCCATTTACGACAAGAAGCAAAGTCTTTGTTCATAAGTGAAGTCACCAACTCATTTAGCTGCACATCGGAAACTGATGCAAGAATACCTTTGTCAATTGTGCCGCTAACACTATAACGCTGAAGCTCGTTGAGAACACGGCGATTATCAGGAAAATGTTTCGTGATAACGGCAGCAACCACTTGCTTATCATAAGTAACTCCTTCTTGTTCAAGAATCCACTCAACACGTTTGAAGAAGGCAGCTGCCATCTTTTGTTTACTGCCATTGATTTTAAAATCAACAACGGTACAACGAGAATGAATTGGGTCAATGATTCTGTTTTTAAAGTTACATGTGAAGATGAAAGAACAGTTAGATGCAAACTCCTCAATCGCACCACGCATGGCAGGTTGAGTTGAATTTGGATTTAGATAGTCCGCTTCGTCAATGATAACGACCTTGCGGCCGCCTGACAGGGACATAGATGATGCATAGTTCTTGATTTTGTTCCGTAGAACATCAATACCCGATTCGTCTGAACCGTTAATCATAATGTAATCGCAACCGACTTCTTCACAAAGTGCTTTTGCAATTGTAGTTTTACCAACACCAGCAGAACCAGACAACAAGAGGTTAGGAATCTCTTTGCGGTTTACATACTCCTGAAATGTTGCTTTGATACCATCAGGAAGAATACAATCTTCAATAGTTTTAGGACGATACTTTTCGACCCATAAAATGTGCGACATTCAAATTCTCCATAATATAAAATAAAATTATAACATGGCCCGAAGGCCATGTCAAGTCACTTAGAAATAGATATAATCTTGTTCACCACCACGGACATCTTGTGGCAAAGCACCCATAGTATGCCATGGAAATTTTCCATTTAATTGATAATATTCAAAAACACTCAACAAAGAGTTTTCGAGGTTGCTTAGATTGTTAACCATCTTCTGACGTTTCTCTTTGGCAGTTGATAGTTTGTCCGTTAAACTTCCTGTATGTAGTGTGAAGTAGGATTCACGTTTTTCAGAATGATATTTTTTAATAGCATTCATCAAAATTTCATATTCATATCCCTCTAAAATTGACCAACCAGTTTTTTGTCGAGTCATATCAAATTCACCAAAAGCAACAAGGTCTGTATTTTTTTGCAAAAATTCACCCACATCACTTGCAGTATAAGTGATATAATCTCTGTATGGGTTTTTACCACTCTTTGATAGTTTACGAATCGTATCTCTCACAATTTTGGATCTTGTTTGCCAGTGCATGTATGTGCAAACAGAATCAACATAAGATTTAATACTATCCTCTTTTGCTTCAACCAATTTTGAAGCATGGTCTATCAATCGACAAATAATATTTACAACATCTTCCTCGCAAGAACCTAACTTTGGAGATTCATTGTTTTCTTTTAATTGGAATGTACGAATAGCATCTTCATATCCATATCCAGAATTTGGAATTAATTCATAGATATCAAACACCCATTCATCGAAACCAATATTTTTCATGGCTTCGAAACTATGGTTGCCTGTAATTAATTCATACTTTGTGATAATTCCACCGTCATTATTGGATTTTTCAATCACCGAAGGAGGCATTTGGGTGTAATCAATACCTTGAGCAAATGAAATTTCCAATCGTTGAATATGAGAAACGTTTTTACCTTTCATCCTAACAGGATTACCAGTTTTAAAAGCAGGGGAATTTATCTCCGAGAATTTAATGCGGACACGGTCTTTGAATCGTATGCCTGGAGATTTGATTTGTGTAAACGTGACCTTATTAGGGTCGATAGTTTTTGTATCGAACATGATTTTTCCTTATAAAATAAGTAGGTGCTGTAAGAAAACCTTAACAAGACACGAACTCTAATTAAAAATGAAACAATAATTATTGTTTCAATACTATATCCAATTTTTTACGATTGAATTTCATCGTGCCATTTAAAGCCAAGCAGTAACTTGGCAAAAAATCTTACGACTGTATTTGGCTTAGTGGGTCTATACACAAACATTCCGCTTGTGATTTCCCACTTACCAACATTCTTTTCACTAGGTCTTATAACAAACTCGGTTGTTGGTTGTGACCATGATGCTGCGATTGTTCCAATACCAACACCACCATTACTAATTAAGTAACTGCCACTGGTGACAGGACTCCATTGTTTGTTTCGCCACTCTGCAATCCATTGTTCACTTGGAGTAAAATCTAACTCCAACGAAGTTTGTTCCGTTAGTGGATAGAAGAATGGTATTTCAATTTGTTGCATCTGGAAATGGCCAAATCATTTCTAGTTCAAGTTCAGCGACTCTATTTTGCAATACATGAATTGCTGTATTGTAATGACCAGTGCCTTCTTGACTTGGATCATATCTGGATTGTAATACACTGATTTCTTTTTCAAGTACAGCAATGTACTGTTCTTTATCAATCCATGTGCGTATTTCACCCATCATTTAACTCCATTCATACTTTCAAACAAGGCTTCAAATTCTTTTGATTCTGCCACTTCAGTTTGAAATGAGTTTTTAAATTGTGTTTTTGCCATACGCTTGATAATCTTCTTAGGCACTTTTAATTCTTCATTGGCAACATCTACAATGTCTTTCATTGCATCGTTGTTTGATTGATTTCGGTTCATGTGTAGAACCATTTCATCAACATAACCTTTAAGTTTTTTCAGTTGGTCTTCATCAAAAGAACCAAATAGTGTATTTACTTTAGTCATATTATTCTCCGAACGACAAGTCAGATTCTTTGGCTTCGATGGCGATCCAGTATTCCATATCTTCTTTAGTGTTCTTGAAGTATGACAAACCTTTAGATGAAATTTGTACTTCATAAGAACCAGAAATCATTTTAAAGTTCTCTGTCAAAAACAAAGCCTTAAACTTCTTGCCGTTACCATCAGCAATTTCTGTTGAATCGGTATGTGCAGAGTTATCTTTTGCATCACAGGTTGTGATAGAAATCTTTTCACCATCAGACATGATGGCAATGTTAGGTGATTGTAGGATGCTCGCAGTCTTTAGGATAGAAGCAAGTTCTTCTTCTTTCAATGTGAATGACACATCAACAGAAGGCAATGTTAATTCTTTATCTGGTGGTGTCACAATCATGCTCTTTGCAGTTTTGCGATAGTTTAGTTTCTTACGACCAACTTTGAAGATAACATGTTTGTCATCAAAATCAATTTCACCATCTTTGTACAGAGATTGTACGGACAAAAACTGGTTCAAATCATAGATGCAGAAATCCTGTGGAAAGTCATCTTTGATGCCTGCCTTTGCCAAGACAGTCTTTGTTGCGGAAATAGTTGTCAATTTCTTACCAGTCTTAAACTCAATACCAGGATTAATGTTGGCAAAGTTTTTAAGAACCGTTAAGGTCTCATTAGATAATTTCATTACGATACTCCTTGTTTCAATTCACTCATTATACCTGGACCATAAGAGGTTGTCAAGCATTTAATCAATTTGTTCTTTAATTCTTCCAAAGAACCTTGGTTGTCAATGTGATGGTCAACGTAACCACCAATCCAACGCCATTCAGATTCATGTACACCAGATTGCTTCAACATAAATTCTTCCGCTTTCCAGTCACCACGATTGGCCTTGGATGCAATCTCATACCAATGTGGTGTAGTACCACGTTGTATCTCTATGAGAATGCCTTTGTTCTGATGAACGAATTCAATTTCATTTTGAAAACGTACATCAGTAATAACATAATCTTGATTTGGATTTTTTTGTATATAATTTTTCAATTTGATGATCCAAAAATCAGAGTGAAAAACTTCACGACCAACTTCTGTACCCATTAATTGTAGTGCTAGTCTTGGTGTAAACTCACGACCAAATTCTTCTGACCAGAATTTATCTGGTTGTTCACGCCATTGTCTGGACTGTTCAGTATCACCTTCTAATAGGTGTCGTGGCCAACCAAACATTTCTGCGGCAACATCTTTAACACCTTTGGCAAAACTCACAGGAGTAAAGCCAAGGTCTTTAAGAATGTCACCGGCAGTGCCTTTACCTGAACCAATGAATCCAAGTAAACCAACAATCATTACATTTCTCCAACGTAATTTGCTACTGCTGGCATATCACCTTTAAAGTGATAGGTACCAATGTGGTCTGCTCGCATCCAAGGACACAACCAAATAGAACCACCAATCTTACGCCACAGTTGACAGAACATGTAATCTTCTGACAAGTAACGGTCTGAACCACCGCCTGTTGGAGAATCTTTGGTGTCAATCAACGTATCAAAGAACGCATGAATGTAACGTGAACCATCAAAGTTGGCTTGGCCAACGTGGTCTGGTTTGTAACGTAGATGTGGGAATGCTTCTGCAAACTTAGGGAAAACTTCACGTTTAACCATCATAAAACCGGTACCGATTTCCAACACTTCAAGTGGATCGGCAACACTAAATTTATCTGTGCCTCTTACTGGATTGAAAACATAATCACCAGTAACTTTATCTAAAGCACTTGCTTCCATATCTGGATTTTTAGCCAATGCTTTCTTAACTGACGACCACTTAATCGCTTTCTTAGGATAAGGACCACCAATAACATCCTTGTCTAAGGCCAACAAGGCAATAACATCTTGTGGATTGAAGTGAATATCAGCATCAATGAACAACATGTGTGTGCAATCTGAACGGTGCAAGAATTCATCAACAAGATAATTTCTAGCACGTGTAATTAAAGACTCATTGAAAAGAAATGAGAATTTCACTGTAACACCATATTGCATACAGAGTGCTTGTAAATCAAGACATGCCTTGGCATAAAGTCCATGATTCATGCCGCCGTACATAGGTGTAGCAACGAAAATGCTTTTCTTCTGAAGTTCTTCTTTTTTAATTGAAATTTCCATTTTCTCTCCAAAACAAAAATAGGGATCCGGCATGGATCCCTATTAGCTTAATAATTAAGCGCTGAAGCTGTAACCAGCTTTAAGTGCGGTACGAACCATTGCTTTAGTTGGTGTACCCAAACGGTATACAGATACCTTAGAACCATCACCACGTGTTTTGGTGTTGGTGTAGATGCAGTGGCCTTCTTGGCGCAACTCATCAATACGTGCGGAAACATTTTGGATTCCGAAACGAGCACGTGCTTGTGCTGTGGAAAGGGTGTTGTAACCCTCAGTCTTGCTCAAATAATTGAGGATTTTTTCTTTCGCAGAAATTTTGGTAGTCATAATAATCTCCTAATGACAAAGTTAAAAACAAAAGTCTTGCATTTCGCAAGTATTCACATTATACTATTACTTAGTGTGTGTGTCAAGTATATTGGCGGTATACTTTTTTATCTGCCAACTTGTGGTAGATACTTAGCCTTGGTTTCTTCCCAAGACAGGTATATCAAGTCATCATAAAATAATGATTCATAAGATACATTATTCTTTTTCTTCAACATTGATATACGACCTTTGGCATATTTGGTTTTCCAAATTTGCGTCAAGGTTTCTTCACTGGTATCAAATGATTTGACCAGTTGTTCATCACCAATTTCTTTCCTAAGATATTCATTGGTGTTGTTATAGAGAGGTGAGAAATAGATGCCTCTCTGATGCTCTGTACGGATAAGTTCTTTTGGAATACCCAACTTACCATACGCAAAATTTAATGTACGATTTTTGTGGTCACGTTTAAGTGGCAAACCTTTTTGATTCTTGGCTTCCCACCACTCAAAATATTTACGTGTGTGATTCTCTTTTACCCAATCATAAATCATTGCTCTGGTTTTTCTGGACGGTTCAAAAGCAACCGAACCACTAGAGAAACCCATTTTGTTCCAATGTTCAAGACCATCATACTGAGATAGACCATTGGACTTAGTGTTGCCATAAAGGGAAGTAGTTGTAACTCCAACAAGAACGTCTCCATATTGTCTTTTCCAATCATTCTGTACGGTATCAGCAAGACACAACAATGCCAACAATTTACCACCCATATAATTGAAACCAAGTGGTTGTAGTGGAACGATTGTAGAACCAATTGCTGTATGATTAATCATGCCTTGTTGTGTCTTAACATCACGTGGCCAACCAATTGCGGTATCTCTTGGAGTCAAGTCCAAGAAGTCAGATGATATACAGATAACACCAAGATACTTGTCGGTGTTTTCATCAACCACAGTGTAATAAAGATTGCGGCCAATGTTGGAGTTATTCTTCATCGTAGAAGAAAATGTACGTACTGTATTCCATGTTTCTGCCAAAGGTCCGTTAGATAAGACTAATCTTGGCTTTAATTTTTCATAGTCATCTGGACCTTCTGGCATCCAAAAGTTTTTTTTGACTTTCTCAACCAGTTTCTTTTGTGTAACATCTACCAATTGCACTTCTTCATCAAAGAGTGTACTGATTGTTCTGGTTGGATATTTCTCATGCACCTCTAACCACTTTTGATATAAGGTATACTCACGTACATCCATTTGTGAGGCATACGTAAGGTCCTTAATCAATATCTCTTTCAATTGCTCAGTGTCAATGTGTTCGAAACGTTCAGGATCATTTAGTACCTGCCATTTTTCCCACTGAGCATCAACATAATCTATAGGTGTGGCCATTAAGTTCTTTTGGTTTTCTTAGGGTTAAAGTACTTGCGTCTAATTTTATCCAACTTTTTCAAACCAAATTGTAACGCAAGTGGTTTTACACGACTAGTATACACTATCCCGTTCATGTGGTCAAGCTCATGAAGAAAACATCTTGCAGATATGCCATTAAAAGTTTTGGTACGTTTCTCACCTGTGAAATCCTGGTATTCAACCTCTACAGTTTCTGGTCTGGTAATGTGGAGATTTAAGAAAGGAAATGAAAGGCATCCTTCTTCCATGTGTTTTTCGCCACTTGATGAAATGATTTTTGGATTGAAATATGCCACATATTCTTCACCGGCACCCATAACAAAAACACGGTATTCAAAACCACATTGATTTGCAGATAGACCAATACCATGATGTTTTCTACAAGTCTCCACCAATGTAGATGCAAAACTATTTGGATTGATTGGTGCATTTTCAAAATCAAACTCTGGTAGGACTTTGTAAAGTGCTGGATGGTCTGGCGGTACCAAGTCAAACGTTTCAACCTTTTCGGCTGTCGGTGCAACCTTAATCGTTTCTTCTGTGTTATATAAGACAATATCTTCTGTATTCATTTTGCAATCCTTGAAAAATTATTTTTCTTTTCAAATTTAATAACCGAACGGAACTTATCGAACAGTTGGTCGCCTTTATGTGAGATAACAAACACGTTCGTATCTGCACCCATTTCTTGTATCAACTTCAGAAATTCTTCAGTACCTACGGTATCAAGGCTAGAATCAAACACTTCATCAAGTATCAACAAATTTGTATTCGTACTATTCTTTAGTTTGGCAATCTGTCGCCAAGTAAACAATAGTGCCAAATCAATACGCATTTTTTCACCTTCCGAAAAATTGGCATAAGAGAAGTCATCACGGTGTCTACTCTTAATTGTTTCTTCAAAGTTTTCGTTGATGTTAAAGTTGACAAAGAAGTCCATGGCTTTCAGGTACTTGTTAATCAACTTATTCATAATTGGCAAATATTGTTTAATGATACGTGTCTTAATGCCGCCATCTTTCAACAAAGTACCTGCAAATTCATGGTAATGTTTTTCGGTCAAACTCACTTCATAAGCTTTACGGTGTTCTTCCAGTGCAGTATTCAATTCAGTTAACTTTTGGTCACTACCTTCTGTGTTGGTTTGTTTCTTAGTCAACTCATCAATCTCAGTATTCAACTTGGTGATGTAGTTGTTTATTGCTGATATGGTAGAAGTATGTTTAATAACTTCACCATTATGTTCACTGATATGCGAAAGTATATCTGTTATTAATTTGATTTCGGCAGTTACTTTGGTTAGTTCCTGTTCAATCTCAACCAATCCAGTTTTTTGTGTAGTGATTTTCTCTGACTTTTCTTGTACTTGAGAATCTTTCCACTCAGGTGTGATAGACTGTTTGCAAGTTGGACAATCGTGGTTGTTTTCATAGAAGTCAATCTCCTTTTGGTTTCGGTCAATATTAGTTTGCACTTTACCTTTGATTTGAAATAGACTCTTGGATTTTTTATCCAGCTTCTCTTTCTTATCACCAACCCTATTCTGTAATACCGCAATATGTTTATTAATCAACTGAATATCACTTTGCAATGTACTCATTTGAGTTTTTGATTTTTCTATTTCTTCCTGTTTGCGTTTAATTTCTGCATCATGGTTCTTTTTATGTTCTTCGATGTTTTGTTTTTGTAGAGTTATCTTTTCTTCGGTAAGAGAAATTGCATACTTGGTTTTATTCAATTCTTCTTTGATGGCCGAGTTCTTCTCCTTGATAACATTGTTCATTGAGGAAAAAATTTGAATGTCTAGTAGGTCTTCAATGATTGCTCTACGGTCAGATGCCGATAACTGCATGAACGGAACAAATGATGCTGAACCAAGAATGACAACCTGCGTAAAGGACTTGTAATTTAGTTTGAGAATATTATTCTCTAGTATCTCTTGATAGTCTTTTGCAGCTGCATCTTGGTTCAGCAATACATCATTCAGATAAATTTCAAATACATTTGGTTTAATACCACGAATTACTTTGTATCTTTTTTGTCCAATATTGAAATGAACTTCTACAACGGCTTCTTTGCCGTTGACAGAGTTGAGTAATTGTGGCTTGTTAATCTTACGAAAAGGTTTACCAAACAATCCAAAACATAATGCATCCAAAATTGTGGACTTGCCTGCGCCATTGTGACCAATAATCAATGTGTTATTGGACTTGGTAAAATCAATTTCAGTAAAGTGTGCTCCAGTGGATAGAAAATTCTTCCACTTAATCTTTTGGAATAAAATCATGCTTGTTCAGTATTCAATGCCTCTACGTAGAGTTCTTTCAATAATGTTTTCAACTTGTCGTTGTCAATACTTTCTTCCGTAATACCATCAACATACTTGTTTAATATGGTGAGTGTGTCTTCGGCTTCATCAATCGCTTCATCACCATCTTCTAATTCTGTAAAATCTTCTGCAATAGTAATATCAGCAGGGTTTACATTATACAGGTTATTCATGAATTTGTCAAACAAATACGGGTTGTTTTTATTAATTACAACCACTTTAACATATGTGTTTGTGTATGGTTTTAAATCTTTACCGTCAATCTCTTTGATAGATTGTTCTTTGTCATCGTAAATAATACGATGGAACATTTTATTTGGATTTTCTATGAATTCAAGTTGGTGAGTATCCAAGTCAAACAAATGAAAACCCCGAGGGTCATTATAATCCTGCCAAGTAAGTTCGTATGGATTGCCCAAATAGTAGATATCATCACTAGAAGATTTGTGATGGTAATGACCACTAAAAGTGTGACTAAACTTCCTAAAAATACCACGGTCTAACCCTCCTTCAGATGGCATACCACGATACATGGCAAAGCCTGCAATTTCAAAATGACCCATACAAAACTTTGCATCGGTCTCTTTCAATGTCTCTAAAGAATCTTCATAATTCTCGGGACAAATCCAAGGCATCATACAAATCTTATGTGGTCCAACATATATTTCGGTTGGATGGTCAATAACATTTAGTGTAATACCGTATTCACCTAACAACAAGTCGGCAGAATTAACATCGTTGGTATTTTTAAAGTATGTGTCGTGGTTACCGGCCAACATATGCACTTGAATGCCCAAGTCAAACAACGGGTCAAAGAACATTTGTTTGGCACGTTTCAATGAGAAGAAGTTAACATACTTTCTACGGTCAAACGTATCACCAAGAATAAGTACGGTATCAATTTTTTCTTTTACCAAGGCCGGAAAGAAAGTCTCTTTATAAAACTTCTCAAAGAAATCCAAAAACAATGTTGAATCGTTTCTGGCACCAAAATGTTGGTCGGTAATTATCGCAACTTTCATACTATATTTTTCATCAACTTTTCTGCTTCCGCATCCACAACTCTTTGCCTCAACTCTGTTGTTGAGAAGGTGTGTTCACGTTTATTAAAGTAAAATTTTATACCTTTATTCATACACTCTTGTCTACCAGTAAAGGTTTTGCTTTCATACTCATCACCTAAGATTCTAACATTAATTGGAAAAGAAAGCAATATATCCAACAGGTCTTTTTCCGTGGCATAAACCACAATTTCATCCACATATTTGCAGGCCTGTAGTTGTACATACCTTTCAAAAATGCTTTGAACCGGTCTGTTCTTTTCTTTTGGTCTATCAATAGTGGGGTCAGTTTGTAATCCAACTATAAGATAATCACACTGTTGTTTGGCTTCCTTGAGCATTATAATATGCCCAGCATGAAACAAATCAAAAGTGGAACAAGTAAATCCAACTTTCATTATATCACTCCTCAATAAATTTTTCAAGCCCTTTTGGTTTCTTTGCAGCGTCTTTGCCAGCCTTCTTAGTTTTTCTGGCATCTTCATATGTTTCAATGAACTCTGCAATATTTTCATATAGTTCGAATTGTTTGGTACTACCATCTTCCGATTCTAACATTTCAAATTCATCCAGAATACCATACATCTCTGTGGCCTTGTACTTGACGTATAGTTGTTTCTTTTCTTTTTGTATTCTACGTAGGAATGCAAAGTAGATAACTTGTGTAAAATAGGCAAATGGATTGTTAGACTTAGACGGGTCAAAGTTCTCAAAGTACATCAAGCAGTTTTCAATACCATCGGAAATCATTTCGTCACGGTAAGTGTAGTTGATGAAGTTTGGTTTGTGTGATAGACCTTCGGCAATTTTCATAAAGCATTCACCAATGTAATTGGGAATGTTTGGTTTTGGTTTGCCAGCCTGTTCGGCCTCTACGCATCTGGTCTTGTAATCGACAAGTGCCTTTAGGAAGTCTGCATTGTTTATATAATGTTTCTGTTTACTCATTCAAATGTACCATAAAAAGTTGTTGACAAAGGGCTTGACATGTGATATAGTCCACGGTGTCCCCCTATGATATTAATGTATTAAGGATTTACCAATTTCCTTTTCTTCGAAAGCTGCTAGTATCTCATCGTTGAGATCCACTTCTCTTTCTTTTCTCTCAGAGTCTTTCAATCTAATAACAGACATTGAATAGTATTCTTCAAAATCATCGGTTGGATCCATCGTGCAGAGAATGTTATCCATTCTCATCTCAACAGATTCACCTTTCATTACGGCCATTGGTAACCAGTATTGCAATACCAGATTCATGCCTCTGAGTTCAAACAACATGGGATTGTCAATCACCACTTTGTTATCTTTTTCAAAAATGCAGTCACAGATTATATCCAGACCATCTTTTAAACGTAAAATTTTAACTGCCATTTTTTAGTCCTATATTGTAAATCTTAAAAGAGAACTGTTCTTCATTATATATCTTCACTCTTTCAACGAAGTGTTGTAAAGTAAAGTTTGTGTGTTTTTTGATTCTTAAGTCGTCTGCAATATCATAAAGTGTTGCAATCTCTTTGTTATCAGATTGCCTTAATCCACGGCCAATAGATTGTAAATTTCTAACTCTCGATTTTGACGGCGATGTGAATATGATATTGTGTAAGTTTTTGATGTTGATACCGGTACTTGTTGTACCAAACGATGCCACAAAGATGGCGTTTTCGGATATCTCCATGAGTCTGCGTATTTCTTCTCTGACATCCGTTTCAACGTCACCGTCAACAAAGAATACATTTCGGCCAATTGCCTTTTCTTTAATCATTTCGTAAAGTAACTTACCATGCTTCTTCATTTGAAACAACACCAACGTGTTCTTGTTCAAACTTACGGCTAAGTTACGAATAAAACGATTTCGATTTTCAGATTCAATTAAAAATTTCAATTCATCTGGATAAGACTTGTCTTTCATTTCTTGACAAATCTCATCAGAATGTTTCAACACCAAACACTTGATATTAAATGGAGATAATTGTTTCTTATCAATCAACTCTTTGGTGGTGATAACCTTTTTAGTTGGGCCAAATAAACCTTCTAATACCAGTTTGTGTGTTTTGGTTCCGTCCAAAGTTCCAGTAAGACCAACTCGGTATTTGGCATTAACACAGGCTGTCAGTATAGATGTTAAAGACTGTGCCTTGAATAGGTGTGCCTCATCACCAATCACATAATCGAACTGTTGAAAATACTCTGGTGGAAGTTTGTACAATGATTGCCAAGTGGATATTGTAAGTTTTTTATCAGTTACTTTATCTTTACCTTGGTAGATTCTGTGTACATTATCTTCAACATCAAAACCATTTTCACTTGAATAATCTTGGAAGTCTGTGTACAACTGTTCTACCAATGATGTTGTCGGTACAATAATTAAACCTTTCAGGTCTTGATAATCCAATAATTGTCTAAACAACAAGTATATGATAAGTGATTTGCCTGATGCGGTTGGTGACAACAATAAGGTTCTACGTTTCTGTATTGCTTCAATAAACGCATTTTGTTGATGTTCTCTGACACCGATTGGTTTACCATTTGAATGTAGATTCAAAGTATCAAAGAACTTGTGTGCATGATACACAGAATATTCATCTTCAATCAGGTCATGCGAGTATGCATACTCACGTTCATCACAAAACTCTGTAAGATATGGAATCAATCCAAGATATAGTTGACTGGTCTGTAGATTGAATAGACGAATCTTACCATCCCAAATGCGATTCCGATAGGCTGGAACGAACTGATAACCAGGTACAAAGAACGTGAAGTATTCTGACAGTTCCCTTGCAACGTGGCGTTCACAGACCACTTTGCCGTACACCTCATTTACTTTTGTTATTGTAATGTGTTCAACCATAATGATATCTCAAACCGTAATATAATGCCAAACACACAAAATAAAAAACGACATAATATAAAGCCCTAGTTCTCCACATGGTTGCAGCAAAAAACATGCCAACCATAAAAGAAAAAAGGTTTAATGTATCAATTGAAATTGATAGTATATTATTGTCCGGCAACGAATTTCTCCCAAGAAATAAAATCTCTTAACTGCCACGTTCTTTGTTTAAGTTCTGCTAACACGGATTCGATTACAGAAATAACTTCTTCGTGGTAGACCTTCTTCTCAAGCAACTTGATAAGGTCTTTGTCTGCTTCTAGGTAAGTATTGATATCCGATTTGAGTGCAAACTGGAATGGTTCCCAACCGTATTGTTCCAATTCTTCTTCGGACATTTTGCCAGTAAAGTATTCCCATTTTACTTTACGCATACGTAGATAATCAAAGTGTGCTTTCTTTGATGCAATTTTATGTTTAGTAAGAATGCCAAGATACTTACTATGATATTTGGGAATGTTTAGTAGTTCTTTAGATGGCTCGGTTTGGTCTATAACCGCATCCGATTCCCACATTTTTAAAACTTGTTCAAGTGTTTCCATATCTATTCAAATATATCAAATTATTCTTTAGAATCAACAACTTAATGTCATTCTATCTATTCAAAACATTATAACACAAAATGATTAAACTGTCAAGTATGTATATGATTGATATCTAAATGTTGCCGTTGCGGTCAATATTGTATCCGCAGATTGTGTGGTATCAAATCTAATATCTCCAATACTCAATGGAAATACGTTAACATATTGTATTCTCAACAAAGGATTATTTAATCCACTCAACACAGTTAAAGTAGCATCCGAAAAATGTTTATTCATTTGTAGTTCTCTACTACCGTCACGTTTTTCAAAACCATTTGGATCAGCCATAGACAAGAACCAATCATACAAATTTTTCCATCCTTGCAATTCTTCATCCAATATAAACTCTACGACCAATGGATCGTATGTTAGTTTAGTGCCAGGTGAAAACATATCCAAGAATGGTGTTGCCCTACTTACTTCACCCAAACTTACACCAGGAAGATTAACTGTTTGGCAGAAATATTGTGTGGTTCTAATTCTGTCAAATGTCAACAAAAACTTTGTTGGTTGTAATAGGTTTGTATTTTCAGGACTTCTGTTTAGTGCTGTCATTTTATCTCCTCTATCAGTATTTAGGAGCCAAAAAAAAGACCACCCGAAGGTGGTCTTAAAATATCACTCTGCGGTGACTTTTTATCTTACATCAAGTTTTTAACTTGGAAGATACGGTAGTACACGTTTGTACGTGGGTTCAATGCACCGTTGCCAGATGCAAGACCGTTTGCGAATGGGTTTGCAACCATGCCGTAACGAGTCTTGAAACCAATCTTTGGTTGGAATGTGTACTGGTCAACTGCACGAACCATTTGTAGAGGAACGTATGGGCAGTAGAATAGACCAGCGTCATAAGGAGAAGAACCCTTATAACCGATTGTAACCAATTCTTGGTTAGATGTGTAACCACCGAAGTATGGGTCGATGTAGACCTTGATACGACCGTGCAACATACCAGCAAATGTGTTACCAGTGTCATCAACTTGCAAGTCAGCAGACAATGCAGGAGTGTACTGTAGAACACCAGCCATAGCCATAGCGGAAGCAACGTCAGATGATACAATCATCACGTTACCTTTACCTCTACGAGTTTGTTTTGCAATAACGTTAGCATCACGTTCGATTTGGAAAATCAAACCTTTGAAACGTTCAACTGACCAACGACCGTTAGAGTCTGTGTCCAAGTCAAATGCACCAGCAGTTGTGGTACCATATTGAGCACCTGCAACAGCAGTTGTATAGATTGTACGGATAACTTCACGGTTGATTTCAGACAAAATTTCTGTAGAAAGGATGTTTGACAACTCTGTTTCTGCGTCCAAGCCATGAATTGCCTTCAAGTCTTGTGCAAGTTCTAGAGAGTATTCAGCCTTCAAAGCACGTGATTGTGCAGTAACAGTAACTTTCTCAATTGAGAATGCCATTTGTTTGAAAGGACTATCTGTATCAGCACCCAAAGCTTCAGCAGTTGCTGTAGTCATTGCGATACCAGTTGTATAGTGGTTAGCAGTCAAGTCTTGAACAGGGCTTGTACGGATGTCAGTTGCGTTGTTACCACGAAAACCGTATGGGTTAGATGTAGACAATGCACCAGAGAATTCTGTATTTGCTTCGTTGAAGAATGCTTCGTTTGTATTTGATGGACCACCTGATTGTGTGTCGTAACGAGCACGCATTGCGAAGATAAGACCTGTAGGTCCTGTCATTGGCTGAACGCCAGCAACGTCATAAGCAATCAAGTTAGGCAATGCACGGCGAACCAAGCTAATCAAGATTGGATCGTAGTTAGAAATGCCAGAACCTGTAACGTTTGTTGGTGCAGCAGAAACAGCAGTTTCATTCAACTGTTGTGCAGCAGCAGCCATTTCACGTTGTTGGTTTTCCAAAACAAGTGCTGTAACAGCTTTCTTGTATGGGTCTTTGATAGACTCTAGGCCTTCGTGCTCAAGCACTGGTGCCCATTTCTTTTGTAGTTCTTCTGTTAGATACATGAGTGTCTCCTTGTAAGTATCTTTTGTTGGTAAATTTTATTTATTTAACCAATGATTTAGAGATGATTTGTGCGTACTGTGCAATTGCAGGATCAACAGCAGCCGATGGTGCTTTTTCGTCCTCAACTTCAACAGCTTCGTTCAGGGCAGAACTAACTGGTGCTTTAACTGATTGTTGGAAGTATGAATCTACCAATGTTTCTAGTTTGCGACCAAATTCTTCTTCAGTAGTAAACTCAACGCTCTCTGCGAGTGATTTAAGTTTCTCTACTTGTGTCTGCGTTAGGCCTTCACATACTGCATGTATAGCCTCATTCTTTTTAAACTCGTTAATTTGTTTCTTCATTTCAACGTTACGTGAAATTTCTTCGTTGATAGAAGATTCCAATTCTTCAACCTTAGTTGTCAATTCTTCCACAACATCCACTTTTTCTTCTGGAATGTCAATATAGTGTTCTTCGAATAGACCTTTTAGACCACGGATGAAATCTTCAACGATTTCGGCACGTAGACCTTTTTCGATTGCCAATTGGTTTTCTTTGAACCATTCTTCAGCCATGTAGTTGATGTAGTCATCCAACTTCTTAGCCAAATCTTCTTTAACTGCTTCAACAGCAACTTCGAATTCTTCGTACAATGCTTCTTCAACTTCTTCCATGATAGATTGTGAACGAGCAACAACGGCAGATTCGAAAATTGTAGTAGCTTTTGATTTGAATTCTTCTGAAAGGTCTTCACCTGAAAGCAATGCACCTACGTCTTGGTCCATTTGTTCTTTCATCTTTTGTTTCTTCATCATGGCCTTAATCATTTTTTTGTCTTCGGCTGAGTCTTCATGACCTTCTTTTTCTTCAGCAACAACATCATCAGATTCTTCTTCTGCTTCTTCAGCATAAGATTGGAATGTTGCACCTGGATTTGCTTGCATCATTTGTGGAGCAAGTTTAGCTTTGATACGGTCACGAATTGCGTTGTAATCAGTTGCTGCAGCTTGAACAGCTTTGTGTTCAGAACCTTGTGAGTCAGCAGGACCAGACAACTTCTGTGCAGGTTGTGAACCAACTGGTGGTGTTGCACCTGGAGGTGTTGCTGTTGGTGTACCTTTTGTGTAGTCACCAGTCTCATCGTCTTGCTTCTTGATTTCGCCTGCAACTTCACCAACATCTTTAGTGCCATAAGCAACAGATGTAGGCAACTTTGAAGGACCGTCTTTGTGGCCACGGCTTACAGAAGCTTCAAAATTTTCTTTTGCACCTTCTGTTAGAATTGCTTTAGCGGCGTCTGTCAGATTAAATTTTCCCATTTTGAGAATCTCCTTGATTTATATTGGATATTTATATTTAAAGTTTTTTAAGGAAGTTTTCAAAGATTTTTAAGCTTACTGCTTCAATATCTTTGCTTGATGCTTGTTTGATTTCCTGTTTAGCAACATCGTAATGTTGTTCTGTCCAGATACCATTAACTAACATCCATTCCTTACCTTCCATAATACCTTGCACAAAAGCACCAGGTGCAGAAGGGTCTGCTACAATATCTGCCGCTGTGGCCAGATGAAAGTCTCCTTGAACGACATTGATGCCGTTTTCCATTTTAAGAGAACCCATACCTCTAGATGATACACCAAGTTGTGCCCCACCTTCAATAAGATTTCTTGCAATGTTACCCATAGGGGTTTCAAGAATTTTTGCTTTGCCTATCCAAGCATTTCCTTCTTGACGCAGACCAACAATTAAGTGTGATACACGGTCAAGATTAATGGATGGGGTGTCTGGATGTCCCAGTTCACCAAAGGCACGATTTTTAGAAATGTATTCTTCGTTGTAACGGTTAACTTCATTACGCATTGTTTCTTCTTTGTACATGCGTTTGTTTTTGTTAACTGCTTCTGCTACTAGAAACGGACCTTCGATGTAAAGTGTTTTCTTTCCATCTTTTTCTTCCGTTAAGTATTGTACCGATTCGGTAAGTTCTCGTATGAGTTTCATTATTGTTACCTTATGGTTTCATGGCATATGGGCCATAGTTAAACGCAGCTGGATCACTCAAATGACCACGTTGATAATGTTCGTTGTCTTTACGTAATTCCAAAATCATTGTGTAACTATCATTTGCTGCCATACCTCTAGTTGTAACAGCAATATCACCTTTGCATCCGGTGGTACCTTTTGCGTTGTTTGGTATTGTTACCCAGTTACCAGCAGAATCATATTCACCGTTACCATTCATTACAAATATAGGCAATGGTGTTGCTGCGTTCCAAGAAAGTGTTACGTCACCACCAGATGCACAGTCATACCATAAACGATATACAGATAAACCGTAAAAATCTAATGCACCTGTATTTGCACTAGAAGAAAGTAAGTTACCTTTAGAAGTATCCATTGCACCGTATAGTGTATTTGCTTGAATACGAACAGCATTGGCTTCTTGGCCTGTACCATCAAAAGAACCGGTTAATTTAATAACTGTATGTTCTGTGGTATCCTTTATTACTTGATATGTAAATGAATTTGACATTTGTAATTCCTGTTATGTTTGAATAATATTTATACCAGTGTCAAAATTATTCTGCTTCTGTTGCGGCAGGTTCTGATGCATACACAACTTCATCTTCAGCGGTTGCACCTTCTGGATTCATCAGTTGTTTTGCAACTTCTGCTTTATGTGTTTCGATATGAGACATAACTCTATCATGTAGTGCAGCATATAATGCATCACGCATTTCAACCGCATTGTCTGTTTCTGCATAATCTATGATTTCTCTTGCTGTTGGCATTTTTATCTCCTAATTATAAAATACGTTTTAATCTAGTAAACGTTGTTTCAACTTCTTCTAAGCTGAGGTCACCTTTAACTGATTTTGATCCACTGGAACTTTTTTCTTTTGGTTTACTTTTTGATGATGAAGTATCACCACCAGAACTGGAACCACCAGTCGGTGCATTATCAGGCATTAATTCTGATTGTTGTACCATTTGGTCGGTCTGAACTTGTCCCATCATTTGTTGTTGTGCAACATCATTTGTTACTGAGACTGGTAATCCAAGACCCATTTCTTTTTCTTTTTCAATCTCTGAATCCATTTCAGCAATCTCATCATCTGTTAGACGCAACACATTTTGTTGAATCCATTTTTGTGAGAAGTAACGACCAGTATATGGATCAACCGATTGAAGTAGAGATAATCGTTGTGAAATTAATTCCGCTTCTTTTAATTCGGAGAAATTATTATCTTTGATGAAATCATAATGAATGTTTTCTCTAAACAATTCCCATTCTTCATCTGTACAGATACCTTTTAGTACACACTGTACACGCAAGGCTTGGTTGAATACATCGGAGAATTTGTTTCTTAGTCTGTCCACAAACTTAGAGAACTTCAATTCATCACGTGTAATTTCTGATGAACGACCAAGTGAGAATCCTTGATTAGGTTCTAACCTGGAGATTGGAACACACAAGGCACCATACAGTTTCTTTTGAAAGTATTTAACGTCTTCCAACTCACCTAGGTTTTGTCCACCTGGTAGTGTAGTAATCTCTGTGCCTTTGCCACCTTCTCTACGTGGTAACCAAAAGTCTTCCATCATAGACATGAACTTACGGTCATCACGCACTTCACCTGTGTTCGCATCATACACAAGTTTGTTTTTATACTTGACCATGATATCACGTAGGTATTGTTCTGCTTTTAACTTAGGCAAATTACCAACGTCAATATAAAAAATGCGGCGCTCAGGAGCACGTGAAATACGATAGATAACAGTTGCATCTTCAATCATCCTTAATTGATTAAGAGGCTTGATTGCTTTGTGTAGATATGATAACACCACGGCACGGCGGGAGTCCATAAGGCCCGATACCACCGAAATAATAGAGTCTGTTGTAATACGAACACCAACAGGACCAAAATTGGATGCACTACCACTAACAACTTTGTCGTTGTAGATATAGTATTCGTTGACTGGTTGCATAATATCTGCACCAGTTCTTTCATCCTTTTGTTTCTTCATTTCACGGACCTTACGTAATCTACGTGGGTCTATGTAACGAAGTTCTTTGATACCTTCTTGTGGATTCTCACGGTCAATAATGATGTGATAATACATTCTACCATCAACATAGTAACGGCGGAAAATATCTTGGGCCATTTTTCTATAATCCAACATACGTAAAACGGTATTGAATTCTTCTTTGATGGCTTTTTTGATTTTGTCATTTACTTTCAAATCATCCAAAATGATTTGTGTTATTTTACCATCATCGTCTTGCACAATGGCTTCATTAACTATATCATCTATTGCAGATTCTATTTCAGGTTGCATTGCCATTTCACGGTAACGAGAAATAAGTTCCACCTCATTCTTTGCGGTACCGTCAAGGTCAACGTATGTGCCGTAATAAGCGGCAGATGTAATAGTTAATGCCCCATCGTCTTGCGTTGGTGGTGCAAATGATTGTTGGACGATTGCATCTTCCTCATCCTTCTGACGAGAAATAGTAAAACCGAACAATGAAAATTTATTTGTGTTATTTGCCATATTTGTGTGTAATTATAAAATCAAAAAAACATGGGAGACCCTAACGGGCCTCCCTCATATATCAAGATGTTGTGTCTGTTTCCCAGAATTGGTATGCAAACGTACAAGTGAATTCTTCAATTGAGTCATTTGAACCCCAATCTAGGTCGATTGGTGCCAAATCTAATGGGAACATACCAACGAATTTATATTTTTTCAATTCGTTACCTGTTTTACCATATTGAATAACGTTTGCGTCAACAGAATATCCGTTAGAATTTCTGGCTGCACCACTTCTTACATTGGTTGCATGACTGTTGATAGAATTCATCCAGTTTTCTAAAGAATTTCTAATCACGAAATCTTCATCATTGATGATGGTTAATGTCCAATCAGCGAATGTTCTATTGCCAGGAAATTTCATTTCACGGCCAAAGTAATACACTGGAACAGTACCAATTGACGAACCTGGTAATTGAGCTGTCTTGGCCATAAAGGTTAGTTTTTGACCTGCAGCTGTTGAGTTCGATACGTTTGAAGGGAATATTAAAGAGACAGAGAATAGATTAGGACGTGCGCCGTCTCCAATCATATTAGCTCTGAATTCTGCTACATTAAATGCCATTGTTTTCTCCTATATCGTTTATTTATTAAGCTGCGCCAACGATTGTTACGAAGTCAACACCAGTGCCAACAGCGACAAAGTTCAACTGAATGTAGTTGACAGAGCGTGCAGGTTTAATGTAGATATCACCAACAAATTGGTTACTATCAATAACTTGTTGTGTGTTATTTGTTGCATCGCAAACAACTCTAAAGTCTGTTAAACCACGGCGGCCTTGAATGTCACGCAAGAATGGTGATACTAAAGCGATGAATTGTGCTCTAGTAAACTCATCATTCAATTCGAACATTGAGAACTTAGCAGCTTGTGCAATTGCTTTCTCAAGTGTGATGAACAAACGGCGAACGTTGATTCTGTCAAATGCAGATGGTTTGTTCAACAATGTTTTGTCACCAAACAACACTGTACCTTGACCAGGGAAAGATACAACAGGGTTTACACCTGCGGCATACAATGTGTCACGGTATGATTTATTTGGATTCCATGCCAACTTAATGCAGTTCTTAATTGAACCACGGTTGAAACCTGCTGGAGAGAACCATGGGTCACGAATATTATCTGTGTATACACATAGACCAGCAACATCGCCATTCAATGGAATCCAACGGTATGTGTTGTTGTACTTGTCAAATTGATATTTCCAACCAGAGTCGGCAACAACGTAAGAAGAACTTCTTGACAGTGTTGTTAACCAGTCTTCGATATTAGTGGTTTCTTGACCTGCTTTGTTTACAACGTCTGCATATCTTGGAGAAATGAAGGCAACACAATCAGCACGACCAACTGCAATATTGTCTATAACATATTGTTGGACTGTAATTGAATGGCCACCTGACAACACCAATGCAACATCAATAGCTTCTTTATTTGCAAACAAATCGTAAGATGATTGTATGTTTCCGTCTGTAGGATTTACAGAAGAACCTGTAGTCAAACTCACTGTTTGGTTGGTTGCTGGTCTCGCAAAAGTTTTGCCTGCAGCTGTGGTGCCCCATGTCGCAGATGTTGTTGCATAATCAACAGGATCCATTGCATAGATATATCTTGAGTTATTAAAAATAACTTGTTTATAGTAATTTGTAACACCGTTAATTACAGCATCAGAAGCAGCTGAAACGAAACCATATGTTTCTAAAATTGAACCAGCTGAACCTGTAAATAAACCGTCTGTGTCAACAACCACAATATGCATTTCGTCATCTGATCCATTCACAGAATCTGCAAAGTCTGATGTACCTGGCGCTGATGTGAAATAGTTTTTGTATGCCCATGTGCTATATGTTGTTGTGTTTGCACAAACGTGTACAGTCAGAGAGTTACCTAATAAACCTGCATAACGAGCTGCAAACGGACCATAGTCGTTGCCATTGTCACTTAACAAATATGAAGCTTCATAAACGTCTTCGTTTTTAATTTGTACATTCAATGTACTACCATCGGTTGCATTGTTTGCTAATGCACCAATAGAACGCACAATACTTAAGTTGTTACCATAAGACAAGAAGTTTGCAGCTGTAAAAAATGATACTGCTGAGTCTGAATTAGGTTTACCGTATGTACTTACAAGTGTTATTTCACTATCTATTTGTTTTACCTTGTCTGCTGGACCCCATTGGAAGTTTCCAGCAAATGCACCAGCGGTCTGTTGAACTGCGGGTACAACTGTTGTTGCATCCACCTCAGCTACATTTACGCCTGGAGAGATTTGAAATGCCATTTTATTCTCCTTGAATTATTATGTTCTTTTGGCAAAATACCATAAGAGTATTTATGAAAGGCTGGTTTTATAACCTTTCCAATCTGTTTCTCATAAACTTCGCATACGTTTCTCCACCGTCTGCAAGTTCCCACATATCACCACCAACAATTTCAAAATCATGTTCTAAACCATCTTCTATAATTGGAGCCGGTAGAACATCATCGTCCATCTGGTTCATATTCTCCAATTGAATTTGTTTACGAATATCGTGATTAACAATTTCTTTAAAATATTGTTGGGTTGTTACCCACGAAAACATCACCAAAGACATAACCATGTCATCGTTTGCACCTTCTTCCGCAGAAAAAGAGTTCTTCTGTTGAATAAAAGTGGTCAACTCTGAGTATGTATCAAAATCCTGTATTAGTAATTTGTCACCTTCAATCAAAGTCTTAAGGTTTGAACAACCAATTGCCTTGACTTGCGGTGACATTTTTAGACCCATCTGGACACCACGGGCAAAACCTGCTGATAATTGTTGGGGCTTCTTATTGCCTGTAAATATCTTCCATAGATTTTCATATTCAAAATCCGCATGTAACGAATCTGCCACCTGTGGGTTGTTATTAATTTCTACGAGTACATACGCATCATTGTAATATCTTGCGGTATTATAAATCACAGTTGGAAAAAGAATGGGTGTAATTGACGAACTCTTATAAGTTGCCACTTGTTTGTATGGTGTCTGTGAGATATCAATTACAGAGAAGGCTGAACTGTCAAGGTTCTTACCTTCTGAAACGTCAACCGTAATTGCATACAGGTGGTCTGATTTGGATTCATTGACACCTTCTCTAACCGGATGTTCGTAAATTTTTAATAGGTCATGGTTTGCAATAGGGTCAATGTATACCAATTGTTGTAATTTGTATCCAGAAATCAATGTGTTGGAAGAACCCAAAAATTCTGTTTCAAACTCTTGTGCAAACTGTCTTTCGGAAGTGTTACGAATGGTTTCTTCTTTCCACTTTTCGTCACGGCCTGGTACGTGTGACCAATGAATTTCAAAATTCACATAGTTGTTTTTCTTATTGATTGAGTCCATCCATAACTTGTAGAATAGATTCATACCATTTGGTGTAGACACAATAATAATTTTTGTCTTTTTACCTGATGAAATTACAGGGTAAACAGAGTTAAAGAATTCTTCCGCAATATTGTTTGGAACGAACGCAAATTCATCCAAAAATACGATGTTAAAAGAACCTCCACGAATTGCAGAACTTGATGTAGATGCTGCAACAATCTTAGAACCGTTCTCCAATTCAACGTTACCTTTGTTCCAGGTCACAATACCTTGTTGCAACCACATAGGTAAGTTTTCGTATGCAAGTTGGTATTTGGATAAAATATCTCTTGCAAGAGAACCCTTGTTGGCTAGAACTGCACAGTTTTGACTGTCTGTAAAGATGGTTGCCCATAACATGTATGCAACGGTTGTGGTAGTTTTACCAACTTGTCGAGGACATTTGGTAATTACGAAACGATTGTCCTTAAAAAGTTTCAACATCTTTTCTTGGAATGGCCACATCTTAAAGTTGATTAGACCTTCGTCAACGTTAACAATCTTCACATAATTCTTGGCAAAATAAACAGGGTCTTTAGAACATTTAATATACTCAGCAACTTGTTCTTCTGTATATTCTACCTTGACACCTGCCTTTTTAAGTAAAGGATTGTCACGGTATGCTTCGCCGTTTCTTAAATCACTCATCTTTACCTTTGAGGAATTTATTTAATTCTGCGGTTGAACCAACAAAAATGGCTTTATCAATTTTGGTATCACCTTCTCTAGGCTTACCATCCATGGTACGCATTTGTTTTTGCACTGCAAGTAGTTCTTTGTTTGCATCAACCACGTTCTTTAGTAATGTTGCATAGACTTCAAACGCACGTGGATGTTGTCCTGCTGCAGCAATCTGTCGCAATTCTTCCATTGCATCTTTGCCATTATCAATTAGTTCTTGTAGATTGTCTTTTGTTTGTTGATATGCATCATGCAAGTCTGTTTTTAAATCAGGACCATCTTCAACTGGTGTGGTAACCACCGGCACCAAAGGCTTTGCCTCTTGTTCGACCGGTGTTACATCAAATAATTTTTCCATGTTTTTGTCAAATGTATTCATAGTTTTTTATTTATTTTAATCGAACCAGTTGTGTGGTAGGTTCCAAGCGCCGTCAGTGAATATCAAAGTTAGTACAGCAGTACTGCCACCATTTGGGTTTTGAAATGGCAACCACCAAGACACTGATGTATTTTCATTAATCACACCATTACCATTAGACCATCTTGCATTATCAAAAGACATAGTTGTGAATTGATTATTCATCTCGCCACCAGTTCCTGGAACAATATACATTATTTGACCTTCAACGCCATCCGCTAAGTGATATTGTTCACCACCATCACCTAGTTGTGGTGTTAATTTATTAATTAATGCAGTAACATCTAATTCAAATGAAGTATTTCCATTCCATGTCGCTGCAGCAGTTCTAGCAGTGATTGAACCAACGTTAGCAACACCTTTACCGCTAAACTCTATTGCCAAATCAGAACCAGAAGATGGAATAACTAATGTTCCGTCTCCAGTGAAGTCCCAATTTTGTGTGAAATATGTTAATGTTTCTTCGTTTTCTGGACTTGGGTTTTGATATACAACAGTATTCATTGTGTAAGAATAGTTGGTATTCTCTGCAATAGTTATTGTTGTATTGCCTGAACCAACTGTTGAACTTGTTGTAGTTCCAGCTTCTGGTACAGTAACGTATGTAAATTCTATAGGATTACCTTCAGCCCACTTCGTAGACTGAGCACCAAAATAAGTTCCTGCCAAAGTACCATCAACGGGTAATTGGTATATTGTTGCAACATCTACATCAAAAGAAGCATGGCCAACACCAACCATGAAGTCACCTTTAACATCAAAGTTTCGGTAACCATTTCGGTGTTCATTATCAACGTAAGGTATTTGTAATGCATTTGCCCAAACAAGTTCTCCGTTTGCTGCATGTAACTTATAGTTTACAAAACCTCTTTCATTATTTTCTACTGTACCTGTTTGTGTTGCATACAAATAATCACCACTATATTTAATTGCGGAAAGATTTGCATTTAATCCTGTTATTTCTTTTTCCCAAATTAATTGATTGTTGGCTCTAAACTTATAAATGTTTGTGTTTGTTGCTGCATACCAATTATTTGAGGTATCATAAGTTAATGATACGATGTGATTTCCACCAGAATCAACTTCGTTTGACCACAAATAAACACCTTCTGTATCAAACTTGTGTACATGACCATTATCCGAACCAACCAACACACCACCTCCACTATATGCAGTTGGTAATGTAATAATAGAATATGCATTACCTATACCTGCATTAAAGTGTGTGAAATATAATTCACCTGTAATATCTAAACCTGTAATTAAATTGTGTTGACCAATGTAGTATGGAAATTCTTGGTCATCAACAACAATTTCAGTTGAACCAATAGAATCAGAAATTAAGGTATTCCATACATTTTGACCAAGATAGTTAAACTTGGTTACCAGTGTTGATGAATCATCTGGTATATTTGTTAATAGATACACGTTGTTGTTTGCATCAACAGCAACAGATTCGGCATAACTTGGTAGTAATGTATTGTTTACGTTTGATGCTGGTACCGATTTTCTCCAGAAAATTGATCCATATGGATCAAATTTAATAACTGTTGATTGTGGTAGACCCGTAACTTCATTTGGAGTTGTCATTGCAACCAAAATATTATTTGCAGTATCAAATGCAACACTGGTACCAAAAACACTATTTGCAACTGTTGTTGTTTGGCCAAATGTTAAACCCCATGCTCTGCGGCCATGGTGGTCATTACCAACTTCAACGTGAGTATTACTATACATCGTTGTGTGGTCAAACAAAATGTCACCTAGTGATGCGGTGTTTGCCTTGTTGTAAGCATTCTGTGCCAACTCTTGGTTGGTTTCATAGTAGGTGTTTGATGTATTAGAATTATTTGCAACTGTGGTATACAACTCAGTGAAGTTGTTATTTGTTTTAGTAAAAGCAACTCGTAATGAATCACCTTTACCATCATTTGCTCTAATACCAATATTAATAGTTTGTTTAGACATTTAATTCTCTCGTTTTGTTTATTGGTTTGCAGCCTTGTTGATTGTTGTGACTTCAGCCAATGTATTATCAGCCTTAGCATCTTCTTTATCAACAGACATATAGTCGATATCTGTACTAACTCTGCCAACAGAATCAACTTCAACGAATTTCAATGGGTTCAAGTTGTATGATGTAAAGTTATAGTTTGCCAATGTGTTAATTCCGTATATAGGTTTATCTGACACGAAGTTTCCTGTTAGTTCTTTTAGTCTCAATACGTTATCGGTGAATTGTACTACAACAGCTGTTGCTGTTGCATCATCTGGTGTGTAACCTTGATAAACTGTTTCACCCACTTTGTAGGTACCAAAACCAGAATCTAAATTCATGTAGAATTCAATCACCTCTTGTGGAGATACTAGATTGTATACAGAAACAAATGCACGGTTGATGACACCAGTTTCTGAAACCTTACCAAATATGAAACCTTTAACTGTAAAGTTTAATGTCCAAACAATCATACGTGTTTCATTTTCTCTACCACCTTCATATGTAATTTCATGTGATGTGGAATTTAAAATGACAGGAACTTCTTTGATGATACCCATTTCAGGAATCAAATTCAATTTAATCGTATAATCTGGTGTAAAAAATGGCAATATATGTTCAATGATTTGTGTACCATCTTCTATATTTCGAACATAGATGTATAAGTTAAAATCAAAATTGTATGGTACTGGATTATATTGTGATAAAATTCCTGATGGTGGAGTTCCAGAAAAATTCTTAATGTTTGTGTTTTGTTTTCTACTAGAATCATAAGACAGACCGGCCATCTCAAATGACATACGAGGTAAAGTTATCTGAACCTTTTTGTCTAGTGTCGCATCTTGTTCAATACGCATGACATAACGTTCTTTACTTGCATATGTAATAGGAACAATGAATCTTTCTGATTCTGTTTCATCTGGTTTAAATCTATACAAGGTAATGTTATCAAACAGATTACCAAATCCGACAACCAATTTTCTTATGACACGATTATATGTTGACATTAAATTCTTCCAAACGGATTTGTTTCTGTAAAGTCAATAATATTATTTGCAGTATCAAACAAATATGCATTGTCATATGTTTCATTTCTTGTACTATCTTTTAACGGATCAAAAGATGCCAAATAGTATTCTGCATTACTTGTTGCACCAATGATTGCAACGTTATCTCTGAATTCACCTGCAATATTGGTAACTTTTAGTGTATCTTCTGGCTTAATAAATTCTTGTACGATAGCCACAACCCATGCATTTGCTTGTGTGCCATCATCAGATTGATATACAATTTCTCTTGCTTCATATGAACCTTCACCTTGGCCAACAATCAAGTCTAAAGTGTAACTTGATTGAATCATAACATCATCAATATCTTCCACACCAGTGTCGATAACTTCTTGTGAATACTTGAATTTCTCTAGTTCCAATTCATAGAAGAATGGTATCTTGCGACCTAACATGAAAAAGTCTTTGGTCTGGTTTGTGAATTTGATTTCAAATAATTCACCAGTACCATTTAAGAATGGTACATAAATTAAATCGCCTTCACGGGGTCTAGTAAAAGAATCTTGTGGTACTCTTTGTGAGAAAGAACGTTTAGAAAGAATAATGTTAACAGTGTTCTTAATCTCAAGACCAAACTTAGAAAAGAATTCTTTTTCACCACCATATTCCATTGAACTTGATAAGTAAAATTCAATTGGGAAGGCTGAACTAAATCTCTTAATTGGATCCTCACCATACAATATGTCTCTATCGGTTTCATTTTCAATAGGTAAATAGTAGGCGTCAAAACCCATAATCTTGATTGACTCAACAATCAAGTCTTCAATTACCCTCTGCTCAGCAAGAGAGTTATAATTATTGAAATAAACCGAGGTTGCCATATTAGTTCATGAACATTTCTAGTGGTGCACCATACTTGTCACCAATTTCCGCATGTAGAGCATCTATCTCGTTTTTGGCTTCTTGATAAATCTTGTCGCCATTTAGTTTGACACCACCTGGCAATTGAATGCCTTCAAACTTTTTAAGGTTGTTACCCCAAGAACGCTTGATAAGTGCTGTTGCATATTCTTTTAACCATCGGTCATTCCATGCCTGCGTATAAATGTCAGGATCAATTGTTGCATAACACTCTGCAATCACTGTTGTACCAACTGGTGCTTCGCTGTGACCCCAAGCCCAATCAATGTACAATCTTTGCATGTGTCTTTGAAATCTAATAGGTACTTCACCACTAAACAATTGTTCCAACATACGTAGATGTTGTTGTGTCATGGTATAGTTGATGTATGATGCGGATGTAAAGTCATACAACTCATTCAAACGCAATTGGTATCTCAAATCAAACATATTGACTTGAGAAAGAGAATCGGAAATAGGGAATATTCTGGTGATACCAGCAATTTGTAATGCGTTGTTTGATGAATCTGTGGCTTCAGATATATCCAAATATTTGTTATCAATATCGTTTTGGTCTATTCTTTTAATGTAATAAACCTTTTGTAGACCATCAAAGTGATAGTCTTGCCAGTATTGTAATGCATCGTCAATACGGTCTTCTACCTGGTCGTCATCAACGTTGATTTCGATTACTGGAAATCCTAGTCTACGTAAGCAGTAATCTTTAAATGCTGTTCTTGTTGTTATTGTGGCCATGTTTTCCCCCTATAGGGTATTTATTATTCTTCTGGCGGCAGAAATTTCATTTATAAGTTTCCTGTATTTGTCGATGGGTAGGCTCTTGATACATCACCCACTCTGGTACCAGCCCACATAATACGGACACCTCCATTTTGCCCACTGCCACTATACACTGTTCCTGTATTTCTTGATACACCACCACCACCACCGCCATAACTACCACCTATGTTTGTGTCTGATGTTGATATGCCGCCGCTTGTACCATTTCCACCACCAGAACCACCGCCACCACCTCCACCTTGCGGATTTGAACCGCCAGTCCCAGCACCACTATTAAATGTGCCGCCAGTACCGTTTGATCCTTGGCCTAATAATCCTGTTCCACCACCCGAACCCGCACGATAAGAACTGCCACTTGTAGTCCATGCAGCACCGCCGCCTCCGCCTCCGCCGCCTGATCCTGAACCACCGTTACCACTATTACTGTTTGCTTGGCCTCCGATACCACCTGTACCAGAGTATCCGCCAGCGCCGCCACCACCTTCTGCTCGGTCACTAGTGTTTCCTGTCACACCGCCGCCAGCACCACCTCCATCACCAACATAACTGCCGCCTGATGAACCAGCATTGCTTCCTGCGCCGCCACCGCCACCACCTTTAACTGTAGATGTATCTATAAAATAACTATCGCCACCTGAACCACCAGGATAAACGTCTGTTGCAGTAGACACAGCCAATCTAGTTTGGCCTGCACCAACAACAACCGTATAACTTGCTCCTGGAGTAACTGATATGTTATTTTTATACCCTAGGCCGCCACCGCCGCCACCTGGAGTTCTTGATGATGCGCCGCCGCCGACTGAACCTGCACCGCCACCACCAATACAAACAACAGATACACTTGTTACACCTGTTGGTACAACAAAACTATATGTTCCTGGTGTTGTATATTCTTGTTGACCTGGTGCAACGCCAGAAGCCCCAAGTACATATGAATTTATAAGAAATCTCATGTTCTTCTATAATATAATGTGACTTTTAATCCTTTTGCGTCTGTACCGGCTGTATCTATATCCATAGTTATTTCATCATCATCTGCAAACGTTGTGGTGGACAACACTGCGGGCGTTGCGGCAGTCACACTTGTTTTTTCGTTAGCATCTATGGTTAATGTGGTGCTAAAAATACTTGTGCCGTTTTTATTAATATCAATTGCTGGATTACCTGATGTACTTGCAGTAGCTAGTGATGCTCTAGGTAATTGATTTAATGTCATTGCATGTGGTGCTCTGAAAGTTACTTTTGATGTACCTGTTGTAATTGCAGTTGTTTCATCACTAAGAGCTATCGTCATATAAACATTACCTGCATTGTTTGCAGATAAAAATGCCGCATTAGCCTGTGCAAATGATGCTGGTACCAAAGATGAATAATCATACGATGTGTCTATATTGGGTAGTTTTATTTTTGTTGTCATTTTTTATTATATGTTGTCTGTTGGTTCCACATATTCGACCCAAGAAAGAGTTGCTTCGTCCCATGTCCAAGAACCTTGTTCTGGCATTGGCGTTGGTGGTATTATATTATGATTTTCATAATCTATTGTCCATGATGGATAAGGACAAGATGCAACTAAATCTGCAATTTTTTGCTGACGTTCTTCATCAGAAATTTTATTAATTGTCCATACATCATAACAAACACCATCAATAATTTTGTATTCTGGTCCTTCAATAACTTCATCCCATTTAGGAAATGGTTTCTCAACACGAACAAATTTACAATATTTTTCAGGTAAATTTTCAAAATCTATACCAGGATAAATCATTTCCAAATTGGATTGTTGGATTGGATGATTGATTGGATTGCCTTCATAAATTTCAATACATAAATTCATAGTTTTTCCTTAATTAAACATCTGTTGTTGGTGCGGGATACTTGTGTCTAGCACCCCAAGTTATTCTTACACCACCAATTCCACCGTTTGCTCGACCAGCAGTGTAGTTGTTACCTGATCCGCCGCCGCCACCTCCGAACTGGCCACCTTGGCCAGTGCCTGCTGGTGCGGTACCGTCTTGTCCTCCGCTGCCTGCAACACCACCTGAATTAAGTGCTGAAGATACTTGACCAGTATCTTGTCCAGGCTCTCTACCTGTGCCATATATTCCTGTACCACCACCGCCAGCACCCATCGCACCCGCAGCACCACCATTACGTCCACTCGATGATCCACCCGTCATTGAAATTCTATTAGCTACATATGGTGTTGGATAGTTTCCATTTAGAGCTGAAGATGAATTTCTTCCGGCACCGCCTGCTGTGCCTTGGTATCCTCCTGCACCACCTCCACTACCACCAAACGCAGTTGTCGATGAGTTACTTGTGCCACCAGCACCGCCACTCATGCCTCCACTACTTTTTGCAGTTGAGTGTACAGAATATGTTCCTCCTGATGGTGTGCCACCACCAACAGCTAAAGCAGCACCACCGCCGCCAGCTGTCATTAATAACAAAGTACCACTAAATGTGATTGGTGAGTCTAATGTTCCTACTGTTTGTGAAGTACCTATCGTATAAGTTCCTTCTTTACCATATTCACCCGTTTGAAATGCATTTATTGTTGTTGATGTTACACCCGAGCCCGTTATAGTTATTGCGGTTGTTATTAATCCTGAAATCATTTCAGTAATGTACAAATTTGTTCCTGATATAAACCCTTTAAACGAAACGTTTCTAGTAACAGTACTGGCACCACCTGCGGTTGCAGTGTTTAATGCAGTTGATTGTCCTGCAGCACCGGCTACTACAGTAAATGATTCTCCAGGTTCACACTTGAAATTCGCCCACGCTAAAGCGCCACCACCACCACTGCCTTTTCCTGTTGTAGTAGTGCCTTGCATACCTGCTCCGCCACCACCTATAGCGCACACTGAAAATTCTCTAACGCCTGCTGGAACAGTCCATGTATATGTTCCTGGCGTAAAATAATTTTGTTGACTACTTGTTACAGCGGTTGAACCATAGTAGTCACCTGTATTTGTTGAAGGATACCCTCTGCCTTCTCCCCACATTATTCTCACACAACCTCTTGCACCGAAACCGGAACCTGTACCTGGGTTTGAGTTTAATCCACCGCCGCCACCACCGCCAAATAATCCTGCATTGGGTGACCAACTTGATGCACTCCAAGCTGATGCGATAGATTGTGCAGGTGGACTCTCAAAACTTGCAGTCGGCAGGCCACCCGAACCACCTACGCCAGCCCAACCACCTGTTGTTGAAGCGGCTGATCCGCTAGTGCCTTGACCCCATGGTCCTGTACCTCCACCAGCACCTCCAGTGTCAGATGAAATGCCTCCGGAACCACCTCCGCTACCGCCACTGGTCCCTGATGTGTATCCGGTATTATTGGGTCCACCAATTCCACCTGTGATTGTTCCAATGTTTGCAATTGAGGCGTATCCTGCTGCGCCGCCACCGCCAGAACATCTCTCACTTGATGTTGCGTTAGTTACATATGATGGTCCACCGTGACTATAAGATGCGTCAGTTAAACCATATACACTATTTGTTCCACTAACTGCTGTTGAAGTTGTACTTTGATTTGTACCTGCTAATGTTGTTCCACCACCTGGACCACCAGCAGCACTTAACAATCTTGTGGCACCTCTTGCGATATAAGATTCGCCGCCGGAACCACCACTTACACCAGTGCCAATTGCATTACCACCCCCGTCACCCACCCGAACGGTTATTTGTTCTCCAGGTGTTACTGGTATTTTATTACCCCATGCTAACGAACCACCATAACCACCGCCAGCTGGTGCAGTAGCGTGAGCTCCGCCACCGCCTCCACCACCAATACAACAAACATGAATTTCATAGACACCTCTAGGTACAATCCAAGTAAAAGTACCTGAACTGGATGTCCATTCTTCTTGACCCGCTAATGCTATGTAATTCACTGCATTATTAATAAACATAACACCCGACATATTAATCCGTATAGTAAAGAGTTATCTTTAAACCTTTTGCACCTGTACCAGCACCAAGAATATCAACACTAATTTCCGCATCATCAGCTACCGATGTTGTCACATATGTTGTTGGTGTTGCAGCAGTTGTACTGGTTTTTTCTGTTGCATCTATTGTTAATTTATTTGAACCAAGTATTGTTGTTCCTGCTATCTTAATATCAACGTTAACTATACCGGATGTTGAAGCAACATTTAGTGATGCTCTAGGTAGACCAGTTAATGTCATTGCAGAAGGTGCTCTGAATGACGCCCTAGCAGAACTGACTGTGATATTTGATGTGTCGTCTGTTACTGCGAAAATTATAATTTCAGAATTTGCTTTTGCAAACGCAGCATTGGCCTGTGCTCTAGCCCATGTGTCTGAGCCGCCACCACCGCCAGTATTAGCTGTTGTAAAGGCTGCGTTTGCATGTGCATAAGCGGCATTTGCTGTATCTCTTGCCCATGCATCTGTACCTGACCCACCAGTATTTGCTTGAGCATATGCTGCATTGGCATGTGCATATGCAGAATTGGCAAATGATGCACCAGAGTTGGCTGTTACAAAGGCTGCATTGGCAAATGAACCTGCTGAGTTTGCCGCAATGAAAGAACCATTAGCAAATGATGCGGTAGTATTTTGTGATTGATATGCTGCATTAGCAAAGCTGGCTGCCGAGTTAGCAGTTAAAAAAGAACCATTAGCAAATTCAGCCGTAGTGTTTTGAGCTGTATATGATGCGTTGGCTCTTAAGAAAGCACCATTGGCAAAACTTGCAGCTGTGTTGGCGGTTACAAAAGAACCATTGGCAAATGATGCCGCAGAGTTTGCTTGTAGGAATGATGCATTAGCTGTATCTCTGGCCCAAGCATCTGAACCCGCACCGCCACCACCTGTATTTGCTTGAGCAAAGGCAGCATTTGCCTGCACAAAAGCTGCGTTTGCTGCCGCATAGGCAGACGGCACCAAAGACGAAAAATCTTTAGTTGAATCTAATCTTGATGGAGTTACTTGTGTTGACATGTTTTATTTATCAAACTATTATGATGTTAGTAATTGTGTTGGTGGTGTGAAGTTGGAAGTGTAAAGTGCCACACCTTTAGTAAACTTAAAATCATCTATGTAACCATAGTAAGAAGATGTTCCTGAAGCTTCATAGTATCCAATAGTTATATTTGCGCTAGTATCACTAGTACTTGTACCGGCAACAGAACCATCTAATACACCATTTACCCATATCTTTGTGTTGGTGCCATCATACGTCATGGCAAAATGGTGCCATTGATTTACTGCCATGGTAGTTGATCCGGTAATCTGTATACCCGTACCTTGTTTGTCTACCCTCATAATAGTTCCGAACCAATTGAGATTAAAAAAACCACCTGAATTTCGAGCAAATATATATTGACCGGTAACACCATTATTTGTTGGATAGAACCAAAATTCAACCGTATATGGTTGCATTTGTGAAAATAAAGTTGAGTATGGAATTACTAATCTATCTCCGTTGCCGTCAAAATACATACTAGCACTACCATACTTTTTGACAGCAGTACTTAATTGAGCATTACCCACTGTTTCAAATGTATGACTACTGTGTTTGTCAGTTATACCGCCATTATTCATATTCAATAACAAACTTGCTGGTCTAGATGTGGAATAATTTGTCGCCGGCGTAGTTGGTACCGAAGTATTTGCAGTATATATTCCTAAGCCTTTAGTGATCCTAATATCACTGATATAACCAGTAACGTGTGTTGATCCGGCACTGTCTTTACCAATTGTTATTGGCATTGTTGCTGAATAAGTTTGATTTGTTGCGTATGTAGCACCAACTTGAACGCCATTAACAAATAGTCTAGAAGAACCAGAACTTTTTGATAACGCTATATGATACCATTGTCTGGCGACAATTGCAGGTCCGGTAATTGCTGCAGCATTTGTAGGTACACTATAGAATGTGATTGCGCTACCACTATAATAAACCAAAACTCTATTTGTTCCATCTGTAATGTCTATCCAGTCTTGTCTGGTGGTAGCTGTAGGATATACCCAAAACTCAACAGTAAAATCTCCTGAACCGAATCCGAAATTTGTACTAGTTGGAATTGTGAGATAATCACCACTACCGTCAAAGTATACACTGCCACCATGCAAACTTGGATTATAAGCTGTTCCTCCAAATGGACTAAAGGCTTGAACTGACACATCACCAGTTCTAGTTAATGTATAATTATTATTTGAATTATCAACAAATCTGTTTGATCCACAAGTTAATAAAGTTGTGTTTGCTATTGCAGTTAATGCTGTGGTTGGTAGTGTGAATGCTTCAGTGTATAATCCAGTCCCACTCAATACTCTTAGATTACTGATATAACCATTAAAGTAATCTAGTGGAGTGTTTGGATAATATCCAATCCTTGCATTGGTTTGAAATATTGAATTTGTCCAACTTGACGATGATGCATCAACTACACCATTTAAAAATATTCTAAGTGTATTGCTTGCATCTCTAGTTACCGCAATATGATTCCATTGATATGGTGTTATTGTTGTTGCACCAGTGATGTTACCTGAAGGATGTGTCACTGTTAATTTGTTGGATGTGTTTATATTAATAGTAAATCTATTAGAATCGGTTGTGTTATACTGTGAGTATATCATCTGATTGGTAGAACTATTAACTTTGTTGGTGTATATCCATGCTTCAACTGTGAATTGTCCTGTTGCTGCCACAGGTATTCCAGTAACATCTATATAATCACCACTACCATCAAAGAAATTACTCCAGCCAGTTTGACTATAAGGACTAAATGTACCTTGACTTGCATTACCGTTTCTTGTGATAATGTTATTGAATTGTCCGTTGTCTATAATAGTTTGATTAACTACAGCACCACTATATTGGTGAGTCAATAATTGTGTGTTTGTTATTGCTGTTAATGGTGATGTAGGTACAGTGACTGATGTTACTCCGGATCCAACAACAACTCTGAAATCAGAAACATAGAACACCGCTGCACCACCTCCACCAGGACCAATAGGTCTAGTTGGTGATGCTGAGTAATTGTTTGTATCTGCTACAGAGAATGTTTGCGTTCCGTTTACAAATCCTTTTGTTACACCAGAAACACGACTGACACAAAGGTGTGACCATGCATATACTGGAACGGCACCAGTTCCTAGAGTTGTTGAACCGAATAACCAGTTTAGTGCGCTATTATATGTTTGCAGTGACCACGTATTGGTCAAAGTTGATGGCCTTGAAATATTATGACCAGTTGTTGTACCAGTATTAGTTGCATACACCCAACATTCAACTGTAAAATCACCTGTACCAAAAACTTGTGCGGTAGTTCCGGTAAATGTTGAATAATCGGATGTGGATGGAAAATAAACTCCAGTATAATCATTCGAAACTGTAAATGGTTGCACTTGTGTTACTGATGTGTCACCATTTTTTGTAATAGTAAATGCATTAGATGATTTATCAATTAATCTGTTTGATTGGCAAGTTAATAAACTTGTACCTGAAATAGCAGTTAATGGTGATGTTGATGGAGTAAATGCGGATGTATATACTGCTGTACCCTTTACCAATCTGTAATTACTCATATAACCAGTAAAGAATTCACTGCTATTATGTGCTGCCATACCGATTGTAACTGTAGCCGTTGCAGGAGAAATACTACTAGAATCTGTAAATGTACCAATACTGGTGCCATTTACATAAAATGTACAAGAGCTTCCGCTTCTAACTAATGCAATATGCTGCCAAGCATTTTGTGTGAGTCCGGTTGCAGTAAGTAAACGTTGTGTATTGTTGGTGTAAATTTCAATACCTGTAGTTGCCGCACATCTAATCAATAATCCGGTTATATAAGTACCAATATTCAAAATATTATTACTATTATTTGAACCTAACGCAGTTGGGTATATCCAAGCTTCGAACGTGTAATCTCCGGTGCCAAGTTGAAAAGCTGTACTTGAAGCAGCAGTTAAATAATCCCCAGTACCATCAAAATAATTACTGTAGTAACCATCTTGGTATGGATTAAATTTTGTTGGAACCGGATTACCAACAACAGTTAACGCTACATTATTAGCACTTGCATCACTAATATATGGTGTTACAGGAGTTTCACCATTCAATAATAATGATGTTTGTTTCCAATACAAATCACCTAAAGAAACAACCCAATTAATATATAATGTTGAAGAACGAGTTGTTGTATTTGCTGTTGCGGTTATGATTGAATTATTACTTGCTTCAACTGTTGGTGTTCCTGATATAACACCTGTTCCAGCATCAATCGTTAAACCAGTGGGTAGGCCTGTAGATGAATATAATACACCATAACCTGCAGCTGATGTTGCGCTTGCAGTAACATTTGATATTGGACTATTTCCCATAACATTATATGTTACATTGTTTGCTGGTGTGGAAAACGACACAACATCCGTATTGATTGTTAAATTGAATGAACGAATAGTATCTTGATTTTCAGCATCACTTGCTTGAATGACGAATGAATAAGTTGAACTTGAGTAATCAGCTGGAGCTGTACCTGAAAGAGTTCCGTTTGAACTTAATGTTGCACCAGAAGGCAATGATCCTGATACCACAGAGTATGTAATTGGTGTATCACCGGTTGCACTAACAGAGGTGTTGATAGAAGTTGTTTCGTAATATGAACCTAATGAACCAGCAGATGTTGTAAATGTTGGTATTCCTGAATAAACTAAACCTGGTACCAATATTGCTGTACCACCATTAACGTTAGTTGCATAAACCGTATAACTACCTGAAGATAATGCTGGTGCGGTGAAAGATATTCTGTTAGGATCAATATATGTTACGACACTTATGTTCGAAGAATTAACCATAACGGTGATACCAGGCGCAAAACCATAACCATTTAAAACAATAGTTTGTCCGCCTGCTGTATCAATTGCAGTATCATCCGTTGGATTGTAAGATTCATCCGTAACTGAAAAACTGGTAATTGTAGGTACCGGATAATTTTGTTGGTTAAAGTTGTCACGGACAGAAACAATACCTGTTGTATCCTTTGACCTTTTTCCAAGAATACCAGAATTAAACATTAACTAATTTCCTCGAATGAACAAATCGCTTGTAGTGTACTATTATTACTTGCCGTCAATCTTAATTGGTCGCCTTCAAGAAGATAAATGGATAATGTTTTGTCTAATGCTGTAAAAGAACTATCGGCCGCAATAGAAACTGTACTCACCAATTTATATGCTGTTGTGTTTCTATATAAATCTACTGTAATATCTTGTGCTGTTGTTGCGTTTATATTTGAAATAATTAAAGAATTTATTTTCAATATTTGTCCACTTGCAGAAGGATTATTTACAATTGGTGTGGCTGATGTTGTCACAGCTTGTACTTGTGTATTTCCTGTAATTGTTGTTAATGCTGCTATATTTGGAGTTGTCATTTTAAATCCTTATAAACCAAACACTATTGCCATTGCAATAGATTTACTAATTGATACACCGCCTCCGCCACCACCAGTTGAATAACCTACAACACCAGTTGTTGTGATATCAACAAGTGCTCCGTTTTCTAATGTACTATCTAATGTAATTACATTGGCTGATAAACTATATGTACTTTTATGTTGAATAATACCATCAACAGACACAGTTGTATAGTATTTATCTGTGGGTGTCATGGTTAAAGTAAATGTTGTTGTGCTGCCATTGGCAACAAAACTATCAGTAACCATTGTAACACTTGTATTTCCAGATGTATTTGCAGCTGTATTTGCGGCATCAAAGGCTGAATTTGCCTTTATGAATGCTGCATTTGCGGTGTCTCTTGCCCATGCATCTGCACCACTGCCACCACCTCCAGTATTTGCTTGTGCATAAGCGGCATTTGCTCTATCAAATGCAGCATTAGCAAATGATGCACCAGAATTGGCTGTTAAGAAAGCACCGTTGGCAAAATCAGATGTAGTGTTTTGTGCAAGATAAGAAGCATTAGCGGTTATAAATGCACCATTTGCAAAACCAGCCGTGGTGTTTTGTGATATGTAGGATGCATTAGCTGTTACAAATGCACCGTTGGCAAAATCAGCTGTGGTGTTCTGTGCAAGATAAGAAGCATTAGCTCTCAAGAAAGAAGCATTAGCAAATGATGCACCAGAATTGGCTGTTACGAAAGCACCATTTGCGAAATCAGCCGTGGTGTTCTGTGCAGCGTAAGATGAGTTTGCTTTTATAAAAGCACCGTTGGCAAAACTTGCTGCTGAATTGGCTCTATCGAAAGCACCGTTAGCAAATGATGCAGTTGTATTTTGTGCAGTATAAGATGAATTGGCTCGAATATACGCAGCATTTGCTCTATCAAATGCAGAATTGGAATTATCTGTAACTACTGGAACGTTACTCAACATTTCACGAACTTGTATTACAGAACCAGTGCTTGGTGCAGTTGTGAAAGTTAATGTTGTGCCACTTACACTATAATCAACTATTGGATTTTGTGTAATACCGTTATCAAAAACAAGAATACTGTTTGATGTGGTGTTTGCTGTTACTGTAAAATCGGTTGTACTACCATCACCAGTAAATGTTCGTGTCAAATAATACAACGAAGCCGTATTACTACTGGTTATAATTGCATTATATGCCAAATTGGCTTGAGAGAAAGCACTATTAGCAAATGAACCGGCAGAATTTGCCTTGTCATATGCGTTATTGGCTTGTGTTCTAGCCCAACTATCAGCACCACTAGTATTTGCTGCGTTGTAGGCTGCATTGGCGTGGTCAAAAGCACTGTTAGCAAACGATGCACCAGAATTTGCTGTTGTAAATGCGCCATTGGCAAAACTTGCAGCTGAGTTAGCAGTTACAAAAGCACCATTTGCAAAACCAGCCGTGGTGTTCTGTGATGTATATGCAGAGTTAGCAGTTACAAAGGCACTGTTAGCAAATGTTGCACCAGAATTGGCTGTTGTAAAGGCACCATTGGCGAAACTGGCTGCTGAGTTAGCAGTTACAAATGCACCATTAGCAAATGAACCAGCTAACCTTACATCCTTTTTACTTTGATTACCAATGTAAGTGAATTGCATATTATGTTATTTCCAATAAACTCAAAATAACATCAGCTGCTGAGGCGTTACTTGTTGAAACCTTTATAATGTCATTGGCTTCTAGTACCAATTTTTGGTCACCACCTATGGTAATCAATGAATTGCCTGGTTCAATTTCTGCCATCTTGACCATATAATAATCTGAACCACTAGAAGTTACTATAACGTTTGCGGTTATAGTTGAGTTCAATATATTTGCAATTGTCATACCAATAACTGTGGCCGATACACCCACACCTGCTGTGTAGATGGTAGTTGGTGATGTTCCGACTGCTGCTTGTAGTTGATTTTTAAAAGTATTTGCCATTTAAATTTCCTTAATCCTCTATTTATTTCATCAACTAAAGGCGATAGTAAATGCAATGATTTCGGAGTTTACGTCTAGTGCGGTTGTACCTGTATTTGCTTTTGCATATGCTGCTTCTGCATGAGTGTATGCAATATTGGCTTCTGAAAATGCACCGTTGGCGAAACTTGCTGCTGAATTAGCTGTTACAAATGCACCGTTAGCAAATGATGCGGTAGTATTCTGTGCATTATATGATGAATTGGCGGTAAGAAATGCTCCATTAGCAAATGAAGAACCGGTATTTGCAACACCATATCCGGAGTTTGCTCTGTCGAAAGCACCGTTAGCAAATGAACCTGCTGAGTTTGCTTTATCAAACGCAGCTTGTGCGGAAACTCTTGCGGTTGTGTCTGTTGTACCGCCACCGCCACCAGATAATAAATCACTACCAACACCAGCAGTTGCAGCACTTAAATCAATGTAAGCACCTCTGGCAGAACCACCTTGTTCAAAGAATCTTAATCTGTTTTGCCATACATCAATTGTTACGCCTGTGCCACTCAAAGTCGTGTTGCTAACAGCTTTGCCTAAAAGAATTTCACCGCCTTCATCACCACCAACCGCCAATACTGTTAGTTTACCACTACTACCAATTAACAAATCACCATCAAATGTTGTTCCACTTGTATTTGCAAGTGCGTTGTTTGCTTTGTTGAATGCTGCGTTTGCTTTATCAAAAGCATAACTTGGATCACCACCAGATGTTGAATTGATTGTGATTGTTTTTGTAGTTGTATTGGTGCTGATGGTTATATTATTACCAGCAACAAAAGACAAGGTGTCTGAACTACTTCCCGCAAATATTAGGGAGTTGTTTGAGTTGATTGTGTCAAACGAATATTGGTTGTTGATGTACGATGTACCACCAAGACTGTTTTTATAATACAGTTTACCATCGGCGTAGTTGAGAGCAACCTCACCAAATGCAAGACCTGATGGTGTGTTCCCTGTTACGCCTGATTTTTTTAACTGTATTGCTGTGTTTGACATTTACTTAAAACGTTCCGCCATCCTTGAGTACGCCATCGGTACCAACTAAACTTGTTAAGGTTGTTGGTGCCACTTCTTTATTCAGCTGTTCGTCAATTTTTTTTCGCTTGGCAGGAGGTAGTTGTAAGTATTCAATCTTTTCAGTCAATTCGGCAATCTTATTATTCAGATTACCTTTCTCAGTTTCATGTTTCTGAATTAACAGTCTAACATTCTTTTCATTTTCTTCATTAATGCCACTAATTTTTCCATTAGTTTCAGCATTAATAGAGTTGATTCTAGTTTCAAGTTCAGTGCGAACTCGGTTAGTTTCTTCTCTGGCTCTAATCAATTCACCTTTAAAGGTTTCAACGTGTGTTGCCTGATTCTTAACACTATCATAGTCTCTAAACTTATTAATCAATTCTTCATAATCTTGTTTATGTTTTGCAACAAGACCTTCAGTTTCAGTCAACTTGTTTTTCAACTCTTGTAAGGCATTACTTTCATTTGTTGCATTGGTTTGTTTTAAATTTTGAACTGTTTCTTGTAGTTCACTATTTAACTTAACCAATGCTTCAATTTGTTCAGTCTGTTCTTTTACAACCTCATCAGTAATCTTAGCATTCGCTTGCATTGAGACATTTCGTACAACACAATCTGTCATTGTCGCCGTTAATGTCTCAATGTAATAATTTAAATACTTTTCATTTCCCATTTCAAACTCCTATCATAAAAAATCTATTACATTATATAGTCAGCTTAGAATTGACCTCCATCCAAAGTGGATGTCCAAACAGGAACACCTGCATTGGTTGTTGTAAGAATTTGGTTAGACCATGTTTGGTCGGATGAACCGGCCGCAGCAGTAACTGCTAGTGCATTTGTGCCATCACCGTATACGATACCTTTTGCGGTGAATGTTGAAGCACCTGTACCACCTTGAGCAACAGTCAAACCAGAAATGTCTGCGGCAGTTGCTGCACTTACACGGCCATATGCATCAACAGTCAACGATGTGATTGTCTTAGCTGCACCTAGTGTACCAGTCAATGTGTAAGTAACGTTTGCAAGTGTAGAAATTGCACCTGTTCCGTTACCAATTAACAAACCACCTGCACTCAATGTTGATGCACCAGTACCACCTTGAGCAACTGATAGACCAGAGATTTCTTGTTGTGTGAATCCTGTTACACGACCATATACGTCTGTTGTAATGTTTCCAACTGTGTTTGATGTTGCAACGTTTGTGTTGATTGAAGAAACGTTTGCAAGTTGTACGAGAGCACCAGTGCCGTTACCAATAACAACTTGACCAGCAGTGAATGAACTTGCACCAGTACCGCCTTGGCCAACTGTTAGACCAGTAATCTGTTCAAACGTTGCAGCAGTTACTCTACCGTATGCATCAACTGTGATTGAAGATACTGTGTTGTTTGCAGCACCTGTTCCTGTTGCGGTGTATGTGCTATTTGCTAGTGTCTTCAGTGAGTTTGTACCATCACCAACAAGGATTGCACCTGCTGTGAATGAACTTGCGCCAGTACCACCGTTAGATACTGTTAGGTCATCAGTTAAAGATAATGATTTAAGTGTTGTTGCACCAGCAACATCTAATGTACCAACATGTAATGATGTAACGTTAGACCATGTAGAGATTAAGTTTGCATGTAAGTTTGCAATATGGAAACCATTGCCAGTAATGTCAATGACGTTATTATCTGGTTCAACGTTGTAACTATCAAAAACGTAGAAGTCTTTATCACCAGCATGACGAATCATACCAGCATGTAGGTTTGCAGAACCGTTGTTGTAGTTTGCAACCCAACCAATATCAACTACATCAGATACGTAGTTGTTACCAGCTAAGTATAATAATGGATCAGAAACTTCAAGTGTAGTAACACCGATGATGGTTTCTGTACCTAGAACACTCAAGTTACCACTGATGACGATGTTACCATCAATAGTTTGTGTCAAACTTCCAGTATTTGCACGAACAACTGTTGTGTCAACACCAAAAGAAACTGCATTGTCAGATACTGTTGATGTGATACCTTCACCGCCAATGAATCTTAATGTATCATCAGCTAGATGAATTGTATCTGTACCAGAATCACCAGCAATCAACAAGTCTGTGGAAATACTGGTGTTTGCAATGGCCATAACACGACCATTTGCAGCAACAGTAACAACTGGAATGTTTGTTACGCCACCATAAACACCAGCAGTTAGACCAGCAACAGCATTAAGTGACGCACTTAGTGTAGCATTTGCAGTACCGTTAAACAACTGTGCAGATGCAGTAATGTCACCACCAGTAACATCAATGTATCTGTCTGTTTGAAATTGTGTTGCGGAATTGGCGTTACCTGTAAAACCGTTTGTACCAAACTCGTTACTACCGATTGTAAGTCCACGAGCAGTGATGTGACCAACTGCAACGTTACCTGCAGCATCACGTTTAACGATTGTGTTTACAGTATTTGATGCCGTTGCGGAATCAATCTGTGAAGTATAGTAATGACCACCAACATTAACAACACCATTTCCGCCTGGTGTACCAATGAATATGGTATTTGATAAGTATGAGTACGCTAACTCACCAGCTTGTAGGCTTGTTGGTACGCCTACCGTGGTGGAACGTTTAATTAGAATCGAGGTATTCGCCATTATTATTATCCTTGTTGTTGGTTGGATTAATCCTATTATCTATTTATGAAAAAATGCCGCCGTCAATTACACTAACCGCATTAGCAATATAATCTGGTCCACCAATACTAATAACATTGTTGGACCATAATTGAGTTTCCACATTTAATGTGGTACTACCAATAAAAAGTGTATTTGACAGATATGAGTATGCTAATTCACCGTCCGCCAAGTTGGCCGGTGCGGTGTTCGCATAGGAACGCAGTATCTGTATCGTTGTATTTGCCATATTTTAAAAGAAACCCGAGTCTGCACCTTGGAATGCCAAATAAGTTACTGAGTTTGCTACTGCGGCTTGAATTGCTTGTTCGGATATTACACCACCAACTGTTTGTACAGGCGCAAAACCACCAACTGGAGAAACGACAATCGCAATAGGATTAGGATTGGATTCTGTTGGTGCAGCTGCAAACGTAATTGCACCTGTTGTGCCTTCAGATTTAATTTGTGTTCCGTCCAGGTCAATTGTGTTACCACTTAGATATAGACTTCGGAATTTTTTAGTTCTGGAACCAAGGTCATATGTTCTAGATTCTGTTGGTAATAAATGTCCGTGAACAGGTGTATCCGCACCAAGACCTTTTGCACTAAATGTCTTTGTGTTGGCATTGTATATGATTACATCACCAGTGTTTGCACCAGTGAGTGACAAGTCTGTTAAACTTCTAAGTGTTTTTGTACCATAAGAAAGAGTCTGGACTCTTGTTTTTTGTCCTTCTACCCTTACTTTGACAGTTGCTGGTTGTCTAACTGTTACTGTTGCCATGATTTTCCTTTAAAATACAGTAACTTGAGGTAACACGTTCACAATTCCCTCTAAAACCCTTGAAACATTATTAGAAGAATCTTTAATAGCAACGTCATATACATATCTACCGGGAGAAATGTTTGCTGTATTTGCATATGGCAAAGACATAATTAAGATACCTTCAGTCGGGTCATTAATTGTTATAATAAATTCTGCGGTTGTGCTACTAGAATAATAAGATTTTTTCATGGTAGCTTTAACTTGGCAATCGACCAATTGAAAAGGTGAACCGTCAGCTTGATCCAATGCTACGGACGTGGTAAAATTTGAACCTTTTTCTAAAAATAATTCTTGATAACCTGCTGACATTTTTTAACCCCTTTAGAGGTATTTATTACTTATTCGGTTCGCATCCAAACATAGAGTGGATCAATGTCTGGTGTAAATGCAGTATTTGAAACAGCTGTCCATGTACCAAAACCTAATAAAGTATTTGGATTTTCACCATCTAAACCATTCATATAGATTGAACCTACTGGATAACCTGTTGAAAGTGTATTCAGTACGGTTGGTATACTTGGTTTATCACGCAAATCAAAATAAGAACCTGATGTGGAAACTGATGCTAGGCCTGCTACAGCTGATGCGTTGATTGCAATTGCAATGTTGTTTGCTGATGTGAGTCTACCTCTATTGTCAACAGTAAATCTCGTTACATGAGATTGTGAACCATAAGAACCTGCGTTGACGTTTGTTATTGATAATCTGGCTGATGGTAAAGTTCCTGTTGTAATATTACTCGCATCAGTTGTATCTGTTGTGGCTGATGTGGCCAAACCAGTAACTTGTGCTGGTAATATTTGAATTGAAACGTTTGCAGCTGAAGTAATTCGTCCTGACGAATCGACAACAAATCTTGAGTAGGATGATCCTGCTGCTGAACCATATGTACCAACAGTAACAGCAGTATCAGGCAGTCTTTCTTTTGCCAAAGTACCTGATGTAATATTATCTGCATCAGTTGTATCAGTTGTTGCTGATGTTGCAAAAGTTGGATAACCAGTAATTTGTGAAGTTGCGATTTGAATCGCTATACTATTTGCTGAAGTAACTCTACCTTTAGCATCGACAGTAAAACGAGATACATGACTTGCAGAACCAACCGATGTTGAACTAATTTTATCCGGTAATCTTGCATCAGCAAATGTACCAGATGTTACTTGACTTGTACTTATTGCTACAGCTTGTTGTGATGCAGAAGTAATTCTACCTTGTGCATCAATTGCAACCGTTGGTATTTGTGTGGCATCACCATAAGAGCCAGCAGTAACTGCTGTATTTGCCAGTACTGATGGCGTTATCTTTGTTGTCATTTATTCTGTCCTTTTAATTCTTCAATCTCTGCTTTAAGTTCTTTAATTGCTTCAATCAAAACACCAACAATATTGCCGTAAGATACTGACATATATTGGTCGTCACCTTCACGTTCTAGAACAACTTCTGGAAGAACTTCTTTTATTTCTTGTGCGATAACACCAACATTTTTTTCACCATTATCTATTCTTTCATAAGAAACACCACGCATTTGCATCACTTTGTCTAATGCATTTTCAATGGTTTGAATGTTTGTTTTCAATCGTACATCAGAATAAGCAGTTACGTTACCTGCCATTGTTAAATTACCACTCATGTCCATTTGGAATCTATTTGCGGCCGCAGACCAACCGCCAATTCTGAACACGTTGTCGTTGTCAAGTCCCATGTTAACAGCATATGCACCTGGTCTATGGAAAGACATGGTTGCATGGTTTGTGCCAATGGATCCACTACTACCATATGCAACTAATGTGCCTGATTGAGTGGCAACATTTACAGAAGAAGAACTAACGTAGTTGCGTGTACCAGTAATATTATATCCATCCGATGTATTCATAACATCAGAACCATTAACATTCAGTGCTGCTCCAGGCATATAATATTTTGTTCCATCAAAGTACAAATATTTACTTTGAGCACTATTTAAGAATACTACACCTGTTGTGCCACCACTTCTGTATGCAGTAATATCACCTGATGTAGCTAATATAATTTTGCCAGCACCTGTTACAGTTGTTTCACCACTAAATGCAGCTCCAGCCAATTTTGCATAACCGGAAGGCATTCTAGCATCAGGTAGTGTACCACTACTAATATTACCAGCATTGGTTGTATCTGTTGTAGCGGAAGCCGCAAGTGTTGGGAAGTCTGTCACTTGTGATTTTGTAATTGCGATTTGACTATCTGATGCGGCGGTAACTATACCTTTTGCATTGACTGTAAATGTTCCTACCTTGTTGGTGCCACCATAAGAACCTGCTGTTAGGCCTGCCTGAGTGCCCAGTCTGGCATTATTCAGTGTGCCAGAAACAATATTGTCGGCATTTGTTGCATCAGTAAAAGTTGGGAAATCGGTAATTTGTGACCTAGTGATAGCAATATCCACGTTGGCCACGGAAGTAACTCTACCTTTTGAATCAACATAAACTTTTGTGACTTTACTTGCAGAACCATAATGACCAGCAGTTACACTTGATTGGTCGGCCAATCTAGCATCAGCAATAGTACCGGTAAGTTTTGATGCTGCAAGAGTTGATAACCAAGAAGGATTTTCATATGTAACACTTGAATATAGTCCATTTGTTACTGATCCTGCGTTACCACTAATACTATGTGAGAATGTATAATTAGAGTTTGCAAGTTGATTTACAAATTGAGTTGTTGCAAATACAGTATTTGACGTTGTTGTTGGCATCGTTAGGCCTTCAACACGGCCTGTAAATGTGCCACCACCTTTTGGCATCTTTCTTGTTTCTAGGTTATCAATTGCATCTTGAATGGTTGAACCAACAATGTCACCTGAAGCAGGACCATAAACAATATTATTTGCAAAGTATTCATACACAGCATAACCATCAACTTCAATGAGTATTGAATCACCTGTTACTGGTGGTGATTTAAACCATATGATTGAGTTTGCAGTGAATGACCAGTATTCAGATTCTAGTTGACGAACACCATTAATGTATGCACGTAGTTGTGTACCAACACTATGCGTTGGTGTGGTAAATTTTGAAGTAAGGTCATCACCGGTATATGATAAACGTGATGAACTGATTCTAGAACCTGGTTGTGTACCACCACCTCCACCTGAACCACCTGTTACCCAAGAATAACCACCAGCACCATCTGTACCAAGAACCTTTCCGTCAGCACCAGAACCTGCTGCAGCAGTTATTGCTAAACCAAATAATGATGCATAGGATGTTGTTCCTGTACCACCTTGGCCAACTTGTAGTGGAGTTGTCAGTGACAAACCGGCAAAAGTTGGTGAACCAGTTGTTCTTAGGTCTTGTGAAGTACTAATTGCAAGTGTGTTACCAGTACTGTTATCATTTGTGGCAAATATAACAATACCATTGTTACTCTTTAGTGTAATACCAGCGTTACTTGCAGTAACAGAACCTGTTGTTCCTTTGATAGTTGATACAACAGTATTAGCCTTATCAAATGCAGCATTAGCATGACCGTATGCTGGTGCCACTTGAGGTGCCACATTATTTGCAGATTCGAAAGCTGCGTTAGCGTGTCTGAATGCCGCATTAGCAAATGCCGCTGTTGTGTTTTGTGCAGTATAGGATGAGTTGGCTCTTACAAAAGCACTGTTAGCAAAACTTTCAGCTGAAGTGACACGACCTTTTAGATATGTATTTGCTGTTTGAATATTATCATTCAATGCATTAGCTGCTGCCGATGAAGCAACAACCAATGAATTAGTAGAATCTAATACGTCACTGATGTGTTCATCAGTTAGAATTCTGAAGTATTCACCACTGTTGGTTTCATAAATGTCCCACCATTCACTAGATTCATTCCAACGAATCTCTGCATTAGCACCAGACGAACCTCTGTTTACAGAAATATAAGCAAATTGTCCGTCAGCTGCACTTGCATTTAAAGTAAATGTATCTGAGTTATAAATTGTTGTGCCGTTGATAATGAAATCAGTACCAACAGATAATGAACCCAAAGTTTCCAAATCGTGAACAAAAACTGACGCATCATTCGCATCAATCTTTTCTGTTACCATTAGTGTTGCAGTATTTACGGCCGAATTTGCCTGCACTTTATCTGTGTACACATTTCCACTAACACTTATAACAGCAGCATTTACAGAATTGTTTGCTTGAAATTTATTTGAATATGCAATTGTACCAACACTTAAAATGTCTGTGTTAACGGATGTATTGGCTTGAACACGGTCAATTAATGCACGTTCAGTAACGGATAATGTTTGTGTATTTGCTGAAGTGTTGGCTTGTAAAGTATTTGTATGTGTCTTACCTAAAGAATTAAGTCCAGCAGTTGTAACCAGTGTGTTTGCAATCAAATATTTTGTGTAACTTGTATTGACCACACTTGAGTTTGATGTATTCATTGACGAATTTGCTTGAACAAAACGTGTCAATGTGGTACCCTCAACGTCAATTGATGGTGTATAAATGTGTAGGTTTGCAGTAAGATAATCACCAAAAGAATCTAATGAATATAGTGTTTGTGTGGTTATATTTGAAGATGCAAAAAATGATGTAGAATTGGTATTACCTACAGTTGTAAGATTGTTTTGGAAGTAAACTGTATTCGCATATATGGAATCACTAAACACGGTATTTGCTGCATAAAAATCATATGCATATCCTGAACCCGAAACAAATATATTCTCAGTTATATGAGCATTCGATGTAACATAAGCATCAGGCACAGTTATTTTAGAATTAGCAACCAAATTTTTTGCATACAATGTATTAACAATGGATGCATTTGAAGTATTAACACTTGAGTTGGCTTGCAAGTCTTTGGTGTATACTGTGTTTACAATGGATGCATTTGAAGTATTAACACTTGAGTTGGCTTGTAGTAAATTACCATACATGCCAGTAGTTACAGAAATTGTGGCAGCATTAATTACGGTATTAGCCTGAATTTCTGTTGTTGTTATAGAAGTGTTTGACTGTAAACGACTTGTGTATATGTTAGTGTTTGCAGTGAGTATGCCAGTTACAACTTGGTTATTTGATTGCAGTTTGTTGGTGTATGTTGTTCCTGTTACAGACAAAGTTTCTGTGTTGACCTTTTGTCTAGCTTCTAGAATGTTTAGTTCTAAGTTACCACCAATTACCAAATCACCACCAATCAACGCATCATTATCAACTTGAACACCATAACCTGCACCAGATACAATCAATGTATTCCCAACTTGTACATTACCTGTTGCAACAATACTCAAATCGGTATTGGTAAATAGACCTTGGCGTTCAACTGTCAAATCATTTTGAACTGTTGCATAAGAACCAACACCTTGGACCATCAACGCTTTTTGTACGATAACGTTACCGTTTGATTGTAAAGCGTTTAATGTTCCCTCTGAAAGATAAATTGTACCAGAATCTTTTACATAATTATCTTTGGCCAATGTATTATTTTCAGCAATCAATGCGTCAGTTGCAGCCAACCAATGGCCGAATGTATTGGCATAATTTAATGTGGTAACTGTATTAGCCATTTTAACCTTTTTCTAATAGTTTTAGTAACAAACTTTTTATTTCTGTCATGTCTTGTTTCATTTCTATGATATCAGACTTTACTTTATTTATTTCTTCCTTTTGAGACTCCATACCACGGCGTCTAGCCAAGTACTCATCTAATCCAGTTTTGTCTTGGTTGATAATGGCACCACTCCTAGGATCCCTCACCAGTTTGGTGCCTTGTACCTTTAATAAATGCATAATCAGAATACCGTGTTAGTATTTGGTGGCAAAGCAATACATCTTAAATCCGACAAATAAGGAACAAGAGTTTTGTCTGTTGTTGTCAACACAATCTTAATTGCAAACTGACTGAATGTATAATACGTCTGTCCATTATTACTCAAGTATGAAACAAAACCTTGTTCTTTACCTGAAGTTCCAGGTGCAAAAGTATATTCATGTATATTTTCTCTTGCTTGTGAGTATTTACCATCACTGCTGTTGGTTTTTGTCATTAATTGCCAGTAACCATCATCAAATTTTTGTGTATCATTTCTACTCAAAACTTTGTAATATACATTTATATCAGTTCCAAGTGGACGATATGCAGATAAGTAAATATTCAGGTCACCTGAATCGAAACCACCGTCTAGTACAACTTTTTTCGTTATATAACGTGTTGCTGCTGGACCACCACTGGATGATGTTTCACCCGCAACAACTGCGGTTGCACCTGTTCCTGGTGTGCCGTTTGCATCAGCAATTATGATGGTTGGTGTTTCAATGTAACCGGCACCTGGAGTAGTGATATAAATTGCATCAATAATACCATCAACAACATTGGCTGTTGCATATGCTTGTTCACCATTCTTACCTGTTGGTGCAGAAACAGTAACGGATGTTAAGTTTGCATTGTAACCACTACCATTATTGGTGATAGAAATCAAACCGTTTGATAGTGGACAATTGTTTATATCATATTCAATCGTGAATACAGATGTACCTGCATCTGAAATGATAGGTGAAACTGCATCATCAGTTGATTCCAAATAACCATACATGGAGAATGATGTTGTTGAGTTGGCTTCAATTATTCTCTCACCTCTGTTATCATTCAAATAGATATGGTTGTACATTGTTGTTCCATATTTACCTGGATTAATATTAACTTCGGATGTTTCAGTATTACTTTGTAATTTAGCTGAATATGTATATGTTATTGAAGTCGATGATGGAATAAAATCGGTAGTTGTAAGATTAAATGCACCAACCAACAGGTCTTCATTTGAAGTTGTTCCAACTTTGTTAACCATTGTGTTTGCGTTGATATAATAATCAATTTGATTTTCAATCAAAGTTCTGGATGGCATCTTCTTAGGAACAACCATTCTGATTGATGGTGTTTTTGTTATATCAAACTTGGCACGTTCGATGGTGAACATCAAACTTTGGTTTTGATCCGCTGTCCATGTTTGTGAGTTCTGTGACAAGAATAATGAACCAACATATGGTGCTGTTGCAATCTTTGTGATTGAACTTGGATATGGATCAGTTGCAAGATTCTTCACAGATGAGGGCAATGCTTGGTCACCGTTTGCAGCTGTGTATAATGTATACTCGTTTGACTGTGACCTTAAAATTATTGCATACATTACATCTGATTGAATGTAAACTGGTGAATCAAAAACGAATTCTGTGTATGTTGTTTCATCCAAGTATTGTGGTGATGATGATGTTTTAATTTGGTTTGCAGGTAAAACCACAATAGAATTGTCTAACGTTGATCCATTTGGATAACCATTTAGTGTTCCCACAATAGATAGAGTTACTGGCGCAGTATCACTGGTTGGTTTTGTTGCAAAGAATACTCTGACAGAAGTGATGTATGCTCCATTTGCAAAGTTTTCTTTGTCAATAATAAATGTTTGCGAAACAGGATCGTGTTTGGTATACCAAAATCTTTGTGCTTTAGTAACTCTGGTTTCAGAAGTTACAACATCTCTTTTCTTTGTTTGTGTAAAGGTATCTTTTGCTCCAGATGGTGATGCACCAAAATCAATATTTTGTTTATTGACCTGTAGTCCAGATGCATAGAAAGTACCTTCTGCAAAAGTTGTTATAGTAGATTCATTTCCGTTGAAACGGTTGTCCATACGGAACACTCTAGTTCCATTGTTGAAAGTTCTTTCTGGTATCGTGAAAACACCAAAGAAACTACCTTGTTCATCCGTAACAAAAGAACCGATAGAATATAAATCTTTCACTGAACATGTTATTGCTGTGGCTAATGTAAGAACTTTGGTTGTTCCGTTGTAACCAGTAATTATCGCTGATTGTCCTTTGCCAACACCTTGTGTAATGTATAGTTTACTTCCAATATAGTCCGTGCTTGTTGAAGAAGCCAAAGTAGACAATGTTATTGATGTTGAACTATTCACTGCTTGTATCAAACCACCATTGTGTGTTTGACTACTGAATGTTCCTTGTGCTTCGCTTGTTTGATATACACCATCTTCATCGAAGAAAGCATTTTGTAATACATTTCCACTATGATATGTTGTTGTTGCACCATCACCAGAAACATACAATCTTACATTATCATTATTTGGATAATCATAAATGCCAATAACAATACCTGTTGGTACAAATGTACCTGAAGAATAGTATCCAACAATATCATTTTGGTTAAATTTTCCTACAACATTAGTCAACTCAATAATGTTTGCTTTCTTGATGTAGTTATCAACATTTACTGTGTCAAAGAAAGCGTGTATTTCTGTTTTATACAACATATCTTGAGCACGGATAACAACTTCTTGTGGTCTAATCCATGAAAGAATACTAATGTCATTAATATATCCATTATTCAATGAATATGTATTATCTATCTGGCTGTATGCACCTAGTAAATCGGTACCAGTTTGATTTGTTACTTTCTTATATGTTGATGTTGTTGTAACTTCCGTAATGTGTTCTAGTGTTCGATTATCAACCCATCTATTGTCCCAACTTCTTGAAGTTGAAGTTTCTTTTTGCAGTGTCATTGTACCGGAAACTGTTTGCCAGTCACCTGAAATCAATGTGTTAATTTCATCGGAACTTTGCCAAATATGTAAGTCTGGATCAACAATCAACAGTGAAGGAGAGTGAGATGTATCAACCCAATTATCTACGTTAGGTGATAGTGCTACTAATCCTTTTGCATTTGTTACAGAAAAGGGATTGATATTTATTGTTCTACTTGCAAGTTTTTGTGCAACAATATTGGTAGTTGTATATGGTAGTGAGAAATAGTTAGTATAACCATCACTTGTTCTCGCAAAATTAAAACTAGAAATTACAGAACTTCGTGGTCTTTCCATGTTGTATGCTAAGGCCAAGCTCTTTAATGGGAAATTCTTGACAGTTTGTTTTGCTGTCATTTGTTTTGTTCTACGATTAATTGATGCTTTATAATCTGTAATACCTGCATCTGACGCAGCGTATCCAGAAAAGTCATCTACCATAATACCGTTTTTGAACCTGTTTAGACCATATGAATCTGATATTTGTAATGAGTTTGCATTTTGTTCTAATGCGTTTAATGCAGTATAGTATTCGATTCTATTGATTCGTGTATCTAAACCAGCGATATCAGCCATTGTATAACGGCGGTGTTGAACAGATTGCACAGATAGGTCTGATAAACCTGTATTCATTTCTGTTGGTATATTACCGGTGTATGGTTTGTGCGTAATATTGGCCAACACCAATGCACCTTCTGGTTCACTAGGTAATAGTGGGTTGATGGATGGTGATCCTTCAATAATTTGAATTGCTTTGTCTTTAGTAATAATTAATTTATCTCTACGACCTAGGTAATATGAATAGTCACAAATAAAGGTTGACAAATCAGCTGGTAACAATGAACCTACACTCAAGTCTGAATCGGTATGACGGAAAACAAATTGTGTTTGTGCATTAAGTCTTACTGGTCTAAAGTCAATACAATCTCTTAGACTATATTGTGTACCATATTTACTTTTGTAAGAAGGAATTTGATTGTAGTTTTCTGCTGAACTTGAGTTGTCAATGTATGACATTTTACTAAAGTAACCATCACCACCACTATGTTTATAATAATCCACAATGATGAGAATATTACCAGTAGGTTTCACAGCACCAGGTCTTAATGTTACTGATGCATGGTCATAGTAATTATCTCTTTGACCACTATCAAACGTATAACGGTTTGTAACATCATAAGAAGCGTCTGTCAACATAGCAACAGTTGGGTAAATATCAGTTTTCGTATCTATGATTTTTACAAGTTGTTTAACGTCAGACAAATACAATGATTGTTTTGTTCCGTTTGAAACAACTCCAGCAGCCTTGATGTAAACATGACCTTTTGAACTTGCTGAATCATCAACAAATGTATTTGTGGCCACAGTTGTCATATAACCTGAAGCATTACTTGATACAGCAGTTGTATTACCAGTAACAAGATTCTTGATTCTTAGAACGTGGTTGGTACTTGAAGCATTGACCACAAAAACTTTTGCAATAATTGTTGCGGTAAATGCAGTTAAATCTGATGTTTCTGTTTCAAATGTGGCTATAGAACCAACATCATTTAGTTTAACGGTTCTACCACTAACTGTCCATGGCACAACTTGGCCATTAGTCAATGTACTATTTGATTTTCTATCAGTAACAATAATTGTATAACATTGTTCAACAACATCATTAGACAATGTTGAGTTTTCATTACCTAAATGTTTAATAACACCCGCATAACTTCCTGTGTATGATAATGTAGCGGATAATGTATCACCATCAACGTTAAAATTTACACCTTTAATTTCTTGATATGTTGTGTAAGATGTTGATGTAATACTTGACACATATGGATTACCGATTGGGTAAATCATTTCAGGTATGTTTGGATTTTCAAATATGGCATCACCTGTGGCCACGTTTCCGACTTTACCTGTATTGTCTATCTCAGCACTTGCGTATCTTGTTTTTGGATATGTTCCATCACTATTTGTAAACACCATAGACTCAATATCTGGTGTATCAAAGTTCAAAACATAAACGGAACTGCTATCTGGTGTAACACTCCATTCTTGGCTTACTGTTGCAACTCTTGTTGAACCATTGTAATTGGAGATGGTTCTTGTTTCACCCGCATTAGTACCTTTAGAAATGGTAACATTTACGCCATCATAAGCATGGTCAACACCTGAAGTTTTTCCATTAATAAAAGGAAGTGTAATAGATGTTGCGTTTGCAGAAATTACATTTGCTGAAATTGATTTGTTTTCAATATCATAAACGTGTGCTTTGAATATGTATGTATTTGCCTGACCATTTGTTGGACTACTTTGAAATTGTAGTCCACGGATATACGCTGTGGCAACCAATGTTGAATTGTAAGTTGTCGAGTTTGCAGTATTGATATCTGTGTTGGCAACGCAGTGGAAATCTACTGTGTTGGCTGTTGTTACAGGGAAAGTATATTCACCAGTACCTGCAACGTTACTAACTAAGAAATAACTACCATAATCTATGAAAGCAGGTTCGTTTTCCTGTGTAGCTGTAGTTCTTGCACGATTCGAAATTATATTGAGTGGTGAAGGATTTTCTACACGGTAACCATGTACATATGCTAAACCTGGTCCAACACTCATTGTGTATTTGTTGGCATCCTCATCATAAGTTTTAGGTGTAAATTTAAAATCTTGAATGATGTAGTCACCATTCGTTTCATAATCACGTTTTGCAAAGTAATCATCAATAGTTGCATAGACTGAACCATCAACCATTCTGTATACATTACCATCTTCTATGCGAACAAGTTCAATAAACAATGCATCATCACCAAAATATAATGGTCTAGATGATAGTTGTAAACTGATTACATAACGGTCTGCACCAGGAGCTTGGTAGTTAGATGCACCAACTGCTGGATCCAACAAAGAATTATCGTTTGCATAGTCATAAATTGTTTCACTGATATCTAAACCAACACGTTTAGATGGTGTGTTATCGTATTTGCTTAGTATAACAGTTTGTGGTGATACTTGTACAAAGTTACCGAGAACATAGAAAACACCTTGTGAAATGGATGCAATAGATGAAGAACCAACCGCAGCACTAGGCATTGCTTGGCAAGTTAAGTTTGAATCTGCATCGTATATAACTTCATTGTCACTAAATTCTGTACCTGTTTTATAAGAAACAATCAATGTTGCAGGATCACCTTCATCTGCGGTGCCAGTAGCAACAGCTGTTGTCAACACTCTTGCAACAACAGTACCGGTGGCATTTCTAATTAGTTTATCTTGAAAGTTTTCAACATCAATCGTGATACCATTATATGATGATTGGATTTTAACGTACTTTACGTCAAAGTTGGTTGTAACTTGGCCACCAGTAACAGGAGAATTTTGCTTGAAAATGTTATCAGCAAAACTGGTGATTTGATTTTGTAATATTGTTTGTGCTTGCGTTAATTCTCTTGCCTGTACAGCAACACCAGGTTTAAACAATATGCGATGGAAGTTTTTCGCTCCATCGAAATCGTCATAGTATGGATCAACGTTAAAATTTAAAGCCATTTTTTTCCCTTAGAAACCTAATACGAATCTGAATTGTTCTATACCATCAGTACTTCTTTGAACACCGGATCTATTTTCTACATAAATCATATAACCAGAATGAACTGCAAAATTTGGAGTACTGTATGACAGTAATGTTCTTGTTGTCTTTGAATCTTGGCCAAATATTGGACTGTTATTTGCTGGAGTTCCAGTTGTATTTATCAGCTTAATCAGGTTGGAATCACTATCAAAACTCAAAACGTTTGCATAAAATGATGGATTCTCCAAAGTGCCTTGATATATGAATTCATCTGGTGTATAACCCGCATCTGAACCTGGTGCTACAACTACATTTGTTGTTGTACTATAGATGACACCATTGGCTGGATTTGGATTGAATTGTTTTGTTGTTGGATTTACCAAAATACCAACTTGATGGTAGTCAATATCTGTGGGTATAAAACCATTTTCATCACCATCAAATTCAGCAGTCAACATGAGGTGACCGCAACCCAATTCAGAAATTGGATCAAATCCGTGGCCGCCGATTGGTGAAGTTGCCCATGTAACGTTTGCATTACCACCAATTGCGGAAGTTATTGCAACGTTGGCATATGTATAGTTACTACCTGGATTTACCACAATAATATCTCTGATTGAACCACCGTCCACCAAAGACTCCACGTTTGCGGATGCAGTTGCACCTGTTCCGTCACCTGTGATAGTGACATACACAACCGCATTGACCGTGTCGTATCCTGACCCACCATCTATGACATTAATAACATCTATACTACCTGCACCTGCACTGGTAACCAATGGGTTTGGCGTGTTTGAACCCACCTGCACCGGCATCCATTCTCTGTCCATGAATTTCAGTTTCAGTCCGGTGTCAATGGTATACATAAATTTCCATTTGTAACCATCATCACCTTGGAAAATTTTGTTGGCTGAATATGTACCAGGTTCAAAGTACGGTTCTCTTGTTGATTCTGCACCATTATTATTCCACAAACACTTGAAAACTTGGTCATACCTGTTTTTAACATAGAATAATTTGGTTAGAAAACCATTTTCATCCTTAGTCAACATATCAACATCATCACGGAAGTAATCATATATCCAATTTGTTTGCCAATCAATTCGTTGAATGACTGGTGAAATGTCACTGGTCTTAATTTGTTTCGTAACAAAAATATTCTTTTGAATCTGTTTGATAGATTTCAAATCAGTTGTAGGTGTGTTTGGATTATTATCGTCTACCCATGGAGTTGGCTTGGCCAAGAAACAATAGTAAGAATGAATTGGTGTTGTGATTGCAGGTGGTACCACTGCAACTGGTGCATAATACAACAGGTCTATTTGAGAGACCTTTGAATCGTTTGTGAGTATATTTTTATTTGCCATGATTTATTTATTATGCGTATGTTACTGCAACGAAAGTATTTGCATTGTCTCCGCTAATACTAAAGTACTTTAAGTAGACTGAGCGACCTGATGCGATTGTTAATGATGTTGCACCAATAGTCGAGTTGTTTGCCAAGCATCCGTGTACAACTGTTTGTCCGTTACCTGCTGTATTTGTTAACCATACTTCAACAATTTTACCTGCAACATAGTTTGCGAGTGTGTTTGTTACTGTTGCTGAGAATGTAGCACGAACCATAGAGTCTGTTGCAAAGTCGATTGTGATTGCGGTCTGAGCACCTTGTAGAATTCTAGGTGTATAGATGAAACCTTTTGCGGGATTAACTACACCAGTAATTGTAACTGTGTTTGCATTGAAACTGGCAATTTCTGATAATGTATTTGAACCTTCTTGTACATTATAGAATTTAATTGCTGTGCCTCTGGATGTATCTGTATGATTTTCTGTTGCAACAAAATCTATTCTAGACGTACCACCAGATTGATATGATGTTTCACCAAAACCACTTGCACCAATTCGTGTTAGAACATCACCTGTTTGAACCGCAGATGGATTAGTTACATTACCTCTTGCTGCACGACCACCAAACAATGGGAAAACGAGTTGCCCGTTGGCACCAAAAGAATCGGATACTACTCTAACGGGAATGTTATGTTTACCAGTCATGTGTAAAACATAACCATCACCCCCAGTTGGTTGAGTTGCACCAGTATTTGATGCACTGATTGTAACCAAACCTTGTGTTGATGTGAATGTTGCATTTGCAAACTTGATTGATGAATTAACATCCAAGTTTTGTGTAATGATTAGTGAACCATCGAATATACCTGATGTATTTGCAAGTGCCGAGTTTGCCTTTGCATATGCAGAGTTAGCTCTTGTGAAGGCTGCATTGGCAAATGTTGCGCCAGA